TTATCTTATTATCTTATTATCTTATTATCTTATTATCTTATTAATTTAATTGTTATTAAATCTCTCTTTTTTATTATATCTGTTATTTCACGCATTATTTTTTTAGTCGTTTCATTACCAAAAAGAAAGTCTGTTTTCCTTTTTTTCCAAATTGGAATAAATGTTTCATTTATGAGTTTTTCATATGTATAATCATATTTTTTCATTATATTTGATATTTCTTCATCGTTTGAAATACTTATTTCTGATGGATCTCTTTTTTCAAAGCTTTTCATTTTTATATCTTCATTTTCTATACACATATTGCACCCTTCTTCTTTATACTTTCTATATGTGTTCGAATTTTCTAATTTATTCTTTACTATTTTATTGTTTAAAATATTATTTATTGATAATCTTTCTAATTCATATCCTTTCAGTCTCTCCTTACTTATCATAATTATTTCCAACACTATATTTATTGTTTCTTTCTCATATTCATAATATTCAACATCGTTTGTATCTATATTATCGAATTCTTCTTCTGTTACAAACTCCTTTTCTGCGTATAACTCTGTACTTGAATTTACTTGAATTTTTCTATCACTAAAATCATATTCTCCATTTAAACCTTTAAAAAATGTTATCGTATTTTTTAATGGAACACTTAAATATATACTATCTATGTTTTTTATTTCGTTTAATTCTACTTTTGTAAGGCAGTAATTTTCGTCTACTCCTATTAAAACAAAATTGTCTATATCACTAACACACATTACCGCATTTATATCATATAATATTTTATCTTCTTCACCCGTATTTGTATTTTTAAATGCAAATGACATATTACTACATGTACCACGTCGTGATATTACATTTTCTATATTATTACATGAAAATAATAATAAATAATCATCAATATTTTTTTCATCTTTTTCTAATGCAACCTCTATACAATTTAATATTGGAGTTAATACATTACTACCACATTTTTCATTTTTTAATACATAATAATTATTATATTTATCTAATCCTAATTGACTAGCTATTGTTACAAAATCTCTAAAACTTTCTATGTTATTTGTAAAACTTGTATCGTTTTCTAACGCATATTTACAAGTAAACACATCCATTAATTTATTATAACATTTATTTTTTTATTTTTATAACATATATCTTCATAATAAAAACCTTGTATACTAACCCGAATTTTATTATTTTTTATTTCTGATACTCTATGTTCTGTATTTTTTATAAATACTCCTTTGTTTTTACATGGTACTACTTCATACTCTTTATCATTTAAATAATAGTAAAATATTCCACCATCTTTTTTATTCCATTTATCATTTAAATATATTGTTAATGCATAATCTACATGTCCATCATCATGAAGACCTACATTACAACCATCCCCCATCATATGGTACATCAATTTAATACCTTCTGTTGGAATATTTATTTTTTCTTGTATCTCATTACATAATCTTCTATACAAAATACTATCCCGTTCTATATTTTTTACATAAATTATACTTCCGTCATTTATAATGTTTTTTTCCCACCTGTCATAATTAGTATAATCATATATACCATTTTCTAAATTTATATTTGCTTCTCTTATACATAAATTTAATAAATTTCTGCTTAACATACTGTCATATTCCTTTACTTCTTGATTTGTGTTATCATAATTAATCTTTAGGTTCACAACATGTTTTCTTACTTCATTTTTTAATTCATTATCTACATAATCTTTATCAAACATAAATCTTTCTTGTAATATATTTTTTATACTTTCAATTCTTTCAGGTGGGTTATAAATTACATATTCATTTACATCATAACTTATTTCTGTATTTGTAAATATCACATCCTGTTTGCTATATTCCTTCTTATATTTTGTATTATAATACCCTATTCCTACTGGGATATGATTTTCAAATATGTTGTAAACTATTATATATCTACGAATCACGTTATCATTTATGTTACATTTTTCTAAAATGTCTAATGAAGCGTGATATGTCATATTTGTAAAAGATATACTCGTGTATTTTTTGGGAAATGCTAACTGCCATATATGTTCTTTTTTATTAATACTATTTACATAATCCTCATATGGATTTGGTGGAATGTCAGTATAAACTAATGGTATATCACAATCATTTAAATATGTTATATTACTTAATATCGGGGTTATTAAAATTCCATGTTTTGAATATGTTTTTTCATCCTTATCTATATGAAATACACCATCATTTGTTTTTTTATTCTCATTTACGTATGAAACGTTATTTTTTATCCAAAATTCAATTGATATATTTTCATTAATTGTTTTACCTAATTCATATAATTTATAAGATGCTTGATCATATATATATTTTTCTAGTAAATCAAATTGTTTATCGTTTGAATTATGATTTATATTTAATAAATACCCTTTTTTATGTGTATTTAAGTTACTATATATATCTATATCGTCATCCCATATGTATTGTTTTACTATTTCACATAATTTTTCTGTTTCGTTTATACGACTTATTTTTAGATGAGACATGTGTGGTATATTTTATACTACTGTAATATCTTTATATAATTATTAAACATGTGAATAAGATAAACTATCGTTGAAACAATTCATTATTATTTATACCCCTAAGACAAACACTGTCTATATGTTGTAGAATTTGTGACATATGTGGATCCATTACATATATCACACACTACTACTTTACTATCATTAGACACTTTTTATTCCACCCAAGAGAGAACGAGAGAAAAACCCGAAAGACTTTCGGGAATATAGCAATGGTAATAATACTATTATATAGTGTATCACCCTACATGTTTTTTATATGACACAGTCGCACCTAGCCCCAACGGAACTATTCCCCGCCAGTCCCTCGCCAATTCAACGTAACTTTCCCTGTCAATTACTGATTCCTCGGCTATCGGGAAATGGGTAACATAACGGGAAATGGGTGATAAAAATCCCCCGTAATTCCCCCGTAATTCCCTCGTGATTCCCCCGCTATTCACCCCCCGACCCTGTCGATTCTTCAAATACTTATCTAGAAAAAAATGATTTGGTTCGTGTCTTTAAGTGTCCAACAAGTTTATGATTAATTTCACATTTTAAAATGTCAGATTACATGCGAACCCCCGCAAGTTGTGGAGTATGTGGCGTGATGGGCCACACCAGACGTACTTGCCTTGTCGCACGCCTTCGTAATTCAGGAGGAAGCGATTATACACAGGCAGAAGAAGAACGAGTTAAAGAACACCTCCGCCGTCAATTTGAAAACAGTCCAAATGGAATTCGCTGGGCTAGACACCAGAGAGAAGAAGCAGAGAGAGCGGAAGCAGCAAGACAGCGATTTCGCGCCGCTCGAGAAGCGGAAGCAGCGAGACGGAGGGCAGAAGGGCGAGATATACTTAGCCGGGGACTACCAGACCCTAGTTCCGAGATTGCCGCACATTCGTTTAACCAGATAATATCATGGGCTAGACGTGCGGAACGAGAGATGAGGAACGCTATGTCTGAACAACAGGCAAGACCCAGGTCATTATCCCTGAAAATGGTGAGTGACTTTCAGGAGAATTACACGGTAGATACCGAGTGCAGTATTTGCTACGATAGGATGCCCAACATTGGCCTACCATGTAAGCATACCTTTTGCGGAGAATGCACGGTTAAATTTGCTAAAAAATCTCGAAGTTGTCCGTTATGTCGTTGTAGCTTCCAGGAGATAAATATCTGTCCCAACATAGGACCGGAAGAGTTTAATAAAATATCAGCTAAATTGTACTTATAATTTAACCCTAATTAACCCTTTTTTTGTTGTACCCTGTCATCTAGCTTCCAACGGAACTATACCAAATCAGTATTTGAATAATTACGTTGAATATACGCCTTAAACAGTAATTTAACGGCTATCTAGAAATCGGTAACATAACCAGAATTCGCTATTAAAAATATATCTAATATACTACCATACTACCATATATACATTTTACTCATCCCAATCACCCGCATTTCTCCGAATTCCCCTTCCTATATATATCATAAAAACAAAGAAACCAACCGCCATAAGAACCCCTTCTACTATTCCACTCATCTTCTATCTATAAATACTACTATTTAAATATATTTCAATTTTTTTTGTTACAATTAATTATACAACACTTTATCCCACGCTTTTCTCTCATCAATCCATATTCACCCCCCTCTTACGGCACACTTCATATAGATACTACTATTCACTCTACCCTATATTTATACACTTTTTTCACCGTTCAAGAGAGAAAGAGAGAAAGAGAGAAACAGAGAATCACCGAATAACTCATTAATCTGTCACGGGAAACAACACATATACCCTGTAATCTTTCATCATACCCTGTCATCTAGCCCCCAACGGAACTATTCACAACAGTATTTGAATTTATACAACCCACATAGTTCCGTTGAATACCATTTAACGGCTATCAGGAAATGGGTAACATAACGAGAAATGGGTTATGAAACTTACACGCTAATCACACCCTAATCACACGCTAATCCCACCCTAATCACACCCTAATCTATACAAATTTACCTCAGCTCCCTCGCTAATCACACTATTACACGACAGAATATAATAAAAAAATTGATTTTAATACTCTCTTTTTATTATACTAAAAAAAATACACACATGAGAACACCTGTTACTCCACAAAGAAAAAGTGCGATTTGTTATTCAAAACCAATCAAATCTATTGTTCCTGAAAATTATTGCTATATTAAAGGATGTATATATAATTCATTATATAGATGTGATATATGTCGGAATCATGTATGCATTAATCATAAATTTGGTGACTATAAAGATTTCTTAGTTTGTTCTCAGTGTTACGTTAATGAAGAGTATAGAGATATTATTTACACAAATGGTATTCATTACTACAATAAAAATAAAAGATCCAAGTATTGTCAAATATTTCTTAATTTTATTAGTTTTGAATGGACACGTAATAAAGTTCAACCTTGTTATTAATATATCAGCTAAATTCTACTTATAAATTAACCCTTTTTCTTCCACATGGTCCTAATTGAGAATTGATATACTCTGCTATCTTTCTTCATACCCTGTCATCTAGCCCCCAACGGAACTATACCAGATCAGTATTCGAATAATTACGTTGAATATACGCCTTAAACAGTAATTTAACGGCTATCGGGAAATCGGTAACATAACGAGAAATGGGTTATGAAAATATCACTATGGTTTGAACCATCCCACGCTATTACCACGCTATTACCACGCTATTCCCCCGCTATTCCCTCGCTATTCCCCCGCTATTCCCACGCTATTCCCTCGCTATTCCCCCGCTATTCCCTCGCTATTCCCTCGCTATTACCACGCTATTACCACGCTATTACCACGCCACTAAAAAACCCACCATTATTCTATCACTTATTTCACTTCTAATTGTACGATATTTTATATTCTAATTGTACGATATTTTATATTCTAATTGTACGATATTTTATATCTTCCATCTGACAACGCTATCCGTTATTTTTTAAAAATTTTCATAAATTAATAATATATATATGAATACATGTGATGAACATAAAATACATGAAAATGAAACTATGATGAGTCCGTCTAGATATAAATGCAGAGTATGTAAACTAAAAAAAGTACACGGTTATACTAACCCTGATCACATATCAAATCCTTTTGGTTATTTATATTTAGCACCTAATGTTTGTTTAGATTGTACTAATAAATATAAAATTTGTATGTGGTGTTGACAACCATACTTAGCTTATTTAAAAAAAATTGATTTCATTTAATTACTTTATAATATTTAAACAAAGTAATTAAGTACTTATCATCTATAATGAATAAAATCACTAATATTCCTGTTGTCCGATCTGTCCTTAACAATCTTGTTGTTGAGGTTGTCCAACAACAAGAAAGAAACCATATCATCCAAGAACTAACTTATTATCCTATGCCAAACCACATCCTAACTCCTATTAATAACCTTGTTCAAGAACCTGCACCATATTATTTCGATAAAAATACTCCAGATATCGATGTTGACCATCCAATCAAATACCCTGAATTCACAGAAAAAGAATACGGTCACTACCAGCGCGGTGTACTAACTGGAGACAGCTTCTACAAAAGTCCAGAAGAAGAATTCTTTTGGGCATTTTCACAAACTAAAAAATGCTCGAAATGTCATGCAGAAAAAAAACTTACTGAATACAACACAAATACATCTGGTAGTCATGGTTTTGATAAAAACAAAATTCGCCTCAGACGTCCCGAATGCAAAGACTGTACTAAAAAGGCGTCTAAAGGTAAAGGTCAAGCAGTCAAACATGCTAAATCACTTGGCATTTCACACAAAGCACCCAAAGACACAAAATGTGAGCTATGTGGCTCTACTAAAGATATCGTTTTTGACCATGACCACAATAAAAATTCATTTCGTGGTTGGCTTTGTGACCCATGCAATCGTTCCATCGGTGTTCTCGGAGATAATCCACAAAGCCTACTCAATTGCGTCGCCTATTTAGCGAAGCATAATACAGAAGCCCTTAACTTAATTGAAAAAGTAAAAAACACCTTGTAACTTAATTAATTAAATTAATAACATTTTTTATTCACTTATTTCAACCATACGTATATTATCCCTTTTAATATTTAAAATGCGTGTTTAAACCAAGTATTTTATATATATATATTGTATATATATATGAAATTTGATAAAGGTAAAATTGTTTTTATTCATATACCTAGAACCGCTGGTTCATATATTGAAGATAAATTATGTGACAAATATAATTGTAAAAAAAAATGGCCAGAACCAAATAAAGAAAATTTATTTGGTTTATATAAAGTTAAAGATTATAATTATTTAACTTTACAACATTTAACACTAAATGAAATGATAAAATATGAATTTATAGAAAAAAATATAGAAAATCAATTTATATTTACTATAATAAGAAATCCATACGACAGAGTATTAAGTTTATATAAAAATTGGTTTAAAGCATATAAAACATTCGATATATTTTTAGATAAATTAGTAGAATTAAATTTAGATAAATACGAACATAATGGTATTGAAACCAATAATATTAATTTTAATTCTCGTAATATGACGTCAAATATAAGTGAAATAAAATACTTTGTATTACCTCAATATTATTATATAAATAATAATGAAGATTACAAAGTAAATATTATTAAATATGATGAAATGGAAAGTTTAAATGATATATTAAAATTAAATGTAAAATTTAATGACCATTCCAATAATAATTTCACAGATATTCAAAAAGATAAAATTTATACTATTTATAAAATAGATTTTGACAAATTTAATTTTTTAAAATAAATAAATTTCTAAAAGAAAACACAGCGTTTTAAATGTTCAAAGGTGTAAAAAATATTTTCAACATACATATATTTACACCAAACATTTATTTATACGATACTTAGATAACTTATAATACTTCTCCTCTAATTCTATACCAATAAATTTCCTCTTTGTATTCATACATCCTATTCCCGTTGTACCAGATCCCATCGTGTTATCTAATACTGTTTCTCCTTCATTTGAATAGGTCAATATTAAATATTCTATCAACTTGACTGGCTTCTGTGTTTCATGTATTGTATCAAATTCTACGTCAAACTCTATTAATTCATTTGGATAATTTGTAAACTTTTGTGTATATTCACTATCACTTGTTAATTTATTATTTGGACCTAAATGATGTGTCTGATTTAACATCTTACCTATACGTTCCTTACTATTCTTCTTTTTTATATTTACTGGCTGTAATCCTTGTGGATTATATGTCATATTCCCTTTATGTCTTGACGCTGCTGCCGCACCTCCACTTGAAAATACACAAATATCTTCTGTACATTTCATCGGTCTATAATTCGCTAGTAAGAACTGCGTCGTTTTATTTTTCTTCCATATTAAATTATATTTATACCATTCATAATTCGACGAAATTAATATACTTGTAAATGGCTGCTGCCCAAATAACAATACTACACCATGTGGCTTCCTCACTATTCGTTTATAATGCTCCCATAACTTATTTATGTCTATTATTGTATCCCACTTACATTTTGTCGTACCATATGGTAAATCACATAATACCAAATCTACGCTATCATCTTCGATTAATGACATCTTCTCAATACAATCCCCCATAAACAATTTATAATTATCGTTGATAACATCTTCTGTTGTTTCATTATTCACTTCTGTCATCATATTTTTATGCTCTTCTTTGCGTTGTTCTTTTGTTTGTTTTACTTCTGACATACTACTTATAATTAATAATAAGATACATTTATATTATTTAAATCAATTTTTTTATAAAGTATTCTATATTGTAAAACCAGTATATAATTCGATATTACACCACCATTACATAAAAAAACTACTCATTATTATCATAGTTGAGTAATGCAATTAAAGAATTACACAACAATACTATATGAAGGAGTATTTCTTTATATGTTACTGATACGTCATTTGATACATTCACTTCATTTAATCTATTAATTATAATTGTTGTCAAATAAAATATTATACACACCGTCAAACCCAACTTATGATTTATATTTACATTTGCTTCTTCATTTCTATTTTCATTTACTTCTTCATTTCTATTTTCATTTACTTCTTCATTTCTATTTCTGACTTGTTCAATTATACTTCGGTCTATATTTCTTATTGCTTGACGTAACTGTTCTACCGTCATTCCCATTCTCATTAAATTATTTATAGTTTCAGGATTTGCTCCTACTCGTTCTATGTTATCTAAATCCTCCTGATTTAATTCATCCCACGTTACAACTTGTCTAACTACACCATTATGATTATTTATTCTTGAGTATTGATTATTACCATCTACACCTACATCATAATAATTATTATTGGGATAAGCATATTTACCTCCACTTTGACTATTACTTGTTAAAAATGCCAATAATTCTATTATCAAACCCCCGAATTTTTCTTGTATATTTTTTTTGTTGTTTTTTAGTGAGTCCATTATTATATCACTTATTTCAGAACCTTTACTTCTCACTATATCTTCTACCTTCTTTATACCAGACGTTCCAACTATAAGTCTTATTTTTTTAATTCCACCAAGAGAATACATTTTAATTTGTTCATCTATTTTATTACTATCATTTGATTTAATTCCACCCTTCTTTTTTCTTGTCCTTCTTTTTTTCGCCAACTCTTTCGACCTTTTACCCAGCTTTTTAAAATACTTATTGGCCAAATTATATCTAGATGTAACATTTTTTGCATTAGGATATCTAGTTTTTTTATGTTTCTTCATTGCTTCAAGTCTCACTTTCATTATCATAGCTACTTGCCATATTCTTTTATGAGGATACTTCTTATTTTTATACAATCTCTCTAACTTACTAATTGTTTCCCTAACATCTTTTACAGTTGTATATTTAATTGGTATAGTATCACTCGGATTCTTATTAATATAAACATCAAAACTCTTAGATGGATCATTTGGATTATAAAGAAACTCTTTTTTTTTCTTCCTTGTCTTTCCACCCCAAGTTGCACCATCATATTCAGCACTATTATATGCTTCTTCATCATCCATTCTATCCATTGCGTCCTTCACATCATTTGGACTTTGGTCAATTTCTTCACCTTCTATCACAGGAGGAGTATAAGTTCCATTATCTATATTACTTTTAATAGCTGCCTTATTTCTTTCTTCTTGTTTTTCTAAGAATTTTTTATCATTATAGTCTCTATTCATTTGAGTTCTTACTTTCTCCGCCTCTAGCAAATTCAAAGGAGCTAATTTAATAGGGTTAAATACTTTTTGGGTCTTTTCGTGTTTTTTTTTATCAGCCACTACCCCACCTCTCTTTTTAGTTCTTTTTAATTTTCTTTTAATACCTTTATTTTTTCTTGATATTCGCATTAAATAATATATATTATAACAATAAAATATATATTAATTATTACTTACAATTTATTCTTTATAAACATGATTAAACCAAATAAAACATCTATCATCAAAGGTATCCACGCAACCTTCTTCGATTGAAACAAATAAATAGACGCAGTTATATATAAAAACCCATGTAATAATCTATAATTAGCCCACCATGTTACTCCTCCACCTTCTGGAGCATTCATTCTTCCATTTGTAAAATACAAATACAAAAAAGATATACCTATAATAAATGTCAAAACTCCTAATTTAGGTAACCATTTTTTAGACAAATATAATGGTAAATATGCTAAAACTAATCTTAGCACAATACAACCAAAAATGAAATAAAGTATTCTTTCTCTATCTGTCATATATATAATATATCTAAAATATTATTATTTTCTTGATTTTCTTGATTTTCTTGACTTTTTTGTTTTTCTTGTCTTTCTTGTCTTTCTTGTTTTCTTTTTTTTACCACCAAAGGACGCAATTCTGTCAGCTATATCTTTTCCTACCTTTGGCTCCATTACTCCAGATACATTTACTTTAAATACTAGACCTTTTAAACTAGTGTTATTCGATATCCACATCTCAGCACCTTGACGAAACAAACCTGTTAATTTTTTGTTATCAAATTTAACGTTAATCGGGGCTCCCTTTAAAGGACCCAGATATCCTTCATATTCGAGTCCTTGAAATGTTCCAAGTTTGAATAAGTTCGGTTTTGCATCAGCACCCTGGAATTCAACATAAGTCTCCCCTTTCTTCAAATCCTTTATATCGTCCATCTCAGTATAATCATCACTCTTTCTTATTTTATCTAAAAGCTCGGTATCCCTTTTGCGTTTTTCTTCTCTTGCAACTCTTTTCAATTCACGCTCTTTAGCATCAATTTCATTCTGTTCCCCCCACGAAGGTTTTCTTAGTGTTGCTTGATGTAATCCTCTATAGATCTTTGTCCCGATTCCTGTACCTGCGACTTTTCGTCTAGTAGTTTTTCGTTTCATGGTTTTCTTACGCCTATTTTTTAGTGTGTATTTCACCATAATATAATATACTTATAAAATATTATATTAGATATTAAAAATATTCATTTATAAAACCCTCCTTATCAAATATTTTTACGCCCTTTTCTTTGGCTTTTTCAACCTTACCTGTTATTTTCGTAAGATCTTTCACTATTACCGCAAACGTATTTTTAGAAACAGCAGATGTTAAATTAGCACCTACTTTATTTAATTTTTTATTTAACTCATCATCCCTAAATCCAGACATTACTATACTCTTTTTGTATAATACATGACCTGTATTTACATCCGATTTTTTTTCTACAATCTCTAGCTTCTTCTTCATGTTAATCTCATCTAAAAATGTAAGAAATTCATTTATGTTACTAACAAATAATTCAGCCGTCTTACGTGCGACACCTTTAATCTTAATCATTTTTTCTACTTTTTCATTATCTGTTTCATTACTAGTTAATACATCTGGATAATCTTCCAAAATAACTAACATTCTCTTACTACCCATACCATGCCCAAAGAGATTAGAAGCAGCCATTAAATCCACTAATTCTACCTCATCTAATTTTTTATGAATATTAGCATGAATCTTTGGAGCAAGCTTTCCGCCTTTAGTATCAAACACACCTTTAAAATCATCTAATGACATATTAATTATTTTGGGTACTGTATCATAACCTGCGTCTAATATACGTTTAATATTACCCTCCCCTAATCCATCAACATCTAACTTATCAAAAAAGAATTCAATATTTTTTATCTTGACTTCTTTACTGTCTCCTTTATTTTTCAATACAATATCTGTCTCTGTATCACCATACCACTCATATTCTTCAGATGGCATCATTATATGTTCAGCTGGTTCAAGTACATCCATTATATATGGAATTACATCACCACTTCTAATAATTTTTATTTTTGCTCCTACTCCTAATTTGTTTTTCATTACAAAAGCAGCATTAAACGCTGTAGCGTATTCTATTTTAGTACCACCCAAATTAATTGGTTCTATTCTTATTCTAGGTTTTAGAAGACCATCTTTACTTGGAGACCATTCTACAGCAAGTACCTTGGCTTCTGCTATTTGATCGCCCAATACCATTTTAAACGCAAAAGCAAAATCAGGATTACCATCTATACGAGGATAAATATTATCGTCACAACATATTATACCATCCATTTCATATTCTGAATCATTACGCCAACTAACTAATATATCAGATAATATTTCATTTGATACGTTTGGATGTAATTCGTTTTTGGCAACTATAAAACCTTGTTCAGACATAAATTTATATTGATCACTAGGTTTTAATACTGGTTTTATTAGTTCATATGCTACAAAATCAACATGATTTAACTTTTCGGCAGAAGGAGATTTTGAATTTATTACACCCGAAACAAAATTACGTGAATTAGCAAAGTCAGCACCGTAATATACCTTAAATATATCTTTCCGAATTATAAACTCTCCTCTTACAACAATATTAGATGCTATCTTACTTGGTTCTGGCATATTAAGCTTACCTATAAATTTTGATACGTCTTGTCCAACCTTTCCATTCCCTCTAGTATATAATTTTGCTTCATCATTCTCTGTTGAATATAAACCACTTACACCGTCTAATTTTGTAGATAATACATATGGTCCCGAATAATCTTTTTTCCAATTATCTATGGCATTTGTATCTGGTTTTATTTTATCCATAGAACCCATAAAATAAGGTAATTTTACTTTATCTACCTTTACATCAGCACCTATTACAGTTGATTCAATATTTTTTGGATATTTAACTTCCATATACTCTTTAATTATATCATATTCATTATCAGTAATTAATGGATCATCATTATAATAACTATCACGTGATGCCTCCAAAATATTCTGAAGTGTTTTTTCCCTCATTTTTTTTAATACTTCAGCACCTTCTGTTCTAAAGCTTTTAATATATTTCATAACTGTAGCATTCGCTTTATTTTTTAAAGTTTTTTTATTTTCCTTTTCTCCAGAACCTTTCATACGCTTTATAGTTATCTTATCTTTAAATTTTTGTAAATATCTTTTTGTTTTTAACTTTATTCTTTTAATTCTTCTTTTTCGTGTTTTCATTAATATATATATTAATAATATTAATTAAAACTTATTGTCTTCTTTTAAGTGTCCTTTTCTTTCGTGTTCTTCTAAACTTTCTTCCACCACTTTGACCTTGAGGTTGCGAAGGTGCTGCTTTTGGTTGTGCATCAGTTTTTGAACTTTGAACCTGACCCATAACATATAATCCACCTATTAAAGCGGCAATAGCCATAAAATAAGGGTTAGTTGGAGATACAATATATCCACCACGTTGACGGCTTCTAAGTTTTCTAGTTTTTTTATTCATATATAATAAAAATATTATTATTTATGAATTTATTTATGAAGTATATGTGTGTTTACTCCTCTCCCTCGTCTACAGTTACCTCTTGGGTAGCTGCTGGCTTTTGTCCTCCTCCTTGACGACGAGGACCAGCACGACGAGCGCGACCACGACCTGCTCCACCACGAGCTGGTTGTTGTCCAGATGCTGAAGATGCTGAAGCAGGGGGGCGAGGACGAGCTCTCTGATTTGCAAGACGAGTCTCACACATCAACTTACCACCCTCGCCCAAACCACCTACTGTCTCTACCTGATACTCATGCTTATCAGACTGAGACTTTCCAATCTGGAAACCAACATACTCACCTTGAACAAGGTACTTGTACATACGATCAGCAACGTTAATCGCCGAATGATGAACAAAAACATCCTCACCCTTTCTATCACCCTCCATTACCGTAATGTAACCGAAACCAGCCTTAGCGTTAAACCACTTTACTTGACCTAGGAAATTGTCACCTTGACTTGCGCTTTGTGCAGGAGCTGAACTGTAACTCATACTTATTATACAATATAGTATTGTCTTTAAACTATTTACAATAATATATCATTAGAAATTTGCTATATTAGTTTTTTATGATTATATATATATGTCTAAAATTCAATTCATTCATAAAAATAATGATAAAACCATGTTTCAAGAATTTTCTAAAAAAATTATCTCGTCAGGTACTAGATCATATTGTTTGTCAAAAATAAAAAAAGACTTTCTAGTTGAAAGTTTAGAAAGTGCTGATTATTTATTTGTTAATACATTTAGGGAACAAATCAGGGGGTTCGCAGCAGTATATCATGATAATTATGACGGAAAACATTTACATATTAGTTTAATTTGTAATGCTAAAACACATCGTATGGCTACTCGTAAAAATAAAAATATTACTAAGTTAGCTGGTAAAAATATTATTGAAGCTGTTCTTAAATATGGTAAGCAAATTAAGGTCAAAGACGTTAGATTAGACGCTATTAAAGAAGTTATTCCATATTATTATAATCTTGGTTTTAGATTTGAAAATTCACGAAATAATACTGATACTGAAAAAACACTTGTCAAAGAACTACAAAACGCATATAATAATAATAACAAACCAGCACAAAAAAAAGCACTTGAAAAAATTGTACTCAAATTTTATAAAGGTTATTTTAATGAAAAAATGCAACATGATATGGGTAAAGACACAGACGGAAGAATCGAATATGCTATGGACTTTGGTATTCCCATGAAATTTGTATTCAAAACTACTAGTATTTGTAAAGGTAAATCCATTAAAAACCCTAACAGATGTCGTAAATATAAAACATGTAAAGTTGTTCATGGTAAAAAAAGAACATATTGTCGTACAATTAAAAATACTATAAAAAAATAGAAAATAATTATATAATTGTTATTCAATTATTATATAATTAATTACCAAACATTTTATTTAATGGAGAACATCCTTTATCAAATGATGCGCTGTATTCTATTGATATCGGTTGCGTACTTGTGGAATTCATATATGTAAATACCCATGACAAACTTCCCTCGTTTGCTTCTTGCATACAATCATATATTTTTCCTTCGAATTGGGCAAAAATACCACTATTGATTGAATGATTTTGCGGAAAAATATTTAATGGTTCATTTCCATAACCTCCCAAATGTTTTGCTAGTATATGTCCAGCATCACAATTTGAGTAACCATCGTCTTCTAACATACGTGAATATTTACGAGTGCAATCTGTAGTATCTGTTCCTTTTCCTAATGACTCGGGTAACAGTGTAGCTTTCGCTTCTGATACTACCACATAATCTCCATGCTGAATATATGTATATGTCATATCCGCATATCCGTCACCCATCGTTAATTTATTTATACCCACTTCAGGACAAGGTACAGTTGTGCATACACAATAATTACTACTTACCGCGCTAAATAATCCCGCCAGCAAAACCGCAAAAAAAGAACGCATTAATATATAATTATATTTTTATTAATCTGTATTATTTGTCTCTCTTACTGGCGTTGCCCTAGCTATATTTTTTAACACTTTCTTTATCTTCTTATCCTCCTCTTGGCTAAAAGAACATTGAATTATGTTATGCCATTCCGTACTCTTTTCCGAATGAGCTAATGCCGCCTGAGGATTCTCTTGTAACCATTTTGGCATCTGCTTAAAATTCTTTTTCTCCAAAGTTTTCACCGCTCTCTCTACTTTACTATTATCCTTCTCCCAGATATCATTATCTTTTATATAAAGTACTTCTCTTTTAATGTCCGAACAATGAATAGGTCTTTTATTCTTTTCTAAGTTATTTAATTCTGTTATTATTAAATTTGACATTCCTTCAACATATCCCAATTTTCCCATATTCTCCAAATCCTTTAATTGAACTTGTATTGAATCTACAAAATCTGTTAAATTCAAAGCATCTTTACATGTCTCATTTAAATACACATTCAAATTAAAGTTATTTACTATATTTGTTGTTGGTGGTGGTTGATTCTTAACCGCCTCTATTGCCTCTGTCATTAAATCTTTCATCTCTTCTTGATTTTTTAATAAACTTTCTATTATTTTATCTTTCTCTGCTAACTTATCATTTTCACTATTTTTCATGCTTACTTCTTCACTTAGGGGTTCTATTATAATACATTTTTGTTTATGATTCCATAATGAACTTTGGTGTTTATAAGTTTTTCCACAATCACATTTAAAATCTTTGACAATTGGCGAGTTTTCGGTAGTATTACTTCGTAATTTATGTTTTCTAGTGCTTAAATGTTTTGTATAATCACTTTTCTTACATGTAGTATAGTCACAAGCTATACATTTATATTCTCTTGAGATTTTTTGCGACATTTTTTTCGTATATATAATACGAAGAAAAAATCTCTAAATCCTTTCAATTACTGTTTAATTTTAATTTTATTTCGTATAACATTTGTAATATATCTTCTTGATTTTTCAATAAATTCTCTATTCTTCTTTCAATCAAAATATCTTTTTCTTCTTTTTCTTCTTTTTTTTCTTCTTTTATACTACAGTTCTTTTTATGGTTACATAGCGAACTTTGGTGTTTATAAGTTTTCCCACAAAGACAATTAAAAGTTTTTCTTTCGGATGATGATTCATTATCACATCGTAGTTTATGTTTATTAGTAGTTAAATGTTTTTCATAATTACTTTTTTTATAACATATAAATTCACATTTTTCACATTCGAAAATTTTTTGTTCTGGCCAAGTTCCAAAACAATTATTTTGATGTTTTTTAGTGAAGCAATGTCTTTGATAATCCTTATCATTATTTGTACTGAAATCGGGGCACTCTGTGCAAACTATTTTGTATTTCAACATATTATATATATTCCTAAATATTTTTAAATAAATTTTCCGTATATTTATTTATTCCTAAATATTTTCATCTTTCTCTTTTTGTAATTTTTCTTTTCTTTTCAAATATGCGCGTCTTCTATATTCCTTTAATTTATCAGGGTTTTCTTCTTTTAGTTTTTGTAAATAATTGGCACCAGTTTCAATAACCTTTTCTTTATTTTTTTCATAATATTTCTTGTGATTTTTACCACGTGTATATTTTTTTAATCGTTCTTCAAGCTCGATAACCTTATTTTTTAACATTTTATTTTCTTCTATGAGTTCATCCATTAGTATATATATATAAAAATGTTTATATATTTTTATTATAAATTTTTTTTCGGAAAAATTATGCCCTTATTTTCAAAAATGGACAAAAATGAGAGAGCGACGAATATTTCGTCGTTTTTCGTATTTGTCGCACGAAAAAAACTCTCTTTTGTCGTTTTTTTCAATTTTTGTCCAAAAAATCAAGCCTTTCTTAAAAAAGTGATTTTGCTAGAGAATGCTCTTATTTTCAAAAAAAAATATATTATTTTGTTATTGAGAAATTTTTTTTGTTGGATTCTATTTTAAGATTTGGAAAATGGACAAAATAAAAATGTCCATTTTTGAAAATCTCTAGAACTTTTCCCACAAAATTTTTTTCTTTAAGTAGGTTATAAATATATATTTAATTTGGTAATAAAGAATATATAGCATTATAATTTCTACCTTGTTTATTATAATCAAGACCATAACCAATAACAAATTTATCATCAATATGTTTACCGATATATTTAACATCTAAATTAGGAATACATTTGGTTTCTTTATATAAACATGTACATACTTCAATAGATTCGGGATTTTGTAACTTAAATGTTTCTAAGAGTTTAGAGATAGTTAAACCAGTATCAATAATATCTTCAACAATAATAACATTTTTACCTGAAATATCTTCGGTTAAACCGATAATATCAACAACATTACCAGTAGTTTTAGTGCCACTATAAGAAGAAACTTTGATAAAGTGAACTTCTAATGGAATATTAATTTTTTTAACGATATCGGATAAAAACATAAATGATCCATTTAAAACTCCAATAATAATAAGTGGGTTCTGAGAAGATACAATATTCGCATAATCAGAATTAATTTGAGTAGCAGTTTCATGAACAATAGTATCAATTTCATATTGACTAATATATTGTTCAAATACAAGGTCGTTTACTTTAACAACAGAGTTAGAAAAGTTCATATAAATATTAGATTATATAAAATATTTATATGAAATGCGTATTTATATATTTAAAAAATTAACACATATTAATAAATAATGAGTAGTCGAGCGATGGCATCTGCGAAAAATAGACGTACAAGTCCATATATAAATGGAAATCCAACAACTCAATCCCCACAACCTATGAATAGACCATTAAGTGCTAGTCAACGAATGTCTCAAATACAAGGTAATACACCTAAAAGGGGTCAAGTACCTCAATTACGAGGTCAGGTGCGAGGAACGCCGCCTCCTCCTATTCCAACACGAGGAATGCCCCCTCCTACTCCAGTATCAAGACAAAATCAAGAACAATCACCAAACAATATTAATGATAATAGACGAAGGGAACTGTCAATTCCAGAAGCATTTGCGATGCTAAATAGAAAAGTAAAAAATTTAGAAGAAATAATGAATGTTAATGGAATAGAATTAGATAGTTTCAATACATCGTCTGGAAATATAGATGAGAAACTAATATTGTTGCGTCATGAAATAGAAGATATAATCTCAGAGCGTTCACCAAATGTGAGTGATATATTAACACAGATGAATGTGTTAAAGGAAGAGAAGGATAATGAAATAATACAATTAAGATCAACAATAGATGAATTAACAAATGAATTAAGAGACTTTAAAAATAGATTCGACTGTGAAGAGTTATCGACAACAGGTTTAATGTATAATGATGATGGAGAATTATCTTCTCTCGTTGATGACGAAAACACTGGTGAAAATGTAGAGATGGAGATATCCGAAAAGAGTGTAATTCATAATTCTGAGGAAGAAGAAATAAGTGATGAAGGAGAGAAAGAAATAATAAATGATGAAGGATCAGAAGGAGAAAAAGTAACAGAAGGAGAAAAAGTAACAGAAGAAGAAAAAGTAACAGAAGAAGAAAATATATCACAAACAGTAACTGAATAAAAAGTGTTGAAACTATATCTGTACCAATAATACATAATTTCGAAATAAATTCGCCATATAATTAATAATAATAGATTTATATTTATCATTATTATCATTATAATGTTTTTGTAAATCAATAAATAATGCAAGTGTATACTTTAAAATAAAAGTAATAATAAATCTTAATCTGAATAAGATATGGTCATAAAATGACCAGTTATTAATATAACTACAAAGTTCAGTTTTATCTCCAGTAGTATAAAATTGATGTATATCAATAATACCATGTAATATTTTATACATAGAATTCTTAGAAGAGACATTAATAGCAGTAAACAACTTTTTATAGGTAGTTAAGTTAATAAATAAAACTTTATTATCTTCGTAAAAAGGTTTAGGAATACAAGAATCACACTTATTATTCATAGATAAATTCCCATTAATAAGTAGTGGTAAAAATGTAGAATAACGCAGTTTCAAATACAAATCTTTGTTTGATGAATAATTATAAGTACAAATATCACATTTTTGATTAATATCATAATAAGCAATATAGAGACGATTATTAAATTTAGTATAAAAATCATTAGATTGATTATAAATAAATGTTTTTAACATTTTACTGCATTTTTTTAAATTTAGATTACAAATGATATCATTTCTACTATTAGAATAAATATCATCATATAATTCTAAAGTATCACATATATATGTAAATCCACAAACAGCACCAATACTACTTCCCGAAATTTTTCTAATTTTGATATACCCTTTTTTTTCAAGTTCTTTCAAATATAATAAACAACCGATTAAATATCCTCCATTAACAGCACCGCTGTCAAGAACAATATCAATTAATTCAGGTTGAGTAGGAGGAGCAATATCAATATTATTAATTAATTCATCCAATAATTTAGTTTTTAACATTTATAATTAAAATTGAAAATAATTTTAAGGTTTAAACATTAATAAAATAAAGATGCAGATTAAGTTAGTTGATGAACAGAAGTGTGTAAATTTTGTAAATGTATTTCAGTATTTGAAATTGTTTACAACAAACATAAATATACACATAAGTAGTGAAAGAATGTACATACAAGGTATGGATCCATCACATGTAAGTATATATGAATTAAATTTAATGTCAAATTGGTTTGATGAATATAATGTAGAAAGTGATGATTTAATAGGAGTAAATAGTGGAATATTGTTTAAAATACTAAATGCTCGAGGACAAGGACAGACAATATGTATGCACAGACAAGATGATAGTTTTGAATTAGATTTAACATCAAATGAAACAAATAAGGAAAATTTCAATAAATATTTCAAAGTACCGATGATAGATATAGATGAAGAAATGATGGAAATACCCGATAATGATTATCAATTAAATATTTCTATGCAATCGAAGACATTTAAATCAATAATAGATCAACTATCTGGATTTGGAGATACAATAGATGTAATATATAAGGAAGATAAAATATATTTAAAATCAGAATCAACAGAAGAGGGTGAGATGAAGATAGAGATATCTTTAGACGATTTGGATAATTGTGAAGTAGAGGAAGATTTAGATATGAAGAAATCTTATGCTTCACGATATATGCATATGTTTACTCAATTTCAAAAAATATCAAAAGAAATATATATATCATTTCATAATGATTTACCAGTAAAAGTAATATATAAGATGGATGAAGGTGATAATAATTTCATACAATTCTATTTAGCTCCAAAAATATCTGATGACGATTAATAATTGCAAATAATACGTCAAAAGAAAATAAAATAAATATGAAAAATATATTAATGCCATATCTATTAGAGTTAATAATTTTTTTAATAGTATTGTTTTTGTATATTCATGTAAATTATCACATAAAAACAAGTAACGATCCCGAAATATATGAATATAATGAAACATCAAAAGAAAAATTAGAAGAAATGTGTGATTTAAAACAACCAGTAATAATTTGCAGAGATATATTAGATCTGAATATAAAAAATTTACCAATAAATAACATATACAAAGATTATGATATATTAATAAGAGATGTAGAAGAAGAAGAATTGGATAAATTATTACATCTACCCTTAAACTATGAAGATAGTGAAAAGTTATTTAATAATGATGATAAAGGCCAATATATATCAGAACAAAATGAAAACTTTATAAAAGAAACAGGACTAATAAAAATAATCCAAAACAAAGATAAATTTTTTAGACCTCCTTTACATTCAAACTGTTTTTATGATATATTAATGGGTTCAAATAATAGTCATACACCTTTGAGATATGAGATAAATTATAGAAATTACATATATGTATCAAGTGGTACATGTAAAATAAAAATGATAGCACCTGATAATATTCAAAATTTATACCCAATAATGGATTATGTAAATTTCGAATTTAGAAGTAGTATAAATCCATGGAAAGTTCAAAGTGAGTTTGCGAATGAATTTAGACGAATTAAAGTAATAGATATAGAATTACAAGAAGGCCAAACATTATTTGTACCAGCTTATTGGTTTTATAGCATAAAATTCAATAATAGTACAAAATTAATAACTATGAAATATAGAAACTATTTCAATATAGTATCAATAGTACCATATTTAGGTATGCATTATTTACAAATTCAGAATATAAAAAAGGATAAATACAATAAATTTAAAGTAAATATATCAAATGATGTGACAAATGACGAGACAAATGACGAGACAAATGACGAGACAAATGACGAGACAAATAATGACGAAAATATAGAATTAGAAATAACAGAGCGCAATAAATAATTTAGAAAACTACTTAATAAAATATACTATTATATTTTATTAAATGATTAATATAGGTATTAATGGTTTTGGAAGAATAGGTAAATCATTATTACTTCAATCATTAACTATACCAAATATAAAAGTATGCACAATAAATAATCCTTATTTTGACATAAAAACATTAACTAGCTACTTGCTTCATGATAGTTGTCACAAAATGAGTTTAAGACCAAGAGATATTTATCACCTAAATAATAATACAGTATTTATAAAGGGACAAAAAATATGTATTATGAATAAATTAAACAAAGATTTAGAAGGTAAAAAAATATGGAATCCATATACACCAAATGATATAAAATATTTAATCGATACGACAGGAAATGTATTGACAACAGATAACGCCCAAATGCATAATGTTCCATATTTTATAATGTGTGCCCCACCAGAAGATAAAACCCCCCAATTTATATTTAACGGAAACCATGAAAAATATAATGGTGAAAGAATAATAAGCAATTCTTCGTCAACAACAAACGCATTAGTACCTCTTTTAAAAATATTTGATGAAACAGTAGGTGTAGATAAAGTAAATTTTATAACGGTGCATTCATCGACATCATCACAAAATGTAACAGATAATGCAGATATAAAATCAAGAATACATAGAAGTATAATAAACAATATAATACCCTACAAAACAGGTGCTAGTATATCAACCGAAGTAATAATGCCAAAATTAGAAGGAAAGGTATTTGGTACATCAGTACGAGTACCAACTAATAACGTAAGTATGATAAATGTAACAGTACATTTTGAAATGGCTATAAATATTTATGAGATGTTGTCATTATTACGTCCCCATAATAACAATTCAATAATAATAAATGAAGATCCTTATGTAGTAAGTAGTGATTTCATTACAACAGAGATACCAACAATAATTGATTTACCATTAATAGTTAAAATAAGTGAATATGAATATAATTTTACAATATGGTATGATAATGAATGGTCATATTCAACCCAAATTTTAAAACTGATAAAACATTTAGAGAAAATAAATATATAAAATAATATAAAAAAAATTTCGTATGTATAATTATAATGAGATTCACGGGAATTATTTTTTTGTTGTTTTCAGCGGTAGCAAATGCAAATCTTTTTGATAGATTTGAGAATTGGTTACATGAGCATGGATATCATAAGGATGAAACACGTTATGATATGTTTGAAAATTGGAGATTGAATGATGAATATATAAATGATGTAAATAGTCGAAACTTGACTTACACATTAGGTCACAATAAGTACTCTGGTATGTCAAGTGATGAATTTGGGGAATTTATGGGATTTAGAAGAAATAGTGAACTTTTACAATCAAGAGAATCAAATTTAAGAAAGGAACTAGACATTAGTTATGGAGACAGCATTAACTGGGTAGAGAAGGGTGCAGTAACTCCTGTAAAGGATCAAGGACAATGTGGTTCTTGTTGGAGTTTTTCAACCACAGGTGCGCTCGAGGGTATTTACTATATTGAAAATAAAGATTTGGTTTCATTTTCGGAGCAAGAATTAGTAGACTGTGATAAGTTAGGAAATGGTGGAAAAGATCATGGATGTAATGGAGGATTGATGGATAATGCTTTTTCATGGATTATTGACCATAAAGGTTTATGTAGTGAAAAAGATTATTCTTATTTTTCAGGAACAACAAAAGATAGAGGTGAATGTAAATCAAGTGAATGTACAAATGTTAAGGGAAGTGACATAAAACATTTTAATGATGTACCACCAAGTTCAGATGATGCGATGATGACAGCGTTGTATCAACAACCAGTATCAATTGCAATTCAAGCAGACCAGAAGGATTTTCAACTATATAAATCTGGTGTATTTACTTCATCATGTGGAACAAATTTAGATCATGGTGTATTGGCAGTAGGATACGGAAGTGAAGGAGGTGAGGACTATTATTTAGTAAAGAATTCATGGAGTAGTACTTGGGGTGATGGTGGTTACATTAAATTGGGCAGAGGAAAACAGTATAATAATGGCAAAGGACAATGTGGTATGTTACTTCAAGCAAGTTACCCCTCTTATTAAACCTTTAACCCGTCGGACATTTAAAATGTCCTATTAAAATAATATATATATTATAACTATGACTAATTATATAAGTGGTGATACAATTACAACAGACATAAGTACAATACAATTTTTTCCTATTAACTACTTTAATAAATTCATAAAGACGTTTACATCAAATAATAATTTAATTCACTCTATGGAAAATAATAAAATTAGCAGTCCATTAATCTTTATTACAAAGATAGAGTATCTTGATGATTTTTATGAAAAAATTGTGAAATCATTAAATACTAAATTTGTTTTAATAACTCATTATGGGGATATGGAAGCTGGCTTACACAATAAAATTTTAAATCATCCATTATTAATAAAATGGTATGGTCAGAATATGTGTATTATTTCTGATAAAACATTACCTATTCCAATAGGTTTAGAAAATAATTATTGGAAGCGAACAAATATTCATACAATTAAACAACATTCCAGTAATTCAAAGATAAACTTATTATATCTAAATTTCTCATTAAATACAAATCCAAATCGTTCAAAAATCATGGATATTTTATTACAGAAAGGCTTTAATAAAAATAAAAAGTTAGATTGGGATCATTATATTGAGGATCTATCCAGTCATAAATTTTGTATATCACCAAAAGGTAATGGTGTTGATTGTCATAGAACTTGGGAATGCTTGTACTTAGGTGTTATTCCTATTGTTGAAAAATCTCCACATATGAGTTACTTTCATGATTTACCCATTTTATTTGTTGATAGTTATGATGATATTTCAATTCAATATTTAAATCAAATATATAAAGATTTTAAACATAAGTCATTTAATATGGATAAACTATCTCTCTCTTATTGGAATAGAAAAATTAGGGAACATTTTAAATGTCCAACGGGTTAAATGATAAAGTGTAATAAATATAATAAAAAATTTAATTAAAATTTTTATTATATAAAATATTACCTGATAAAAAATATATTTATTATATAAATTAATGAATAATTTATCACCAGTAAAATTACCCATATATGTTTCAATAACAAGTATATACAAAAATCAAAATCCATTATATGAAACTTTGAAGAGTATACTAATACAAACTATACCACCAGATAAAATTTTTATATATTTATCAGAAGAACCATATATATTAGATGATGGTTTTATAGATAAAAAAATAACAGATAACAACTTATTAAATTTAATTAATAATACTCCAAATATTGAATTAAATTGGGTAAAAAATATTGGTTCTTATCGTAAATTATTACCATTATTAAAGGATAAATGGAAAGAAGACTGTATAATAATAACATTTGATGATGATACGATATATAACAATAATTTAATAAAAAATTTAATAAATGATTACAATAATAATAAGTGTGTAATTGGTTATAGTGGGTTTACACCAACTTTCAGAGAGTTTAAAGATTTTAATTATCTCAAACGTGGACTTACACACAACGTATCATTATATAATTTTTTAACAGGAAAAGGGGGTATTTTATATAAACCAGATTTTTTTCATAAAACAGAAAATTTGATATTTAACGAAGAAATATTTTTAAATACATGCGATAAACAAGATGATGTATGGTTTTATTTAATACGAATATTAAACAATATAAAATGTTATTTATCTCAAAAAGATTGGTTATCAAAAAATATAATAACTCGTGGTTTATATGATAATTATAATTCAAAAAATAATAATAATACTATAGCATTTAAAAATACAATACTTAAATTAAGTGAATTAGGTTATAAGTTTATATAAAAATATAGTATACATCATGATAATCGCCAATACATCATTATCAAAAATAATTGAAATATTATTTTAAAAATATATAGAACAAAAAACATAATATATAATATGGAAAATCAGTATCGAATATACATAGAAAATAGGGAATATACCGAATATAGTTTTGTAAATGCGGTATCATTAGATGATTCAGATAATCCAGGTGTAGACCCAATAAAGGATAAGTTGTTTAGTGGAGACGTATTTTCTATAGATGAGTGTAAAAATATGAAATTATTACACTCAACAGTTCATTCAGTAGAAAGTATGCCAGGTGTATTGGTTCTAGATCAAAACAAGACATTCGGAAAACTAAATGGAAAAAACTTATACAAATGTATACCAGATGATCGTAGATTACCAGTATTTTTGGTACCATATGAAATAAAGAGAATGGGGTTTAAAAAAAAAATGGTAAACAAGTATGTGACATTTGAGTATTCAAACTGGAATAGTAAACATCCATATGGTAAAATAAAACAAAATATAGGAAATGTAGATCAATTGGATAATTTTTATGAATATCAATTATATTGTAAAAGCCTAAATGCTTCAATACAAGGTTTTAATCGTGCAACATCAAACGCTCTAAAAAGTAAATCTCATTTGGAATTTATAGATTTGATACGAGTGAAATACCCCAATTTAGAAGATCGTACAGGAGAGAATATATTTACAATAGATGGTGAAGGTTGTGAAGATTATGACGATGCAATAGGATTTAAAAAAATAGACAACAGAACAATAATAAGTATCTACATATCAAATGTAACATTATGGATGGAATTATTAGGATTATGGAAATCGTTTTCAAGACGTATATCAACAATATATTTACCAGATAGAAAAAGACCTATGTTACCGACAGTATTATCAGATTGTTTATGTAGTCTTCAAGAGAAACAAGTAAGATTTGCTTTTGCGATAGATATCGAGATAATAGAAAACATAATAACAAATATATCATTTAAAAATTGTTCAATAAAGGTAGTGAAAAATTATCGATATGAAGAAGATAGTCTATTATACATGAAAGATTACAATTTATTGAAAAATATGGTATGGGAACTAAATCGACGAAATAAATACACAAGTGATATAACAAATAGTTATGATGTAATTACATATTTAATGATATTAATGAATTATGAATGTGGAAAGGAAATGATAAAAAATAATAATGGAGTATTTAGATCGGCAGCTTTTGGTAAAGAGACTATAATACCGAATGATATACCCGAAGATGTAACAAAATTCTTAAAAATATGGAATAGTTCATGTGGGCAATATAGCACAGATTACTCAAAAAAACATGAATTGTTAGATTTGGAGTCTTATATACATATAACATCACCTATACGACGATTGGTAGATTTATTAAATATGATTCAATTCCAAATAAATAATAAGATGTTAGAATTATCAAGTGATGCAGTAGAGTTCTATAATCAGTGGATATCAGAACTAGATTATGTAAATGTAACGATGAGGGCAATTCGTAAAATACAAATAGATTGTAATATGTTACATATGTGTTTTACAAATCCAGAGGTAATAGAAAAGACATATAATGGATATGTATTTGACAAAATACAAAGAAATGATGGTTTATATCAATATATAGTATATTTACCAGAATTAAAAATGGCATCAAGAATAACAGTAAGAAGTGAGGTAGAAAATTTCAAAAGACGAGAATTTCAAATATATTTATTTATGGATCAGAATAAATTAAAACAAAAGATACGACTACAAATGTTAGAATAAATTATTACAACAAGACGCAACTCGTTGAAAGAAAGGAATGTGTTCAATAAAGAAAACACGTTCTTTTGAAATAATATTATATGTATACATAGGAATTTGGATGCCGTTATCGAGTAATGCAATTTTATGAAAGATAGTACCCTTATATAGAGTCATTTTTGGATATATATGTACAATTTTATATTTATTAGTAGTGTCAGTTACTAATAAATCCCCAATATACTTTTTAATATATATAACATCGCCGTTATAAAACATATTATATAATAATATAATATATGTTAGTAATATTACTATTAATATTTTTAATGGGTATAACAAATGCATATGACGAAAGTATATCAAAACATGCTGTGAATTTAGCACAAGCATCATATAGTGTATCAGCAGTAGATGAATGGGATTGTATGACATGTGATACATCAATAATATTGACAAATATAGTAGAGAAGGAAGGTTTACGGTCATTACAAGGGTATGATAATATGCTAAATAGCATATTTATATCTTTTAGAGGGTCGTCGAATATGGAGAACTGGATAGATAATATACAAGTAAAAAAGATAACACCATATGAAGACCAAAATATAGAAGTAGCGAAGGGATTCTATAAAGAATATACAAATTCAAAGGAGATATTGATGGAAAATTTATCATATTTATCAAAAAAATATAACACGAATAGTGTGTTTCTAACAGGGCATTCTGCTGGTGCAGCGATGGCAACTTTGGCGGCGTATGATATATTATCGGATTACAAAAAGTATGATTTAAAATATTTAATAACTTTTGGTTCTCCACGAGTAGGAAATAAAAATTTTGCCGAATATTTCAATAAATATTCGTTTACAACATATAGAGTAACACATTATTATGATATGGTACCGCATGTACCTGAGGAAATACTAGGATTTACACATTTATCAAATGAGATATGGTATAATGAAGAGAATACAGAATATAAAATATGTAATGATTTGTACGAAGAAGATAGTAATTGTTCGAATTCATGTAGTCCAATACACTGTACAAGTACATCAGATCATATGTACTATTTAAATGTAACGATAGGTAATAAAAATTAATATTAATAAAACAGTATTAAATATATAATAATAGAATAAAGTATGTCTGAAGAATCCCAATATTTAGGATTAATTAAAGAGATTTTGGATGATGGTACTGTAACATCTAGTAGAAATGGTGAAACAAAATCAATATTTGGTCACATGAGTAAATATAATTTAAAGAATAATGTACTTCCATTATTAACATCAAAAAAGGTGGCATGGAAGACGTGTTTAAAAGAGCTGTTATGGTTTATATCTGGTTCAACAGATAATGGAGAACTTCAAAAGGTAAATGTAAAGATTTGGAATGCAAATGCTAGTAGAGATTTTAAGATGAAGAGTGGTTTAGATTATAAAGATGAGAACGATTTAGGTCCAGTATATGGTCATCAGTGGAGACATTTCAACGCTGAATATACTGATTGTCATACAGATTATTCAGGAAAAGGTGTAGACCAGTTAGAGTATATAATAAAAAAATTGAAAGATCCAAATGAGAGAACAAGCAGAAGATTAATATTATCTGCTTGGAATCCATGTCAACTGGAAGAGATGGCTTTACCTCCATGCCATGCTTTTGTACAATTTAATGTAGTGAATGATGATGAGTTAGAATGTTGTTTATATCAAAGAAGTGGAGATGTAGGACTAGGTGTACCGTTTAATATAGCAAGTTATTCTTTTTTAACGCATTTATTAGCACACCATTGTGGATTAAAAGCCAAAAAGTTTGTACATGTAATAGGTAATGCTCATATATATAAGGAACATTATGATGCGTTACAAGAACAATTTGTGAGAGGTTCATGTGCTATGTATGTATTTCCTACATTAAAAATAAAAAATAAATATAATAGTATAGATGAATATAAGTTTGAAGATTTTGAAGTAGAAAATTATAATCACCTTGAACCAGTAAAAATGAAGATGATAGCATAGTAAAAAAATATAAATTATATGAAAATATTATTGTATAATTTATGTGAATTAGTTATTGAAAGTATTTTAAGTACATTTGTTCATAGATGTACAGTAAATCATATATCTTTTTATAGTACCTTTAAATAATAGTTTTAATGGTGGAAACCAGCCACAAATAATGTCGGTTGCTTTTAACAAATCAGGATCATTAATAACGATAGTAATAGATTTAAAAAAGAAATCATCATTTTCCCAATATTTACGGTCTTTTGCTGGTTCAATATAGTTATATTGTTTAGCTTGTTCAATTAATTCATTAAGTGTTCTGGCCATATATATATATATAGGTGTATTGATAATTTATAATTTATACGTATAACGATTGATTTGTAGCTATATATTTTAATGTCATGTCGGGAATTTGTTTAATTTTACTCAATAAATTCATATTGTTTGTAATCTCACAAACATTTTCAAACTCAGCAGCAATATTATTAATTTTTAAGAGTGCTTTAATAAATTCTCCTAAAAATATATTTTTTTCACTTTTAGCTTCATCAATAATTTTTTTAGCAGATTTTTCATTATTTACTTCAGAAGCCCAAATATATGAATATCTAACAAAATCATATTGTAATTCAAAATTTTCCGCAGCACCATACAAGTTAAAAGAAACTTCATTATCAGAGTATTCTTTAATTCTCTGAGTAGCATAGTCAACCGCATTTTTAACATTTAAATAGTCTTCAGTACAATTAAAATCTTTATAATCGTCAGAAACTTTAAGATTAGAGAAACAACTAAAGAATGCAATTAATTCGGGTGTAGTCATATTATCAAAATGTCCTAATTCATATAAATCAGAAGCGAGTAAACAGTGTATTTCATGGACATGTGAAGCAATATCTCCTTTTGTAGATAAAGAATAAATACCATCGTTTTCCAAAATACAACCGTTGTTTTTTAATATATATAACAAATTTGAAACATTATTTTTAACGTAAGAGTTAGTATCTTCCATAGATTTTTGTGAACTTTGTAAATCAGAGTTCAACATTTTTAGTTTATCAATTTGTTTGATATGTTCTTTAATTTGAGGGTATGCATTTTCCAAAGTAGTGATATTGTGTTGTAATTTTTGTCTTTTTTTACTTTGGTGTGCAGTAGTTAGTTCATTTGTGATAGTATAATATTGTTGTAGTAAGTCAGTATTAATATTCATAGAATCAGTAATTTCTTGTTGTTTTTTAATTTGACCATTAAGACAGGATATTTTATGTTTAAATCCAGAAATTTGAGATTGAATTTGTTCATTTAACATACTTTTTTGAATAAATTCACAAAATGACATGTTACCAACAGAAATAAGATTTAATAGAAGTCCGTATGTGAATTTAAACTTAGATTTAAGGACTTGTGGAACACCTGATAAAATTTTTTTATAATCGTTAAGTAAAGGCATACCAGCGTCTTTAATTAAATTACCACAGTGGATAACATGTCCAATAGTATCGAGACCTCTTCTGCCTGCTCTTCCAGCCATTTGTGTATATTCGTGTGCATATAGATCACGATGTCCATCGGAAGTAATTTTATTCATAGATGTAAATATAACGGTTTTGGTAGGCATATTTAATCCAACAGCGAATGTTTCAGTAGCGAATAAGACTTTAATATAACCTTTACCGAATAATAACTCAACCATTTCACGTAATATAGGCATGATACCAGCGTGGTGAATAGCAATACCTTTTTCAAGTAATGAGACCAATTCATGATATTCAGGTAAATTAAGATATTCATGAGCATTAGGTAGTCGTCTAATAATTTTTTCACAATCATTTCTAATAACAGAAGGGATATGTGCATCATCATAACCGAATAAATTAACACTAATCATTTTCGCATATTTTTCAACTCTATATCGTGAGAATACAAAACATATAGCAGGTAACATTTCATTTTTATATAAATAACGGATAAGATTATTAAGAATAAGATTAGGTTTAATGGTAACATTTTTACTGGAAAATAGCTCAAGATTTTTTTTAATCATATTATAATTAGAGTCCATAAATTGTTCTCCTTGTTTTTTGAGGACGTGTGGTTTATTTAAAATTCCTTTAATTTGTTTTTCCTTATCTTTATCCTTTAAGATTTTAAATATAGATGTATTGGTATCAATATAGATATAATGATTTAGAGGTACAACTCTAAAATCAGTATTAGCAAGATAAACGATTTTATCAGAACGGTGTCTATTTTCACACCATTCAGCAAATTGAAGAGGCTTATCAATTGTAGCAGATAACATAACCATTTGAACATGTTGAGGTAACATAAGTATAGATTCTTCCCATACTTTACCTCTATCAGCATCATTAATATAATGTATTTCATCAAATATAACACAAGCTAATTCATTTTGAATATCCATATCAAAATGAAGTTTAGAAGTAGTAACAATATCTCTTTGTTTGAGATAAAGGGTGTTTTGTAAAATTTCAGTTGTCATAATAAGAACATCAGCTTCTGGATTAGTTTTAATATCCCCAGTTAAAATACCAAAAGAGATATGTGGAAATTTTTGTGAAAATTCATAAAATTTTTGATTACTAAGAGCTTTAATGGGACTGGTATAGATAACTTTTTTCCCTTTGGAAACGAAATAATCGATAGCGAATTCAGCAGGTAATGTTTTTCCTGAACCTGTGTGAGCAGTAACCAAAACATGGTGTCCTTCCACAGTAGATTCAATAGCATATTTTTGAAAATCACTTAATGGGAATGAGAATTTAGAAAAGTATTCTTTATATTTTTCTTCACTAGTGGTAGGGAATTGTTTATCACAAAGTTTCACCATAACTAATATATAACATATTAACGATTGTTTAAATTTAAATCAATTTTAAATTATAATATTGTGTAATGTAATTATATATATATAATGAAATTAAGTAATCCGATGACAAGAAAAGAATTTAAGCGAAAAATAAAAAAGTGGAAAAAAACTGTAAAAAGTTATAGTCATAAACCAAATAAATCAGGATATAGAAATGATTGTAGTGGTTTTGTAAGTTATATGTGGGATTTACCAAAAAACACATATAATGGAGTGTTTATAGGAGGTCCACGTACAAGAAATAAAGGAAGGTTTAATTTAAAATATTGGTCAGAAAAAATAAGTAAGAAAGATTTAAAAAATGGAGATGCCTTAATGGTTATGAAACCATCGTATCATGTAATATTATTTGATAAATGGGCAAATAGAGAAAAGACCAAATATTATACATATGAAATGTGCAGTCGAAGATTTTGCAAAGAACACGGATTTTTACATAGTAAACAAGATTATCCTTATACAAGACGTATACGACCACGTTTTAAAAATCCGATATTACTTCGTAGAAATACAAGGAAAATAAAAAAATTTTTAGATTTTAAGAAGAAAGAACAACAAATATTGGACCGTAAAATTTAATAATATATTATTGTATTTATAATAGTTACATATAATATATTATAAACATGATTACAATATCATATTATCATTATTGGAAAGACTCTGATACAGATAATTATTTTACAGAATTTATAAAAAAGAATATAGGTGATGTAAAAATAGTAGCAAATACATCAAATCCAGATATTTTAATATCATCATGTTGGGGAGATATAAAAGAAGTTAAAGAGTTAAAAGCGAAATGCAAAATATTTTTTTATGGAGAAAATTTAGAAAGATTTCCAAAATTTAATGATGAAAATGTATTATATGATGTATTTGATTTAATAGTTGGTTTTAAAGAAACAGATATATCATTAAAACAAGTTAGATTTCCATTATGGCTTATGTATTATTCTTATTATAATTATGATGAAAAAGATAATATACTGTCATACATTCAAAAAAGATATAATGAAAATATAAAAAAACATAAAGAATTTTTTTGTACAATAGTGGCGCGACACGATTGGTATGGACAAAGAACAAAAATATATGATGTAGTATGTAAATATGGGGATATTTATTCTCCGAGTACTTTTCGTAACAATACAAAATCGATAGGTAAGGGACATAAAGAAAAAATAGATTATATTTCAAGAGGAATATATAATATATGCCCTGAAAATTCTTGTTATGATAATTATTTCACAGAAAAAATATTTCAAGCATTTGAAGCGGGAACAATTCCAATTTATTGGGCAACAGATTTACCTGAAGTAGAAATAATAAATAGAAATAAATACTGTTTTTGTGATTTGAATAATAGAGAAGAGTTAGAGAAATCAATAGTAAATGTAACAAAGAATCCAAATCAATATATTGAAGGTGATTTATTTACAAAAAATGCTGGAGAAAAGATAGATGAATATTATTCAACATTAAAAAGAAATATAATAATGCATATAGATAAATAAAAAATTATATACTTAAATATACCTTAAAATAAATAAACTAATACTAATCAAAATTTCAAGCATCAAGATAGTGTAGATAATCTTCAAATGTAGGAAAGTCAAAGTCTTCTTCATGAGGATCCCATAAGTAGTAGTCGGGTAATTTACCTCCCCAACATTCAGCAGCTATAGTTGGTAGAATCTGGGGCATAATTTCACCCATAGAGATAATGTCATTCAACGCATGTTGAAATTTTTCAAGATGTTCAGGTTTGCAGTATTTGTCATAGTCATGATATTCAGCAATCATATTAACAAGCTCATAAGGAATATATGGCAAGCGACGTTTATTGTATGATTTATCCATTGTATCTTTTATAATTGTAAATTATAATATAAATTTTAATTTAAAATCATTTTTTTTCAAATAAATATCTATATATTACATATGGAAGATTTACAAGAAGCAAGTAAAAAATCAGGAGAAAAATTAAATTTTATGAATCATGTATTAAAGTTTGACGATACAACAAAATCCGATTTATTTAATACTCTTCAATACGCATTTTTAGCGATTATACCAGTTGTTTTGTTAAACAAGGCTGTTCGTGTTTATATCCCAGAGGTTGATGATTCGAAAAGTAGTTTAGAAATATCAATTGAGATATTAGCTCAAGTTTTAGTAATGTTTGTTGGACTGTTCTATATAGATAGATTAATAACATTTGTACCACCATATAGTGGTGAAAAGTATGAACCATATATTGTTAAAAACACAATTTTAGGCGTTTTAGTGATAGTATTGAGCTTAAATACTAAATTAGGCGAGAAAGTAAATATATTGGTAGATAGATTATTTGAATTTGTAACTGGTAGTTCTTCACAAGAAGAGGAAAAACCTAAAAAAAACGGACCAGTAGTAAGAACACAACAGAATAGTGGTGCTTCTGCTCAATTTCCTGTACCCGAAAAATTAAGTTTAAAGAGTGAGGCGAATAATGGTTTTGATAGTATGTATTATAATACTGAAAACCCACTTGTAGATGCTAATGTACCATCTCGAGATGGTTTTCAGGTAGGAACTCCATTAATGGCAGCGAATGAAGCACTAGGTGGTTCATTTGGAACTATGTTTTAAATACTAGGTGTAATAATTAAATTTAATGATATTCACTATATATTATATTATATAATGAATAGAAGATGTGGTTTAAATGCTAAAGTGTATTAGTAAACAAATGGGAAGTAAAAATAAAAATAATTAAATTACAATTACAAATACAAAATTCTAAATTACTAGGTGTCCAAGATGCTGCGTAAGAAATCCCGTGCTGTTGTATTTTTCCAATTCTGTTTTCTCAAAATATACTGGTCTAGATTATAGTAGTTAACCAAGTTCCCAGAGATATCAAACCTTTGAGGAAATTCAGATTGTGTGAATTGTTCCATGTAGAATCGGAAGACCTCGACCTGTTTCTTTTGACCAATTCGGTGACATCGTGCAATCGCCTGTGATTCGACGCTAGGATTCCATGTTGGACTTACGAAGTAGACCTCAGAGAAATTATCTTGGAGATTGAGACCCTCACAAGAAGACATAATCTGTAGAATGGTTACATCGCTTTTTAAATATGAGTTGATAATTCGAGAAACATCTTTGTTGAGACCTTCGATGTACGAGTTTTCAGGAATGGGGTTGGCTGTTAAAATAGAGAACTTTCTTTTATGAGAAATCGAAGGATCAATCATAGTAACGGATATATTTTTAGCAGTCAACATATTTTTTAGGGCGGTCATTTCGTCACGAAACTGGCAGAAAACAAGCTTCCCGTTGTTATTATTACGACGTTGTGAAAGTACATCAACTACGGCATCCAACTTAGAGTGTTGGTTGAATGCAAGATCTAACGTATCTTGTCGTGGTTGGCTAAGGATGTTGTTTTCGATGTGATGTACGTTTTTCTCCAAGAGTTTGGGATATGTACAAGCCTGTCGACACAACTGCATTTCAACAATTAAGTCAGTAGGGTTTACTGAGTTTCTAACTTTGAAGTGCGTTTCTCTAGCGAGAGAAAGTTCTTCTGGATTAGACCATGGAACGGTTATATTGTGAATTACTGGTGGTGGAAGTGTGATTCCAACTTGATTCTTGGTACGAAGAAGGACAGAATCATTCCAATTTGTAATATTTGCAGCCTTACAAATATTTCTGAAATCAGTTAATTTATTTTGAACTGGAGTACCTGTGATGACCCAAGTAAAACCGCTGTTGACAAGTGTTGCGCCGTGCCAAAGTGCATTACGATTACGCAGATGATGAGCTTCATCATAGATGACCCGATCCCAATTAATGTTATGTAACGGATTTTTAGACGGAAGTTGCTTTTCTTTTTTCGAGATGGCGATGCTATGATACGTTGTGATAACAATAGAACTGTTCACAAGCATTTCACTAGTAATCTTTTTTTTCTTCTGGCTGTAAAAGACAAGTGGATTCGTACCGATTATACGTTTGATTTGGTCAATCCACTGATGTAGAAGGGAAGCAGGGACAACAATTAGTGTAGATTTTTTTGGTATAATCAACATCGTCATCAACATGATGATAGTTTTACCAAGACCCATTTCATCTGCGACAAGAGCACCAGATTGACCCGATTCTTCTTTAGTGACACACCATTCGGTTCCGCTTACTTGGTGGTCTTTAATAGTTAACGAACTATTAAAATTAGTATTGGTTTGGTGGACAACGTCCATATACCTAGTATGAAATGTTGACATATCCGTTGGTACAATTTAAGTAATATATTGATTATAGCAAAAATACAAAAATGTAATCATTTTTTTTTAGATAAGTGTATTTTTTCAAAGTAAGTGATAATATGTATTTGAATTCATAAATATTATCATATGATTTATAATTTATTAAATATTTTTAAATAAAAATAACCAAATGTAAAAAAAGCCGTTAAATAAAATATACTAGTAATTAAGGTGTCAATATGAAAAGTGTCTTTAAGATACATATATAAAATAATTAAAAAAGCGGTCATTAAAATACCGATCAAAGCATGTCGATTAAAATCATTAACAGATTTGCTACTTGTTCTTGAAGTAATATATAATAAATAAAAATATGTAAATGGTGCAGACCAAGCAAAAGCGACAATTTTAAAATAATGTGGGTTGTTAATATATTTTTGAGAATAATATGACATAGTTCCAAACATTAACGCACCTACTAATGCGTCTTTTATTGTTGTATTCATTATATATAAGGTAATATAATAAAATATTCTAAATTGTAATAATCGTGATAATAATGAATAGTATTTATTTAACACAAATATAAAATAATGATAAAATATATAGAGATATGGAACCAAGTGACATAAGTTTATATAATAAAACTAAAAAAAACATATATAAAAAATATCCTAAGCATAGTGCGTATAGAAGTGGATTATTAGTAAAAGCATATAAAAAAGCATTTAGTATAAAATACAAAAATACAAAAAAGAGTCCGTATAAAGGTAAATATACAAGAAAAAAAGGATTAAGAAGATGGTTTGATGAAGAATGGGTAAATCAACGAGGTGAAGTCGGATATAAATACAAGAATGATATATATAGACCTAAAATAAGAATTACAGATGATACACCAATAACACATAATGAATTGACAAAAAAAGAAATAAAAAATGCACGTACAAAAAAATATAAAACAGGAAGGGTAAACCGTTTTAAAAAGAGTAAAAAAAATAATAATTTAAAGGGAGGTGTAAAGGTTAATAAAACACGAAAGAAAAAAACTCGTTTTAGTGATTTCCCTGAGTTTCGTCCAAATTTAACGCCTCGTCAAATATTTAAATTGGGAAGTTTTGGTGGAACATATTGGAGACCAATATATTCAAAAGTAACAGGTAAAAATTATAAGAATAAACATCTAAATTATCCAAAATCTTGGTGGAAGGGCATATCAAATAATAATTTAACAAGAAAATGGGAAGATTATGATACAAATATAAACAAATATGGAGTAAAAGTTGGAACTACATTAGAATTTTGGGAAGAAAAGAATTGGATAAAAAAGTATCATCCGTATGGATGGGTTCAGTGGTATTGTGATTTTTATAATGGTAAAAGAAGTCCTGATGATGAACGTCAAGTAAAAAGATGGGTTCAGACAGCAGGTCCTAATAGTAGATTTAGAAAAGCATTAATTAATTTAATAAAAAAAAATAAAGCAAAATATAATGATTTTAATATAAGTCCGAAAATAAGACAGACGTTACAACACTGGGGATATGTACTAACAGAAAGGGATTGTAAATAAAGTATAGATATGTATTGTTCGCAACATTATTCTATATACAAGAATTGGTTCATTTTATATTTACTGTTATTATTATCCATATTAATGTTAAATGTAATCCATATATTGGGAAAATTATCGTTTGTTTTATTAATATTAATATCAATATAAGTATTATCAGTATTAATATCAAAATTAATATATGTATTATCATTATTTTGTTCTAGATAATTATCATTTACTGTAATGTATTTACTTACATTATTATTTGACCAATAATGTGAATATGTTATATTAAATAGTGCGATTATTAAGAACCAGACAAACATCTTTAATTTAAAATTAAAAAATGAATGAATATACAATCATTTTTTTTAATAAATAAAAAATAATTTATTTATTAAATTACAATCATAACTAATCTAACTAATTTTTTATTGGTTATTTTGTTGAGACCAGCTCATCTTGCTCAATTCATTCCTGTTTTCGTTCAATAAGTTCTTGTAATCCTTTGCTGTGATATTAGTGATATACTCTTCGATACTGTTTGCCATGAAGCCATTACTAGTCAGCCATTCGGTGTTGTCGGTAATAAGAACTCTCTTATCACTATCAGTTAGGTGCTTAACTGTTTCCTTAATAACAAGTTTGACACGCTTCTTTTCGGCCTTTTCTGCTTCCTTAGCTGCTTTCTTTTCGGCCTTTTCTGCTTCCTTAGCTGCTTTCTTTTCTGCTTTGGCAGCTTCTTTAGCTTGTAGTTTTTCAGCAGCGGCAGATAGCTTAGCTTGAAACTTTTCTTCCTTGGCGGCATCCTTAGCAGCTTGCTTTTGCTTGGACTTGAAATCCTTAGCATATTCCTTAATAGTCATGGTAATTGTCATATCACCGTTATCATTAGCAAATGTAACGGATTTTACAACGACAAGACCATCGCTATTAAGCTCTGCGTTAGGATCAATAGCATCTAGCTGTTGTTTGAGTTTTTCTAGTTTCTTCCCATTCTTCGCTGCTTCCTTAGCAGCTTTCTTTTCTTCCTTGGCAACTTCTTTAGCAGCTTTCTTTTCGGCCTTTTCTGCCTCCTTAGCAGCTTTCTTTTCGGCGTTCTGAATTTCTTTTTGTTCGAATTTTTGGTTAAGTATGTCAATCTGTTCTGGTTTCATTACGATAACCTCCATTTCAGATACGGGGATATAGTTAGCTTCTACTCGATTCCATGAACCGATAATTTCACGGATCCAGTCAGCAGTTTTAAGCTCATCCTTTGGCTTGGGAGAAATTTGTTCGCCATCAGCATTCACAGTCTTAGGCGCACGTGCGTAGAGTTCGTTCTTTTCAATCTCGGTCATTTTTTTATAGTAATTAGATGCACATTTAGTACGAAGATGATTGCGAACATCAGGACGACTGAAAGTGGTTTCAAATGTGGTGGGGTTCATGGTAATGGACATTTTGATAATAGCTTATTGCTTGTTATTGGTCATTAATATACTTATTCAAAAAAGAATCAAAACAAATCAATTTTTTTTGAATAAGTTTCTATAGAAAGTAAAAAATTTTGTTTTTTTTGATATACTAGACCTATTCAAAAAAAATTGATTACTTTTTATAGAAATTTGTAATTAATTATAAAAATCTTTGTAAAATTACTTTCAAAAGTTAGTAAGTTAAAATGGTATGCTCGTACTGCTCTCAAACTGGACACAACGCGAATAGCTGCGAGATGAAGATATACTCTCGTGCTAGATGTATATGGGAAAATGATTATGACCCAATATTTAATCATAATGATTCTTTAAACCGTAAATATTGGTGGAAACGTCCAATTATAAAAATACCACAAGAAGATGGATTTATGTGGTTGTATGATAATCAACTAGGAGATATGGTTGAAATGGTTGTTACAACAAATGATGAGGTTTATAATTTTCATCGACATATTTGTTGGTATATAGATAACAATAGGGAATTACCCGAAACGTGGAGAAATAAACTACAACCGTACTTACATAATGTTACAGATTTAAGAACAGTTTTGGTCAACGTAGGAGTACACGACATAAGATGGAAACCTTTATCAAAGTGTTGGTTTAATTCTAATCATATAAGAGGTTTAAACATTTGTTTTGAAAATCGTGTGGATTCTTTACAAGCACGCTTTCGTGTTATGAAACACCTGCAGACTTTTCATGAGAATCAATTTCCAGATGGTTCGGGTACACGATTTATTACAGATGATGGTTATACTACACCACCACCAAATATAACTTTTAGATCAAGAGTACCGATTATAGACCGTAATATAAACAACAATTTGATAAATTTCATGAATGAAAGTGATACATCAGATAGTGATACTGAAAATGAACCTGTATTTCAATCTCCAAGAGGAGTAGCAGATGAACAACGTATGTTACCTAGAATTAACTTAACAAATATTCCACCTCCACCACCAGATACACAACCAATAAATGTAACCGTATCAGATTCAACAACTTGTGGTATTTGTTGGGACGTATTAGGAGAAGCTAATGTAATGGTAACTAAATGTGGTCATAAATTTTGTTGTGATTGTATTTTATCACATTTTCAAAATGCTGCTGGTAATAATTGTCCGTTATGTAGAGTGGAATATGCATCACGAGTTCCAGGTTGGATTCCACCAGAACAACCAGAAGATAGACCAACAAGACCAACAAGACCAACAAGACCAACAAGACGAAGAACTCGTGATAATTTCCTGTTTGATGAATTTCATTATGAGAGAGGAAATGGGAGTAACAGATTACTAGTAAATGCTATAGTAGAAGCACTAGGAATAGTAGGAGAAGGAAGAGAATTAAGACAAAGATCCATAGTGAGTTAGTAGATAGAATTGTTGTAAGTTAATTAATTAAGTAATTTAGTTTTTTTTTACGCAAACAACAAATAAAAATAAATGAAGTGATATAATTCTACTTTAAATTACTTAGTAATATTCAAATTAGTTGTATATTTTTCAATAAATTCGGTCATCATAAAACGTCCAAATATTTCTTTAAATTCAGATATATTATCTTTTCTATTAGATACAAAATCAGTTAATTCTTTAAATATCGGGAAGAAATTATCTGAGTCATCAAACATATTAAATAATAAATTACTAGCTTCAAAGTTGATTCTAGATTTTGCAACATATATATTTCTTCTTTTATCAAGAATTCTCGATCTACACAAAGGACATAGGTGTCCATTAAGTGATTTATTATAATTATTCATTAGACAAGGAACACAAATTTTATGACTACATTTAGTTACAACAAAGTTATTGTTTCCGATGTCATTAATACAAATGGGACATGTATGCTGTGTATCGGAAGGTGGTGCCGAAGGTACAATTATTTTTGAAAATTGAGACATATTATCTTGATATAACTTCATAGAAATTTATATAACTTAAATTAATTGAGTAAAATCAATTTTAAACATAAATAAAAATAAAATATATTAATAAATATGGATATGGATAGTGATAGTAGTGATAGTGAGTGTGAAAATGAAAATAACGATGAAGCGATGAATTTATTACAAGTTGCTTTAGATAATGAAGAGAATTCTTATATAATGAATTTAAACAGTGACAAAATAGATGACATGAAAATTCTTATGATAGAAAAATTGCAACTATCAGAAGAATATGAATATGAAATTTTAGAAAAACTGCATGATTATATGTACATAGATGAGATACCTCATTTTAAAAGTGGTAGTTATATAAGATGGATAAATTTATTAAACCCAAATGAAATAAGATTAAAACCAGGTGCAACAATATGTGATATAGAAATAAGAGAGGGTGGTACATACATAGTATGTAAAAATAATTATGGAAGAAGAAATTGTTGTTTTCAACTAAAAGCAGATGAAAACTTGATATTTCGCAAATTAAATGACCAAGAAAAAGTAATATTATCAGTAATGAATTATTTAAAAAATTGATAAACTATAAACTTAAGTGTTTAAGAATTTTTTTACTACGTTGGTTACCTTTTCAATTAATTTGTAATAATTTTTTCATTAATATATTTATTATAATTCTCTAAAAAATTATTTTCGTTTTCTAGTTTTCTTAGATGGAATAACACCATTTTTAAATATTTTATTTGTTCTTGTTTTTCCAATAAGATAAGCCTTTTTTTTAGCACATTTAAATTTATAGATAGAAAGATTTTTTTTCTTTAGTACTGAATTTTTACATATACCAATACTTTTTGGTTCTTCAGTATACTTTCTATTAATATTTTTAATACAATTGCATAGTTTTTGGGCAATTATGTTTTCTGCATCTTGTTTCAATTTATTTTTATCGGTTGGAATATTTTTTTCATAATATTTCAAAACTTTTGTATAGTCATCAATTGTTAATGCTGACATATTACTAATAATATATGTAAATATAATAATATATTCATATATTATGTCAAAAAGAATTGTAGTATTTGATATGGATGGAACACTAGGATATTTTTCACAATTATCAATACTATTTAAATCAATAGAAATGTTTTTAAATAAAAGAATAAGTCAAAAATGTTTTAATGAAATAATGAATTTATATAATGAATGTTTAAGACCTGATATATGTGAAATATTTAGTTATTTAATAGAGCAACGTGAGCATGGTAAAATAGATAGAATATGTATATATACAAATAATAAAGGACCTAAATTGTGGACAAGTCGAATAAAAAGGTATTTTGAAGAAATATGTCCTGGTTTAGTATTTGATAATGTAATATGTGCTTTTACAGTAAATGGTGAAATAATAGAAGAAATGAGAACAACTAATAATAAAACGTATAATGATTTAGTTAAATGTACAAAAATGCCAAAAGATACTCAAGTATGTTTTATAGATGACCAAATACATAAATATATGGAACATGAAAACGTATATTATATACACGTTAAACCATACGTATACTCATTAACATTAAATGAATTATTTGGACGTTTTATACATTCCTCAATATTAAAATATGATAAACCCCTATTTATAAATTATTTAAATGCTATGTTTTTAAAAAAAATAAAGTATAATCACGAAAAAAAGGAAAGGGAAGAAATAGATATAGATAAAATAGCATCAAAACAAATGTTAAAATTAATAAGCGAGTTTTAAAGTTTCAACATATTTATTAATTTCTGATAATTCTTCTGGAGTATTTACACCAGTAACTTCTATATATTTAACCAAAGGGATATTGTACATATCAATATTAATTTGTTCATATTTTTTAATAATTTCGATAATATCTGTAAGATAATATTCTCCTTTTTTATTATTATTTTTTAAAAATGGTAAGTACTTACATAATGTAACACTATCAAAACAATAGAGGCCACAATTTACAATATTAACTTTTTTTTCTTCATTTGATGCGTCTAGTTCTTCAACAATTTTTACAAATTTACTATTTTTTGTAATAATTCTACCATATCCATGAGGATTTTCCTTTTCAAAAACAGCAATTTTACATTTATGCATATTTCGAAACATTTTGTTCATAGTATTACTAGTAATACATGGGACATCTCCAGATAGAATAAGTACATCAGAATAATTATATTTAATTAAATATTTTCTACATGTCATGATCGCATGTCCTGTACCTAAAGGATTTAATTGGTCAACAAAATGAATGTTTGTAATATCAATATGTTCTTTAATATTATTTTCAATAAGTAATCTATGTCTTCCAACAACAATAAAAATTTTTCTAGGAGACAATAATAATGCTTCATGAATAATTTTAACTATCATAGGAATACCATCGACTTTATGTAATACTTTAGGTAAAGATGATTTCATACGTGTACCATTTCCACCTGCCATAATAATTATAATTTTTTGTTTTTCAATAATTGTATTCATTATATAAATAAAGAGTAAATATTTTTTATATTTTTACTAATAAAATCATTAGAAATAATAATATTAAGTCCTGTGGTACTAATTAAGAATAATGATGATGTAAATACTAGTTTTCTGTCAAACTCAGTAAAAACATGTTTAGTAAAAGGATTGAATCTAAATAATAATAAAAATACAACGAATGTTCTAAAAAATAATTGTAAATTATCTAAGTAATTTTGTAATTTTTCATCGCTAAATTTTTCTTTTAAAATACTATTATCTAATATTGATATTTTATGAGAATAATATAGATTAAAAGCAATAATAAAATACAAAATATATAATAACATGACAGTAATATCAAAAATATTTTCATATATTTTTTTCATGCAGGTGATATATATATGGGGTATATAAAATTATTAGTAATATCATTTATATTAATAATCATTTAATTAATAATATTTAATATAAAATTATATTATATAAATTATATATGGATCAAGAAAAAATGTATGGTGTAGTAGATGGGGGATATTTATGTAGAAATGAAGGCCATGATTATATAAATGACGGATTTTATAGAAGAAATATACCCGATAAAAAACTAGAGAATCAATTTAGTTTTAGACCAGTTCCTACAAAATATGTTAAATATCCTGCGTTACATGTAAGACATACTAATAATATATCAGAAGAAAGACAATTTTATGAAGTGTCTGATAATTTTAATCCAGGAAATGATAAAGGACCATATTCTGGATATATAAAAAATGTAGATTTAGAAAATAATTTAAGAAATACATATTTTGGGCTACAAAAGTGTAATCAATCAGTTTATGTACCAAAATCGAATAGTGATTTATATGTAGATACAGTAAAAGCAAATAATGAAATATCTAATTCTCAAATGCAACATGGATTATTATTTCAAAGTCAAGATTTCAAACCATTTAATCCAGATAAGCATTCAAGATCTATTGAAATATTTAACAATCATACTAGAAATCAACGTTCTTTAAAATAAATATATAATATAAAATAACTATATTATATATATGGCACGAAGAATAACTAATAAAAATAAGAATAACAATCATAGTAGTAAAAAAAAAGGGAAGAAAACACGAAAAAATAAAAAGGACAACAAAAAAGATGACGAATTTATAAAAGATGTATGTAACATAAATACAAATTCTAATAATAACTTTACATGTTATACTAGTGATATTTTGGGAAAATTAAAAGAGGCATGGAATATGAAACATCCTGAGGATCAAATTAACTATACAGATAATTTAAATATATGGAAAAAATTAAAAAATAAATTGAGTTATACATGTAGACAAGAATCGTGTTGGATGCGAAAATTATTAAATAAACTGGATAACAAGAAAAAATTAATAAATGATTTCTTTGCTCCATTTTCTCCAAGTGAATGGAAAAAAAACCCTAATGAGTGGTTAAGTAGTATAGATATAACTAAAGTAATGAAACAGTATGAAAAAAAATATAAAAATTTCGAATTTATAGGACCATCTCCCATAGATTATGATTCTCAAATGGCATTTGGTGAATGTGTTTGGGAAGAATTATGTAATTTTAATTTAGAAAAATTATTAAAACGAAATTTAAGTAAGATAGGAGTAATTTTTAATTTAGATCCTCATTATAAGGGAGGATCTCACTGGGTATCTTTGTTTATAGATATAAGTTCAAAGAAAGTATACTATTTTGACAGTGTAGGTAAAAAAATACCAAGACAAATAAAAAAATTCACAAATACTGTTATATCTCAAGCAACGATGTTAGGTATAAATTTAGAATTTGATGAAATATATCCAAATGAACATCAAAAAAAAGATACTGAATGTGGTATGTATTCAATTTATTTTATAACAAATATGATAAAAAATACAAAGATGTGGGATACTATATTCAAAAGTGGTACAATATCAGATAAAGAAATGGAAAAATATAGAAAAATATATTTTAATACCATATATTAATTTAAAAAAATATTATAATAATTTATTATAATATGTTTCTATCTAAGGATAATAAGGGGTTCTTATGGGATTTAATGTTAGAAAATAAAACATTTAAGAATGAGATAGACAAAAATGTTATAATTGTAAAGAAAGCATTTGATAATTTATTAGAGGAAATTGAAAAAACAAATAGTAATAATGAACTACTCGAAAAAAATAAAATGTTTTTACTTGAAATGAATAATAAATTGTCCGAAAATAAACTCGTTACTAGTGAAGAAATTAAGGGTAAGAGAGTAAGTGATTTTGAAAGTAGATTACAAAAAAGACAAGATGAATTTACTCTCTCTATGAAAAAAGAAGTACCAGATGAAATAAATTTTAAGGATGATGCTGATAGACCATTACATAATGTAGAAGAAGAACTCCAAAAAAAAATTAATGAGAGAAGATACGATAATCTTAATATTACAAATGAAGATGTTGTTATTGCAGAAAAATGGATTGGAGTTGAATTAAATTCAGATGTTTCTTTTAATGAGATCGAAGAAATTCATAAAATAACAGAAGGAAATCAAAATGATTCATTTATACCAGAAACAGATACAGATATATTTAGTAAGTTAAAAAAGGTTGATGATAGTACAATAAATAATACTAATGATAGGGTTTTATTATATATAAAAAAAATAGATAGAAAAATAGATATGTTAATTGAGTATATTCAAAATATAAAAAAATAAGTTAATTAATATATAAATATATTGTATGAATAAAAAAAAAGGTAATAGCAAAGTATATAATAATGAAGTAGATGATGTAAGAGATTCATGGAGAAATGTAAGTAATGGAAATATTGCAAGTGATAAATATGATGATGAGTTAGTTGGAAAATTGATAGAAAATTTGAGAGATAGAGAAAAAATAGATATTGATAAAGATACTATGAATACAATATTAGATCATAAAACATATCCTAAATTAAGTATGTGGCCATATTGGTACAGAAGATCTTATGAAAAATTAGATGATAATCAAAAAAAAAATTATTTATTATCTTTACTAGCAATTAATAAAAAATCATCGAATAATACAACTATTGAAAAGATAAAAGATGAGTTAAAAGAGGAATCTGAAACAATATTATCCGCAAATAAATCAGAAAAAATATCAGATATAATATACGAAGCAGAAAAATCTAGTATAATAGCATTAATTATGCAAACAGATACAAATTTAAATAATACTATGATATCTTTTATTGAAACATTAATAGAAATAACACGTCAAGGAATAGAAGCATGTAAAGAAATAGATAGAATTTGTGGAATTAATAATATAAAACAAGAGTTTAATTATAATATAATAGAATTATTAAATTTAGGTATGCCATTAGAACGAATAAATTTACAAAATAAATCGGATAAATCACCAAAAAATACAATTCCTGGTTCTTTTGTTATAACTCAAACCCATTTGACTAAAGAAGGATTAAGAGAACTGAATTATAGAGAATTAGTTCAACTAATGAACTGTTTTTGGAATTGTACTAATCATCCATTAATAACTAAAGACGGTAAAAATAGTCATATATGGGGTGAATTTACTGAGGGTAACAAGGGTAGCGCTTGTTCAGGAGCATCTATTAAATTACAAACAATAACAAATACAGCTCCACCACTTAATATGATATATGAGAAAATAGCAAAAAATGTTGGGAAAACATCGTTTAATTTAACAATTAATAAGTACGAAAAAATAAAATTATTCATAGATAAAATAAATATATTTAATCAAGCATTACAAACAATTGATATACATGTTGATATACCATCGGGAAGATTTCCATTATGTTTTGATTTTAATGATCATAAAAAAAATTGGAAGCAAGTTATAGAATCTATAAAAGGAGAAGATGAAGAAATATTTAAAATTTCAATAAATAGTGATTTTTTGAAAGATATTCAAAATACTGTCAAACCAACAGGAAGCGAAATAATATTAAGTACTAGAGAAAAAAAGTACATACAGAGATATAAAAAACTAAATGAGCGAAATAAACATGTTAATCAAGAAATTAATGATGGTATTATTAATTGGACAACAGGGTTTTCTTTATATAAATTAGATATAAATGGTATTTTAAATTTTAATATGTTAGGAAAAGGTAATAAGGATGAAGATACTAGTGAAAATGAAGCTGATTATAAATATAAATATATTAAAACTGGATTATCAGGGTCAACATCAAAGTATTTACAGTTAGCATACTTTTGTGGTATAGAAGATTTAACAAGTATATATTATTGTGCACTAGCTTATTTAGTCGGTTGCTATCATCATACATGGTATGAAGTAACTAAAAGTGCAATTGATTTTCGTAATGATTTAGGTTTACAAAGTGACATAGAATCACATACCGCAAAATATAACAAAGGAGTTTTACAACAGGTAAAGTTAAATATAGATACAACCTATTGGAAACCAAAGAATAAGGATTTTCTTAATCGTGAAATATTAACTTGTGAAACACGTAGACAAATAAATAAATTATTGCCTAATCATAAAAGTAAAGAAGGAGTTGGTAGTGATTTATCACCAGGTAAGAATTATTTTCAATTCTACAGAAAGTATTTATTATCTTTGTTACCTATTTATAATGGTTATGGTAATATGAAATTATTTATAGAAAGTTTGAATATAACTGAGAATAAACCCAAGACAAAAGTTGGAATACAGACACGTCGAAGAAGTGTTGGTGGGAAAAAGAGAAATAATAGAAGAACACGTAAGAAAAAAAGTAAATTTCCATACATATCATTCGGGGGAGGATTAATATAATTATAAAAATGAAGATATATATTTAATAATATCTATATTCATTAAGACATTTTTTACTGCATTTATTTTGGTTAGACATTTATCAACATACTTATTAATACAAAATAAATACTTTCTTTTTATCCATTTTTGTTCATTAGTATACATTTGTATATATTTTGTAATATCAACAGGATAACCGTATAAATAGTCAAGTGGAGTGTATCCATAACTGTCTTTAGTATATATATTAGAACCATTAAGAATAAGTGGTTCAATATACTCAATTACTTTTCTCATACAAGCTAAATGTAAAACAGTATGACCGTTGTCAGTTTTTAATGACATATCAATAGTATAGTTTTTTATCAAATGATTAAAAAATATAGTATTTTGATTCCATATGGAGAGCATGATAGGTGTCCAATTATAACATAGTCTTTTATTTTCATGATTATAATTATTATATAACTTATCAAATCGTTTTTCATCACCATAAATAATTGAATTATCAAAATCACTTCTGTATTTTTTCAGAGAGTAATTTGAATCATATTGATGTGAAGCAGTATGAAAAGAGTTTATCATTAAACAATAAAAATATTTATCATTATGAATTGTTGGTGAACAATCAGTATTTTCAGATAGTTTTGATGTCATAATATAAAGAAATAGTAATTTTTATATTAAATTTTGTTATAATAATAAAGAAAAATTAGAGTATATAGATATAGATAATACTTTAATATGACAAAAATAAAAGTATACGTGATTATCTTAAAACACGAAGTAAATTTACTTATAGAAATGAAAAAACAATTAAATTATTTAAATATAGATTATGAAATATTTGATGCAATATATGGTATGGATTTAAATGATGAATATTTTAGAAAAAATGGAATAACAATAGATGAAAATTTTAGAAATCCATATACACATATTACATTAACAGTTGGTGAAATAGGTTGTGCATTAAGTCACTATTATTGTTGGAAAAAAGCATATGATGATAATATAGATTATTCAATTATAGTAGAATCAGATGCTATATTTAATTACAATTTTAAAAATGTAGTAAATAGTGTTATTGAAAAAGCACCAAGCTTTGATTTATTATATTTGGGTCGAAAAACATTTCATGAAGATTTTAATGATGTATTAAAAATAAATGACACATATAAATTAGTAAATCCTTCATTTTCGTATTGGGGGATAGGATATATGCTTAGTAAAAGTGGTATAGATAAGTATGTAAATTCACGTTTTTTAAATAATGTTATACCTATTGATGAATTTTTACCGCTTATGTATCTAAATATAAATTCTGGATACTACAAAAAAAGGAATTATAATTCTGTGGAAGTAAAAGCTCTTGCTTTAAAACCATCTATAATTACACCAAAAAAAAATACATTTATGTATTCGAGTACAGAAAACCAACCATATTATAAGTTAAAATTTCCAACGAATTTTTATAATAATATAATACAAGTAGTAACAGTAGGAACTGACCCAGTAGATGGATATAATCGATTTATTGAAAGTACAGTTATATATGGTTTTCCGTATATATGCTTAGGTTTTGGATCAACATGGAGAGGAAATGATATGGCAAATGGTACAGGTGGTGGTCATAAAATAGTATTACTTCAAGAATATTTAGATACGTTTAATGATAATGATGAACGAATTATACTATTTAGTGATTGTTATGATGCAGTATTACAAGGACCACCAAACTTAGTAATAAATAAATTTGTAAAAATGAAACAAAAAGAAAAGTTTGATATTTTATTTTCAGCAGAAGCATTAATTTGGCCAGATAAATCATTAAGTTCTGAATTTCCTGATGTAGGGACACCATATAAATTTTTAAATTCTGGTGGTTTTATTGGTTCAATAAAACATTTAAAACAACTAGTAAATGACAAAGTAGAATGTTACCAAGATGATCAATTATATTACCAAAAACAATATTTAAAATCAGTAAAAAATGATATTAATTTAAAAATTAAATTAGATGCAACCTCAGAAATATTTCAAACATTAAGTTCTCATTTAAATTACATAAAACTAGATATTTCTATGTCTAAAGTATTGAATACATTAACAAATACAGTACCGATGGTTATTCACGGTAATGGAGATGTTAATTCAAAAATATTTATAAACAGGATATGTAATTATATTAACGTAAAGTACAGAAATAATTTTGGATATAAAGATAGTCATACAATAAAAACGAAATTAAATATAGATTTTGATAAATTTCCAATTATATTAGCTATATTAAAAATAGAGACAATAACTGATGCTAAGAATATCTTTAATTATATAAATTGTATTAAAAAACAACAATATCCTAGTTATAAAATTCATTATCTAATTCTTAATTGTACAAATGATAAAAAAATATTAAAATATATAATGGAAGTAACATCACAATTAGAATTATTATTAAATATAGAGTTACAATATACAAAAATAAATAATTCATGTAGTAGTTTACGTGATTGGTATTGTAATATTCTAAATAGGATATATGAAAAGTATGATTATATATTAATGTGCGTTTTAACACAGATAATTAACAATGATACATGGTTTATAAAAGCAATATGTAGTAATTTAAATGTAGTAGCACCGATGCTAGTTAGTAAAAATAATAAGTATACTTCAAATTTCAATACAGAACTAAGAAATGATAACAAAATATTAACACCTGAATATTTATATATATTAAATAGAGATCACAAAGGATATTGGAACGTACCGTATATTTCTGGAAATATATTAATTAATAAATGTAAATATAATGAAATATCAAAAGCGATTAGTAATGAAACGATACAAGATGAGGAAAAGAATAATTTTAATATGTTTTTTGGTAGATGTCTACAAGTAAGAGGTATATTTATGTATATATCGAATTATCATGAATATGGATATATTTTGGATAATAAATTAGATCATTTTATATCACAATATGACTGATGTGGTGTATGGTAATAATTAAATTATAAAATATAATATAAATAAGTAATAATATTATATTTTAATTAAAATCGATTTTAGTAGTACCATCTGGATTTTGTATAACTCTTCCAACAGGAAGCATATCAATTTCGGGGTCTTCTTTTGCTTTTTTATATATATCAATATCATATAATATACCTGTAGGTTTACCTTGGTCATCCATTTTCATAGCATATCTTTTACCATCAGCAGTAAAAACACGTGCTTTAAAAATGACTTCTTTTTTATTAACTTTTTGGATAGATCGGTCTGTTTCTTCATTCGCAATATTAGGTTTATATGAGTATACATTAGGGTCACTTTCATCAGAAAATGAATAACATTTAAGATCATCGCTAGATGTTGATTTAAATTGTATAGCACAGTCAATAGCGGTTTCTTTAACACATTTTAAAAGTTGTTTATGTATATTTTGTTTTCTCCTAGACAATTCATAAAGGTTTTCATCGGTAGTAAGTGGTATTTTATTTGATTTATCAGTTTTACTTACATCATATCTAAGTAATTCGGTAGATGCAGATTTAGTTTGATTTTCACTAAGTTTCATTAAGTATATAATAACCTTAATATTACGAAGTGGTTCTTCTAAACTTTCATGACTACAAATACGTCTAGCACGTCCAATAACTTGTTCTGTTCTGACGGGGTGCCAATAAGGCTCCATAATATGAACAAATCGTGTATTTTTTAAACTAATACCTTCAGCACCAGAAGCACTAATAATAATAAGTTTAATAATTTCTCCCATATTGTTATTAGGAGCAGCCTGTTTTAACTGCATAGCAAGATTATTAGGCAATAAATTCCAATCACCATTATAAATATTTCTAATTAATTCTTTTTCTTCTGGACTTTCAGTACCAGTATATAATGCAAACATACGTTGTCCAACAATAATACCTTCAGGAATGTCTAAAACATATTGGCCAGATGAATTTTTGGTTAATTTAAATTGTATGAAGCCATTAGCTTTTAAAACAAGTGAAAAAATACCAATACCTTCAACAGTTCTAAATTGACTATATAATAGATGTAAACCTAGATTCTCAGGATTAAGAATATTTTTTAATATTTTTAAAAACTTAGGACTATACATTTCAAGTCCTTCAACAGATAATAATCTGTCGGCATTAGAAGCTAAAAAGTCTAACGCATCCCTTAGTTTTTGTTTATAGGATAACTGTATGGATGTTGGTTTTTCAACATCATCTTCAGAAATACCAGCATTAGAATTTTCAACTCTATCTTTATCGGTTAATCCATCGATATCATCTTCGTTATTCATACTATCAATATTTTCAGCGATACCTCCTTCATTAGGAAAGGGTCTAGGATAATCTTCAGGAAAAACAAAATTACAATAAGATCGAGAGAAAATTCTGTATGATGAAGCACTATCTGTAAATAGATTATTATTTTTTTTTTTATTTCTGTCTTTAGTGATCTCAGTATTTCTAACATCTTGATATTTAGAAAATTGATAATCACTCATTTCGATACGTTCTGGATAAAAATCTTTGTCTGCATCATATTCAGGCATGAGATTTTCTTTATCATTAAGATATGATGTTAAACCGACAATTCTACGTTTAAAAATATCAATATTCTTCAAATCACCCTTATCTGAATCAATAAATTTATTATTAAATTCATCTAATTTATCAGGTAATGCATTAGTTAAAACAATTTTTATGTTAGACTTTAAACATTCTATATTATTTGATGTAAGTGTTTTAACAATTTTTTCAATAAAAACATTATCATCCATAATATCACCATTTGTGTTTAATTTAACACCAGTATATTCATTCCTATAAACAGTATTGACAAATCCAAAAGGGTTTCGTGTAATAGTAAGAACATTAGCATTATATCCGATATAATCAAGATGTTTTTCATTTTTCAATAATTTTTGTAAAAATTCAATAGTAATTCTATTTTTCAGTTCTTTAGTTTCATTAATAGGGATATGCCATGTCTTAATATAACCTCTTAAAATATTAAACATAATGCCTAATTCATTAGGATAATTAATAATAGGTGTACCTGTTAAAAAGACGATTTTACAATTATTAGCACGCATAAGCATATCATATAACATTAAAGAAGGCTCGTCAGTTTTTCTGAATCCATCTGTAATGGTCATTTTATATTTTTCAATTTTATTTACAATACGACTAACAAAATTATGTGCTTCATCAATAATAACAACTTTATTATCAAACATATTTATAGTTCCACTAGCAGTAAGTTCTTTAATCTTATTTCTTCTAGATAGAGAACCATTATAATTATGAAAAATGTACTTTTGGTCAATCATAGTTCTTAGCTGTGAATTTAAACTATTTTGTTCTACTTCTGATAATTTATCATAATTGGTATTTTTTTTCACATTAACTAACCAAGCACCATGTTGAGAATTAATATAAGCGACTGGTAGGTTTAGAGCAGAGGATAATATTTCAATAAGTTCTGGGTTTTCGTCTGTATTAATAAATTCCCAAAACTGTTTTTTTTTATATATAGGATTTCCACAATTTTTAATTTCTTCAATATAGTTTGTTTTTAATGAAGCAGGTGTTAATACAACAACTTTTTTATTAGTAATCATAGATTCAGCTGTAATAATAGAGACATTTTTAATAATATTTTCAGCAATAGCAATAGATGAACATGTTTTACCTGATCCTAAACCATGATATAATAATACCCCACGATATGGTGTATAAAGATTAATATAATCTCTTACAATTTTTTGATGTGTAAATAATGATTGTTCTTTTTTACTGCTTTTATCTTGACATGTTTCTTTTGTTTCATTTAAGATTTCTCCTCTATAAGGCTTTAACAAAGAATTAATAAATCTAATAAAAGTTTCACGATTGTTCATAAAGTATTTAGACTTTAATATTGGTTTACTTTCTTTATCGATAGGTAATCTATTCATTAATAATTCGTCGCCTATTAGAATCTCTTTAATTTCAGGGATAGCAGCGACAGTCATATCAGTTAAATCTTGTTTTAATTTCTTCTTTTGTGCAGGCTTAATAATAAGTTTATTAATAGCATCTTTTTTAATTTTTTCTTTTACTTCTGGTTCTTCGATATCCTTTTCAACTTTTTGTACGGTAATATCAATAACCCTTTTTTTAGATTTAATTGATTTCATAAATTTATCTCTATTAATAAGTTTTTCACTAGTTTTATCTTCAATAATAATATTTACATCATTTTTTTTTCCATCATCACTAGTAGTTTCAATAGTAATATCGACATCAAATTCTTTTAATTTAGATGAAATAGGTTTATTAAATAAAGTTTTTAATTGTTGATTACTCATATATTATTTAATCATATAAAAAGATTATTGTTTTAATCAATTAATTCAATAGATTTTGCACAAGCATCTTGTTCTGCTTTCTTCTTAATTTTATGAACAGACTTACATAGAAATATAAAGGCCTTACCATCATTTTCTGATGCGATATCATGAACCTTTTCAAATGTTCCAAGTGTTCTAAATGAGATAGCATCATCAATCTTTACTTCATGTATTTGTTGCCCTAAACAAATAAATACACCCATAGTGTAACCAACTTCTGCATCATATTCTTCAGTTTCAATATAGTGTGGTGTAACCTTAAATTCTTTTTGTATCTTGACTTGAAGTATATTTTTAAAATTGTCATCATTATTAATGAGTTCATTCCAATTAACATGTTTTTCAAAAACATTTTCTATAAAAATCTGTGCATATTGAAATCCTGGTCCTGTTACAAAGAAATTATTAAATAATGCATTTTCATCATTCATCTCAGTTTTATTAAAATCTAAAAATAGTGCTCCCAGAAAAGCCTCAAATAAACATCCCAATTTCTTGTGATTAGTTCTAATACCTTTTTCTTCTGCGTGTTTAGAAATAATGTACCACTTATGTAAACGCATTTCATATGCAATTTTGCCAATAGCTTCGTTTTTCACTAAAGCAATTTTCTTTTCTGTCATAAATCCTTCGTTTTCTTTAGGAAAACGTCTATATAAATAAAATTTTACAATACATTCTAGAACACCATCACCTAAAAACTCAAGTCTTTCATTAGATTTACTACGTAATGGTAAACAATCCATAGGTTGTTCTGTAATTATAATATTGTTTTTTTCGTTTTCAATTTCGGGTCTTTTTGTATAAGAGCGATGATCAAAAGCCCTCTTATACAATTTTAAATTGGTGACTTTTCCAGGTAATCCGTACCTATTTAGGATTGATTGAACTTCCTTTAATGTTATTTCATTATTTATATTATTATATGGATTAAAAATTAATTTATCCCCCTGTTTAATAATATCGTCATCTAATTTACCTGACATATATTTAGTGAATTATTATATTTATATTGTTTTATAATTGTTGTTATAAAAAAAAATATATATGATATATATATAATGCGCACTTTAAACGGAAGAGCCAAAAATGCTAGTTCTTTAATTAATTCTGCTTCTACAGGTTCATGTGGAGGTCCTGCCAAAGGAGGAGTTGTTCAAGCTGTAGCATACCCAAGAATCGCAAAGGGCGTTCTTTTATCTAGAGCACCTAATCAACGCCAAATGGTATGCTCTATGGGAAATATGGTCCGTCAATACAGATACCAAGCTGGTAAGAAAATTTTGGGTTAAGTTATTTTATTTATACTTAAATACATATTAAATACTAATATATTTAATATGCAAATCATTTCAGATTGTCGTGAAAATTCTTTATTAACACAGTTACATGCTCAAAATGAATTTTATGACCTTAGTTTAAATATTACTTCTAAAAATTTACATTTAGGTGATATTATAATTAGTGATATTTCAGAGAATCCTATTGTCATTTTTGAAAGAAAAACATTATATGATTTAGCATCTAGTATAAAAGATGGTAGATTTAAAGAACAATCTGAGCGACTCATTAATTCAAATTCATTAAATAATCATAATATCTGTTATTTAATTGAAGGGAGCATGAATTCATATAATGAAAAAAAAGGTAGAATGGAAAAGAGAGCGTTATGGTCCGCATTAACCGACCTAAATTATTTTAAAGGATTTTCAATATTTAGTACTGTTGATACAAGACAAACAGCTGAATTTATTCTAAGATATTGTGATAAATTATCAAGAGAATTTAAAAAAGGGAAATTAACATATGAGCAAGTAACCTATTCTGATACTGTTAAAAGTGTGAAAAAAGAAAACATAACTAAAGAAAATATACACATAATAATGTTAAATCAAATACCTGGTATTAGCAGTAAAATATCAAAAGCTATCATGGATCACTGTGGAAATTTACAAAAACTAATTGATATATGTAATACAAATAAAGAAGAATTATTTGAATTATGTACTACTGATAAAAATGATAAAAAAAGAAAAATTAATAAAACTACAATCGAAAAATTAATAAATTTTTTAATATAATTTTATAATATGGGAGATTTATTGACTAATGATATTCTAGCACAAAAAGTGTCAACTGAACAGATTTATGCTATGTCCACAGATCCATGGAACCAATCTTTAATGTTATGTCCCGAGAAAAAACAAATGGTTAAATTTTTAGCAGATTATGCTAATAAAAATCTAAGATGTAAAGTAATAGTAGATATTGGTTGCGGGTTAGGTTGTTTTTGTAATTTTTTATATAATCATACCAAATTTAAAAAAATTATTGGTATAGATAATGCTAATTCTGCTATTGAAAGAGCTAATAAAAGCTTTGGGCATTTAGAAACTGTTTCTTTTGATGTAATAGATATATCGGACCGAATTTCAGCAATTAAACTACTTGCATATCAACCGAATGTAATATTGATGTCAGATATAACTTGGTGTATTATTGAAAAATTACCTGATATTAAAAGATATTTACGAGAAAATTTTAGAGGTAAATATTTAATACATGTTTTACAAATACCAGTTTATCAAGAATATACACAACTTATTACTAATCATGCAAGTATATTAAAATACTTCAATTTTGAATATATTTTTGATGGTGAGTTTTACAAAAATAAAGATGAAGAAATAGAATGTGTATCATACTTTTTGGCAAAAATTAAGTAAATTAATAGATATATAACTTATATAAATTATATATATATGATAAAAACACGATTACAGATAATGAATAATGAAAAACATCTGTTTAGATAGTTTCTTTATCTTGTTTAGTTCTTTTAGTAATCGCATTTTCATAATTAGCGATTAATTTTGCTGAATAATATGCGATAGCTGCTGCTATTCCGCCTATTAGAAATGTTTCAATACCTCCCATGATTTTATATTCTTTTACATAACCAAGTATGAAAAGTAGAAAGCCAAGTACATAAGAAGATATTAAAAATGGGTTATTAAATTTAAAGAAAAATGGAAGTAATGGAAAAATTCCGATTGTAGCAAATGAAAAAAATGTAATTAAACCAACCATTAATGCGTTTTGTCCTTTAACACGAGCTTTTTCTGCGAGGTAACTAGATACTCCCATACTAAATCCATCTGATAGTATAGCAGCTAAACCTAAAATTATAATAACGCTTGTTGATAAATCACCGCCTAAAGAACCAGCTATAATAGCAAATGTAGTGATTAATCCATCTACACCTCCATAAATTATTTCCGAATAATATTTAATCATATATTATATAAATAGAAAACAATAATATAATATATTAATGAATACCGATAATGAACGTCCTGATTGGAATGATTATTTTAAAGAAATTGTTCAAGTAACATCAAAAAGATCTCCATGTACGAGACTAAAAGTGGGTTGTTTATTAGTTAAAGATAATAGAATAATAAGTCAAGGATATAATGGATTTTTACCCGATTGTCCACATCATAGTATAATTAGAGACAGACATGAACAAGCAACTATTCATGCTGAACAAAATGCTATAAGTGATTGTGCAAAAAGAGGGGTTTCTTGTTTAGATTGTAAAGCTTATATAACACATTATCCTTGTGTTATATGTACAAGAATATTACTTGCTAGTGGAATATCTACTATATATTACATAGATGATTATAACAACGATAATTTAGTTAAATATTTCTGTGATTTGAAAAATGTAAAAATAGAGAAGTTGTAAATGAGAAAGGTGTTGAGGGGCGAAAAGCTATCAACAAGAAGCAGGTGTCTAGGATTGTCTTTAACTCAGTATTTAAACAGCATACATACCACTAGCGATTGTTTTTCTGATATATTTGTTCATTTACTGTTTTATCAATTACTTCCTGTTCAACAGTTTTATCACTATATTTAACTCCACCCCAGTTACTCATCATAGCATTTGGACTATATTTACGTGTAACTTCATCCATAGAATACAATTTATCTAAAGGAGTATTTAATCCAATATATTGATTTTGTGAGTCATATCCTGGATATGAATTTTGATTAAATGGTTTATCGTCATGATTAGAATCCAATAATTTAGAGTTTAACTGCATTTCACTTTTTTTTGGTTTAATTAATTCACTAGGTAAATTGTTTTGTAAATTATTAGGATCTTTTATTTTATAAACAGATTTTCCCTGTACGTCATATGATTGTTGCAAGAATAATAATGGACATCTAATATTATGGCTTCTTTGCCATTCAATAAATTCTGAATATTCTTCTAAATTATCGAACTGTATAGGATTAACTCCTGGAACTTCATCAAGTTTAGAATTATATAAAAATATTTTATCCCCTTTTTGAATTAACATGTCAGGACATCTATTACCAGAAAATGATTCAATTACATCATCACTTTTGTATGTTAAAACAACATATAATCCTAATAAAAAGAGTATGATAGCTAAAATAAATTTGGTAGTAACTTTATACATATATAATTATGTGATAAAATAAATCTAATAATAATATATATGGTAAAAGTTTATTATATAGAAAAAAGAAGTGACACTAAGAAAATAAAAGATTTAAATGCTGATATTAATAATAAAATAAAAGTTGTTTGTTTAATATATTTGAACGGTTGTCCAGCATGTGAAAGTGTTTCAGGTGATTGGTTAAATGCATCAAAAATATTTAAAAAGGTGCATAGTGACAATAATATTGCAATAGCTTATATAAATAGGGATGCGTTACCTGATATTGATTATAAACAAGAGGTTTTTGCATTTCCACATTTTTCCACAATTACGGGAAAAAACATAAAAAATTTTGAGCCTGATAGATCAGAATCTGGATTAATAAAATTTATGGAAGAACAATCAGAAAATGAAAAAGTAATGACAGGGGGTAAAAAGAAACCAAAAAGAAAATATACGCAAAGAAAAAATAAACACAAAAAGAAAATAACACAAAAGAATAAAAAAGATATGTACTATTATAACCAATCTAAGATGATAACAGATGGATATATAAAAACAGGTATACATTCAGTATACTATTCATGTTATGGAAATAAAAATGGTAAGCCTGTATTAGTAGTTCATGGGGGTCCAGGTGCTCCACCTTCACCTAAAACTACTAGAATGTTTAATCCTAAAAAGTATTTTATAGTATTAATTCATCAAAGAGGTTGTGGTAAAAGTACTCCAACAGGAGAATTAAAAGCAAATAATACACATGAATTAATAAACGATTTTGAAAAAATTAGAAAAAAACTAAATATTAATAAATGGATGTTACTTGGAGGCTCGTGGGGTTCATTTTTATCCCTTGTATACGCTATAAAATATCCTGGTAATATTTCAGAAATTATTGTATCTGGGATATTTTTAGGCGGAAAAGATGAAGTTGATTGGGTAAATAGTGGTACAGGTGCTAATTATTTTTTTCCAAAAGAATGGGAGGAATATATTAAACAAATACCTATAAATGAAAGAGATAACTTAATACAAGCTTATGGTAAAAGATTTGAGGGTGAACTAGGAAATAAAGTAAAAAATAAGGCACTATATAATTGGGCTAAATGGGAAGAATCTGTGGCAAACTTAGAACCGAATAACAAATCAGAGATAATAAAAAGTATCAAAAAAAATGATTTATACAAGACATTTGCTATGTTTGAATACCATTATTTTAAAAACAACTGTTTCGTCCCTAAAAATTACTTGAAAAACAAGGAAGTATATAAGGTATTAAAAAATATACCTGTTGAAATTATTCATGGTAGGTATGACATGATATGTCCCGCATATATTGCATATGACTTACATAAATACATTCCTCATTCTAATTTATATTTTACAACAGCAGGACATAGCTCTTCAGATATAAAAAATAGAAGGAAAATAATTGAAATTACTGATAAATATGTTTAAAATTGATTTATAATCATATAAAAATATTATTATAAATTAACGTAAGAATATGAGCCTAGAGTATCGATTATTTGATTTTAACATCTCAAATAAATCTTTTGAAGATGATTTGGATGATGATGATAGTGGAGAAGAAGTAAATTATAAAGATAATAAAATGTTTGAAATTGAAATGTTCGCAATTAATGAAAAAGGAGAAACAGCTTCAATAACAGTTTCTGATTATATGCCATTCTTCTTTGTAAAAGTTGGTCATTCGTGGAAGGACAAAGATGTGAAGGTATTCTTGGATCAAATTAAAAAAGAGATTAAACCTTATTGGCACGATAGTATTATATCTTGTAAATTAGTAAAAAAGAAGAAACTTTATGGTTTTGATGGAGGTATTAATCACAACTTTATAGAAATGACATTTAAAAATACGATGATAATGAATAAAATAAAATATCTGTTTTACGATGATAATAATAAGCAAAAGTTGAAAAGAGGGTATTTATGTAAAGGAGTATATACACAACTTTATGAAGCGAATATCCCTCCTCTACTTAGATACTTTCATGTTGAAAATATTAGTCCATCGGGTTGGGTAAGACTTGATAAATTTCGTGAAACAAAAGGTAATTCTAAAAGAACTAGATGTTCAAGAGAATTTAAAGTAAAATGTGGTGATTTAAAACCGTTAAATGATAAGGAAACACAGGTACCATACAAGATATGTAGTTTTGATATTGAGGCTAGTAGTAGTCATGGTGATTTTCCTTTACCTAAAAAAGATTATAAGAAATTAGCAACAAATATTATTGATATTTGGAAATCACATACAAATATTTCGGATTTAAAAGCTAAGAAATTAATTGAAACATTAGTATTATCTGCTTTTGGATATGGATCAAATAATGATATAGATTTAGTCTATCCTAAGTGTGGTCGTGTTGATAAAGAAGAATTATCAAATACAATTAAGGAATGGTTAAAAAAAAGAGTAAAAACAGATGATAAAGAAACAAAGGAAGAACAAACTTATGATTATGAAGATATTGAAGAAGATATTACAGCATTTAAATTTGGTAATCAAAAGAGTAAATTTTTGAAAAAAGATGTTTCAGTATATGATATTATTACCAACAGTTCATATGAATATGATGATAAGATAACGTTACTAACTAAATCATTTACTAATGTATTTCCCGATTTAGAAGGTGATAAAGTAACATTTATAGGGTCTACTTTTTGGAGATATGGTGAAAAAGAACCATACTTAAACCATTGTCTAGTTCTAAATGAATGTGATCAATTGTCACAAGATAAAACTCAAATTGATACAGTTAATAATGAGAGTGAACTACTTGTATCATGGAAGGATTTAATTTTAAAAGAAGACCCTGATATTATAATTGGTTATAATATATTTGGTTTTGATTATCAATTTATGTATGAACGTTCTGTTGAAACTGGGTGTCAACGACAGTTTCTTGAAATATCTAGAATAAAAAAAGAAATTTGTCACGAAGAATACTCTCCTGGTAAATTTAGACTCGCTCAAACTAAAATTGTAATCGCTAGTGGAGAACATGACTTGAAGTATGTTAATATGACAGGACGTCTTCAAATTGATCTTTATAATTATTTTAGACGTGATTATAATCTAGATTCGTATAAACTTGATTATGTTGCTAGCTACTTTATTGGTGATAAAGTCAGTAAATTTGAAAATATAGATTCTCAAACAATCATACATACCAGTAATATGACTGGATTATATATTGGAAGCTTTGTTCATTTTGAAGAAACAAGTCACAGTACAGATTATTATAAAGATGGTGATAAATTTAAAATTGTAGATATTAATAAGGAAAATAAAACATTTACACTTGATAGTATTGAACAATTTGATATGTCAAAAAGTGTAAAATGGGGAATGTCAAAAGATGATGTTACTCCGCAAGATATTTTTAGAATGACTAATGAAGGACCTGATCAAAAAGCCATAATTGCAAAATATTGTATTCAAGATTGTAACCTTGTTCATCATCTAATGAATAAAATTGATGTTGTCACAGGATACATAGAGATGTCAAAGATTTGTAGTGTTCCTATGAACTTTCTTGTTATGAGAGGTCAAGGTATCAAACTTACTAGTTTTATTGCTAAAAAGTGCAGAGAAAAAAATACATTAATGCCTGTTGTTGACAAAAAGTTTAATGATGATGGATATGAAGGGGCTATCGTTCTCGATCCAAAATGTAATCTTTATTTGGAAACGCCTGTTGCATGTGTGGATTATGCTTCTCTATATCCCTCTTCTATGATTAGTGAAAATCTATCACATGATAGTAAAGTATGGACAAAAGAATATGACCTAGATGGTAAACTTATATATGAAAGTGGCGAAAAAGATGAAAATGGTGAATATGTATTTGATAATATGGATGGATATGAATATGTTGATATCACATATGATACATTTAAATATATTAGACCAAAATTTGGTGCTGCTCCAGTAAAAACATTATCTGGTAAAAAAATATGTAGGTGGGCACAATTCCCTAATGGAGAAAAAGGTATTATGCCATCTATATTGGAAGAATTGTTAAAAGCAAGAATGGATACAAGGAAGAAAATTAAAACTGAACCAGATCCTTTTATGCAAAATATTCTTGATAAAAGACAACTTAGTTATAAGATTACAGCTAACTCTCTATATGGTCAATGTGGAGCTAAAACTAGTACTTTTTATGAAAAAGATGTTGCCGCTTCTACTACTGCTACTGGACGATTACTACTTACCTATGCTAAGAGAATTATTGAAGAAGTTTATGGTGATGCTATTTGTGATACAAAGAATTTTGGAAAAGTTCGTACAAGGGCAGAATATATATATGGAGATACTGATTCTGTATTCTTTGCATTTCATCCTGAAAATCCCGAAACAGGAAAAAAAATTGTCGGAAAAGATGCACTTGAAATTACTATTGAACTTGCTATAGAAGCTGGTGAATTAGCATCTAAATATCTAAAAAGACCACATGATTTAGAATATGAGAAAACATTTATGCCATTCTGTCTACTTTCAAAGAAAAGATATGTTGGTATGTTGTACGAAACTGATATTAATAAATGTAAACAAAAAAGCATGGGTATTGTCTTGAAAAGAAGGGATAATGCTCCTATTGTTAAGGATGTATATGGTGGTATTATTGATATTCTTATGAAAGACCAAAATATTCAAAAGGCTGTTGATTTCCTTTCAAAGTGTCTTAGTGATCTAAAAGATGGTAAATATCCATTAGATAAACTAATAATTACAAAATCACTTCGTTCTAATTACAAGGCTCCCGAATCTATAGCTCATAAAGTATTAGCTGATAGAATAGGTAAAAGAGATCCAGGTAATAAACCTTCGTCTGGTGATAGAATTGCATTTGTATATTTCCATAATAAGAACAATCCAAAATTACAAGGTGATAAAATTGAAACACCAACATTTATGTTAGAAAATAATCTAAAACCAGATTATTCACATTATATTACAAATCAGATAATGAAACCAGTACAACAGTTATTCGCATTAGTTCTTGAAGAAATTCCAGCATTCAAAAGAAAGCCATTTATTGTAAAGGATTTTAAAAAGAAGGTTAAAAATATTAAGGAAGAATTTGGAGATGACCGTGTTAAAATGGATAAAAAGATGGAAGACTTACGTAATAAAGAAGTAAAGTCAATATTGTTTGATAGTTATTTAAAAGAAATATCAAATGCAAAAAATAATATTCAAACTATTGATAGTTTCTTTATAAAAAAACGATAAAATATATATATATATATATAGATGTTTGGAATTGGGAAAAACACAAATAATAAAATTGGAGATATTTCTTTTTTAACTTTTTATTCAGTTGTTTTAGCAAGATTGGCATATTTTACAAATATTAATTTTTTAAGTGTTTATCTTGAAACATTTGGTGAAAATAAAATAATTCCTAAAATACTAACTGATAAAATAAGAGATGCTGTTTCAGAAGGAAAAGATTTGTTTAATGACGATGTTGTTTTAAATGATTATTTAAGTGGTCCTAAAAATCATACAGTTAATTTTAGTCCAGTTATGGTTAATTTTATTGATGATAAAGATAACGAAAATGACGTTAAACACGCAGGAATAGCACCAGGTAGTGGAAGTAATGTAACAGTTAATAATGAAATTTTTGAAAAGGAAGGAATGAAGCATATTGATTTTTATGATATGGCAAAAAAAATAAATTTAGTAAATACAGCTGCAGTTCATAATAAATATCAAAAAAAGGACGAAAACAAGATAGAATTTAAAGATAACGAACCATTCAATAGTATACCTCAATCTAGAGTTAAATATTATTCAATTGCTAATGATAGTTATGGAGGTACATTTATATTAGCAGATACAAATATCCCTAATGCTATTTTTGTTATTTTTAGAGGGACATATAGTGCAAAATCAGCTGGAACATATACACGACCTGATTCACTAGTACCACAAAGTGGACGTGCTGGTCAAGGTCATAAATATTTGTATGGTATATCTAATATTACATATTCAACGCTACATAATATTATGTCCTGTATTAATGATTTAGTAACATTCTTAGGAAAAGAATCAGAAGAAAAATCAATACAAATAATTACAACAGGTCATTCGTTGGGTGGTGGATTAGCAACTACATTTTCTTTGATATTTAATGGAAGATTAGAAGAATTTCAAGTATTGCTTCCAGATTTAAAAGCAATAAAAAGTGAAATATATACTGTTTCAGTAGCTGCTCCAAGAGTTTTAGCAACAGAAACAAGTGAAGCATTTTGCGATCTTACTACTCCCAAAAATGAAGGAGATGATGCTATACCTAAAATACACTTTAGAAGAATAGCAGCAAGAGGAGATCCTGTTCCAGGACTTCCACCATCGGGTCCAAAGAGTACTGGATTTAGACATCCATGCGAAATGGATAAGGATAAAAAGAGTAGTCCAAACTATGAGCGACATAAACAAACTTACCGACATATTACAGGAGCTATAGATACGAAATTAAATATAAATTATAATGAAGATGTTGATGCAGATAATGTAAGGAGAAGACATTATGCTCCAAATCCAATAAAACACACTACTTATTTGAAAATTAAATTTACAAATGCTGTAGAACTTATGGGCTTTGCTGCATCTTCTTTGCCAACACGTTTTAAAAAACCATCACAACAATCAGAAACAACAACTATTAAAGGTGAGAGTGTTACACGATTAATAACAGGTGAGGCAACGAATCAAGATAATATGGCATACGGAATGAATGTTATGAAAACAGCTGATTTACGTATGGGTACTGACGATCGTGAAGCAGATGACAAAAAATTAATTGGTTTTTTTAATACAGTTAAAAATAACATGAAAACACTTTCTCATGATCATACAGAACTTCATAAAGTTCAATTTGAGGAAAATGAATTACATAAATTATCAGCTGAGGCTTCTGGAACACAAGCAGAAGCAGCACCAGTAGAAGCACCAGCACCAGCACCAGCAGCACCAGCACCAGCAGCAGGTGGAGCAAAGAAAAGAAGAAGAACACAAAAAAAGAAGGCTACAAAAAAGAGGAAAGCAATGAAAAAACGAAGAAAAACTATGAAAAAACGAAGAAAAACTATAAAAAAACGTAAAGGAACAAAAAGACGCCAACAAAAATAAATATTTTGTAATAATATAATGTTAATAATTTTGTTTATTATATTATTTAATGGACTTCTTTCAAATAGAGTTCTTTCAAATAAAGTTTTCAACTTGACTACATCTAATCTAGTAATGGTGAAAAATGAAATAAACCAAGAAAGTGTTAGTTATGCTATCGAAAAAATACAGAATTCAAATAATACTTCAAGTTTAATATTATATTTAGATTCACCTGGGGGTCATGTTGAAGATGGGTTAAATTTAATAACTGAGATACAAAAAAATAATATCACGTGTATTGCTGAGAGAGCATACAGTATGGCATTCGCAATATTACAAAGTTGTAATACTCGTTATATTCTTCCCTCTGGTAAATTAATGCAACATCAAATTTCATTTGGTATTCAAGAATCATTATACAAAATACGAAACTATGTATCCTATGTAACACAAATGGAAAGTTATCTAACCAAAATCCAAGCAAAAAAAATTAAAATGACAGAAAAACTTTTCATAGATAAAATATCCAACGATTGGTGGTTATTTGGTGAAAACGCGATATTTAATAATGTTGCTGACGGTATTGTTAATGTAAAATGTAGTAAAACATTAATTGATAAAAATTTTACTCAAACAGTTAATGGTAAAAAGGTTACTTATTCAAATTGTCCGTTGATACATAAAGAACGTGAGAAAGAAAAAAGTGAAACAAATTTTTTTTACTTTTTATAAAGTATTGTTACTAATATAATATATAAAAATATGTTATATTAGAATATATAATGTCTATAAATCTAGATGATATATATTGTAATCATTACCTTGTAAGTGACAAATTAAAAAATATATGTAAAAAAAATGCAGTACATGATTCTTTTATGGTTAATGAATTGTTAACGTCTTTTCATATTAAAGATAGTATACACTACTATTCGTTAATGAATAATAATTATGATCTTTATGAAGAATATCTACATGAATCAAATCAAAAAGACCATAATAAAAAACAATTTTTAGAATTGTTAACTAATTTTGATGTTAATAAAATGAAAAAAATAAAAATAAACTATCGTTATGATAAAAATAAATATTTTATTGAAGACGGATGTCATAGATTATCAATATTACTATATAAAAATATCATTACAGATAAGGTTCCAATACAATATTTACAAATTGGTAATAATAATTGTTTTTATTATGTAATATATGATCATGGTATGGATAAATTAAACTCAATATGTAGTGAAATTGAGAAAAATAAAATACGTATTGATAAAAAAATAATATTAGATTTACCTAGAAATATTTTTCCTATGTTTGTTATGGGTTTATATACTAATGAACAACAACATCATATTATAGCAAAAAATAGATATATACTTGAACAAAATAAACATAAAAATTCTATGAAATTGTCTATATTACTTGTTAGTGTTCCAATCGCTCATTCTATGAAAGTAGCTGACAGCTTTAAATGTAGAGAAATAGAATTAACTAAACGACATATTCGTAATTTATATAACCCAAGATTTTCTAATCCTGAAGAAAAAATAGAGCCATTAAATAAGGGTGTCTCTCATCATCATGTAATACATTCTACTGATTTTCCCGTTGAGTTTCCTTCGATTTATAGTATATTAGACAATTATAGTTGTTATACGATGATAGATTTACAAATGTTTTTCAAAGATATGGAAGACTATGTAATTATAAAAAAAAGTGAGAACTTTCCGATGTTTAATGTTAGTAGAGATGATGTTGATGTGTTATGTTTAGATATGAATAAAACAATTAAACATCTTGAAAATGTATTATATAATAATTATAGTAAATATGTGTGTCATTATGATAGTAAAAATGAACAATTAAATATATATTATGGTAATATAAGTTATAATAATTTTATTGTTAAATTTGATTTGTTTGACGATATATGTAAAATGTATCCGTTATATAATATACCTGTAAATTTAACAAAAGAAGTAATACAAAGCGGTATTATGCAAAATAACATAAAGATCCCCTTATTGAAACATGAATTAATGATACGACAACTAGAATATGATACATATATTCAAAAACGACCTGATAAAGTGAAACATTTAAATTATATTAAATGTCATCCAAATGAAGGATATATGAAATTTGAAAAGAGATGATTTCTCTCTTGGTCTTCTTGAAAAGGGATTATAATATGGGGATGTCCATGTATATACATATGGGGCATCCATAATATTTAGAGGATCAATCGAAAATTATGAGAGACGAGAGAAAAATAATAGTAATATAATATATATAATGGGATTTGGAAATGTTATTTTTAAAATTATAACAGCAGCCGGAGGATTATATAGTACTACTCATATGGGAGCTGCACCAACAAAACATGATGCTCTTGAATTGGCATTCGATAAAGGTCGTCAGTTATCAGACATAAATCTTAGAGAAATATGTAGTGAACCCAGCAATTATGTTTATGAACAAGGGGAAAACGGAGATCATTTTGTTACATGTAAAATACCTGATGGATATATCAATGATGGAAGTAGAGGAGGACGTAATATGCTAGGCATAAAATCTAAAAAAACAAAGAAGAGAAAACCAGCAAAGAAATCTAAAAAAACAAAGAAGAGAAAAACAAAATCTCTTAAGAAGAAAAGAAAACAAACAAAGAAGAGAAAAACTCGCAGAAATTAAGAATATAATTACAAATAATAATCTATTTATAATTATATATGAGTAAAGAATCATTTATTACTGGCCCAAAGATTTACATGCGTAATTCATCAAGTTTTTTCGCATGGAACAGAAAATTAGGAGCTAACTTACAACCCAAGAAATATTTAGATAGTAGTGAGGTAACTAGTGATGATACACCAAGAGTTAGACCTGCCCAAATGAAAATGTTCGCAGCAAGAGCTGGACCCACATCAGGAAAAGGTATAATAAATGTAACACGACAAGATTCATCACAAGTAACTCAAGATAGAAGAGCGATGGCAATATCAAAGGGTAATTTAAACGAAAATAACAATAAAACATATGATACAAGTTTTGTAAAATCAAAATTACGAAGAACACGAAGTTCAGGTACAGTAGCACCAGCTAAAAAAGCTGCAAATCCTGCTGCTCACTGTGTAAGTTGCAAACATGGTTAATTAAATAACCTGAATAATTAGCAATATATACCAATAAATGCATAATAAGTACTACAGCCATTTTTGTCGTAAATGGTGTTTTTTTATCCAATATAGAATAAACAGGATCTCCTGTCATAAGTATCCAAGGACCCCATATAAATATTAACCAAATATATACCCATAAATAACTATATATTAGTGTATTATTATCAAATATATAATTAGATTGAGTATTATGATAAAAAACAATCATGTATGGAAAAGTATGATTTATTTCACAATGTATTATTTGTAAACTCTGTATTATTTGTTTATTCACTCTATCATCGGTGTCCTTCATATTAAAAAAACACTTTGTAATGTAATAAGCAAATGTAATTACAAAAAGTATATTGTGTGATATAGGAAGATATTCAGGATAAAAATAAAATAAAAAATTAGCATAATGACCAGTATCAGTTAGTCGAATTAAATGCTTCCATTTATATAAAGATGGATTAGGATAAAATTTTGAAAAGCAAAAATAATAATTTGCCGAAAAAGATTTCAGATAAATATAAAATGATAATAAAGGGTATTTTAACGATAAATAAGAGCATCCAAATATAATGTATACACCATTTTCAATAATAATATTATACAAATTCATATAATATAATTTATAATAAATTATTTAAATCAATTAAAAAAATTATTTACCACTAAATAGTGACTTATTTAATAAATATCCTGACATCCATGTACCTACTGTAACCCACATAGTATCAATAGTATCAGAACCGGTTCTAATTATCCAATTTAAACCCTTACAATATGGAGTACTATTCATTATAGGAGAAGCAAAAAAGCCTGTAATGCTCCAGTTATTACAGCTAGTTGCGTATAAATGTGTTGCACCATAATGAAGACCGATCCAAATACCATAAATACCAACTGAATTATAAATATACGGATGAATAGTTGTAACATATTGTGCTGCATGTGTATAATATGGTGTAATATCCATTATAATACAATATATTAAATTAGCTTTGAATCATTTTACGTAAATTAATCTTTTTCTTTAAGCATTCTAATTTTGAATAATCTACTGAAATTCTAATTTTTTCAGTAATACAATTAACACAATCATTACAAATCGAATAAACACTATTATTAATATGGTCAAAATGAATTCCACAATCTTCAGTATAACAAAATACATTACTACAATTTCTACAATCTACAAGAAACAAATTTTTCTCATTACACAAATTGCAATTATTACTATTACTATTAGTAATTATATGTTCCATTACATAAATCTATAAAAAAATATCTTTATTAAAACAAATCATTTTTTTTTAAACAAAATTATGTGATAGGTCAAATATATTATTAAAAAAGACTCCTGTGTTAATATTATTATTAGAAGAGTCTAATGGAGTGAAAGAGAAAGAACGAAGATTATTAGATAGTGATCGCATAAGTTGAGTAGTAATTTCATTAGCAATAGCATTATCATTATCATTTAATAAATTGTCTACATTTCTACGTATTTGTATATTAAATTCGACTTCAGGTTCAGGTTCATTTTCATGTTCATTTTCATGTTCAGGTTCATGTTGAGATTCATGTTGAGATTCATGTTGAGGTTCATGTTCATGTTCAGTAGCAGATTCTGATTCATTTTCTATATCAGGCTCTGGTATAGTATGCTGTTGACTATCAGTTTCATTAATAGCAGATAAATTATTTCTAGAAGTTTGATTATTTCGATGTTCTCGAATATCAAATCTACATAGGGGACACCTAACGTTAGTCTCAAACCATGTTTGAATTTCACTAGAAAATATATGACCACAATATATAATTCTAGTAACTAATTGATCATTATTAAACCTTTCAAGAGAAATAGGACAACTGTTATTAGGTGGATCAAATATATTACCAAAACGAACAACTTCTGTAGCTTCTCTAATTTGTAATGCAGAAGGTCTAACAACAACAGGAGATAAATTTTGACCAATTGCATCAATTAATAAGCCATGAAAATTATTATTAAAATATCTCCTAATATATTCAGATTGATTATTATTACCAATATTAGAATTAATCATGGTATTTCTACGATTATCATTACTTCTGTTAGTAGTAGTTCTATGACTACCAATAATACTATCATACGGTATAGTATTTCTTTGTATAGGAATATGAATAGGTGTAGGATTGGGTGTAGGATTGGGTGTAGGAATAGATGTAGTAAATCTAGGTAATTGATGGTTAATGTTATTATTATTAATAATTCTTCTTAATTCTTCATTTTCATGTCTTAATGTATAAATAGTATTTCTAGTATTATTATAATCACCATTAATATATCTCCTTAAGGCTGATTCCTGATTATTAATAACGTTAACTATATCGTTCATAGTTCGTTGTGATGATATAATAAATCGATTATACGTACTAATCATTTCTTCATTCATTATATATTAATATATATATATAAATGATGTAAACTGTTTAAATAATTAATTATATAATATCTTATGGATTTAACAAAATATAAAAATAAAGGATTAACAGGATTAGTTAATCTAGGAAATACATGTTTCTTAAATTCTGCAGTACAGTGTATTTCACACACATATGAATTAAATGAATTATTAGACAACCCTTTATTATTTAATTATATGAATAAAAATTCTAGTTCCGTCTTATTAAAAGAATGGAACGAATTAAGAAAGTTAATGTGGTCACAAAACTGTACAATAGCACCAAAAGGTTTTGTAACAGCGATTCAAAAAGTAGCAAAGGAAAAAAATCAAGACTTATTTACAGGATATGAACAAAATGATTTAAGTGAATTTTTAACATTTTTATTAGGTTGTTTTCACGATAGTTTAAAAAGAGAGGTAGATATAGTTCTTAAAGGTGAAATAAAAAATTTCAAAGATAAGATAGCAGTAAAATGTTTAGAGTCATACAAACGATTACAGGAAAAAGAATATAGTGAAATAATTGATTTATTTTATGGTATTCAGGCATCTTTAATATACCAAAAAGAGGTAGAATATGAAAATCTAGATGAAAAGGCCGTATTAAGTGTAGCTTCAGAATCATTTTTTATAATCAATCTACCAATTCCATTAAAAAAACGAAATATAAACATTTATGATTGTTTCGACAGTTTTACCGAAGTAGAAGTATTAGATGGAGATAATAAATGGTATAATGAAAAAACAAAACAAAAAGAAGCAATAAACAAGAAGACATGTTTTTGGAAATTACCCAAGATATTAATCATAGATATTAAAAGATATGATATAAACAATTCAAAAAAACAAAATAATATTGATATACCACACACTATTGAACTATCAAAATATGTCATAGGATATAAAAAGGATGACAATACATATGAATTATTTGGTGTATGTAATCATAGTGGTGTAACTGGAGGAGGTCACTACACAGCAAATGTAAAAAACGCAGATGGAAAATGGTATAATTATAACGATTCGTCTGTTTCTGAAATAAAAAAAGAATTAGTAGTAACAGCAAAAGCATATTGTTTATTTTTCAGAAAGAAATTATTATAAACCACCATTTCTAACTATTCTTTCAATCATTTTCTCATCATATGATGGATAATGTATAATATTAGTATTGACATCTGTTTTAGGTATAATACCATTATCACTGTAATGTTTACTTACACGAGGATTATATTCAATTTTATTTACACCAAAAATAGTTAAAGAATTGTTTTTATTAAAAATGACAAGCGGAGATTTAATAGACTTTTGTAGGTGAATTAATAAAGTTTTCATTATAAATTATATAAATAAATATGTTTATATAATTTCAGTATTAAATTAAATCATTAGATATAGGATTTGCTTTTGGCATAAAAGGCTTAAAATTTATAGTGGAAATAAAAGTTTCTTGTGTACAATCCATATTATTTCTGGGATTATTAGCCCTATGTTGAATAGCATATTGTTTTCTATTTTTAGGTATATCACAAACATCATATATTTTTTGTTTATATGAACTGTTATAATCATCAATATCTTTATCGATTACACGTTCATTAACAATAACACCCATTTTAAATGTATAAACATTAGCATCAGTATTAATTTTTTTAGAATACAATACTTGTTGATTGCCATTTAATAATGAGACGGTTGCATTCATAAGTGTTGTATCTGTAATTAATCTAACAGCATATAACTCGTCATGATCTTTGGCAGTATAAAGTCCTAATTTAACAGTTTCTTTTTGTACAAGAGTATTATTACTACCATCGGTTACAATATTTTGATATTGGTCTGAAAAAATATTATTTGTTAATGTTGTTTTAATATCATTTGTCATTCCTTCCAAATAATGGTCTTCCATGTGACTATTGTATAAAGATCTATTTTGATCATTATAATATCTATATTCGGGTCGTGCATTATGATTATTGTGTCTATGATTACGAGGGTCATGATGTTCATTATAATGGGATTCATCAATTGGCTCTCTTCTATGTCCTGTATGTCCATAGTGATTGTAGTAATGATTATTATTTTGATTATTTCTATATGTGTTGTTATAATATACATCTCTAGTACCGGTGTTTAAATTAATATCTAAATTAGGACATGTATCAGGTTTATTTCCACTTAAATCACTATTATTATCATTTTCAGTTATGAAAGCACTTACAATATCAACCGTTCCCTTGTTAGCTATGTTAACAACACCCATATTTTGTGCATCAGATGATCCTTCCTGAGGGGGCGACTTCGTTTTTTCCCATACTTGTATTTCAGATAATGAAACACCCTTATTATCTGTTGGAGTATTATATTCAACAACAACGAATTTAATACCATCATCAGGTACAGATTGTGGGGTACCTAAATCATTATATAACAACCCATATTTTTTTAAATAATGTTCCCATACAGGAGTTCCATTAGGACATTTTTCAGTATTTCCTAAACCTTGTCTATAACCGGAACCATATCCATTACCACTATGTAGTCTAGTATGTAATTGATGTAAATAAGCATGTTTTTGACATTTCTGTGTACCACATATGCTACATTCATCCGAATTGTTATTATTAATTCCAAATGTAAAATTTATAGATAAATTATAAATGTAAAATAGTAAAATAAATATTACTATGATCATTATTCCACTTATACCACTAATAATATCAAGGGCAACAAGAATAATAACAATAATTATTGGAAAAAATGCAACAACTAAGTTCATGAAATTCTTATATAACTGTTCTCCTTTTATTTCAGTAGACATATATATATATAATAACTTTAAAATATATATATGTATTAATTATTTTTTTTATTAAACTTTCTTGTTTTTTTATTATGTTCATTATTTTTTTTTCTAGTATTTTTAATTTTTTTTTTGTTAGGCACATCAGATATAACATCGTCAATATTTTCTGATTTAAAGAATGTATTAAATAAATTATCAGATATACATTTGGGGTTATATAATAAGCTAGTTTCACAATTTTTACAAATATTATCATTATTTACAGTATAAAAAAACGGTATTGCTAAATGAGCTAATTTATTATGATTTATAAAAGAAAACATATTATTTTCAACCTCCATAAATGATATATACATTTAAATTTTTGAAAAATACCTTTTTATTTCTGGTACAATAGTTGTTTCTCTACTAGTTTTGATATGCTCTATAATTCTATCGACTTGATCTTCTTGAAAAAGGTCTGATAAACATTTTTCTAATAGTTTATATGTAATTGCTCCTTGTGTTTTGTTTTTTGTAAATTTTAACTTACCACCTGTAATCTCAACAACATTATCATCTAAATTGTTTTCTTCAACAAAGAGATTAATTTTATCAGATACTTCATTTTTTTCTTCTCTGATTTCTTTACATTTATCATTTAAAATTTTCAATTTATTATCCAATATAACCCATTTTTTAATACTATCAACAAACGTATTCTGATCCATTTATATTATAAAAAATATAATATAAATAATAATTTAATTTATTAAGAACGTTTCTTCATTCTGCGAGCTAATCTTCTTTGTGCACCCCATAAGCCAAAAGGTACAATAGCAGAACTGATAACACTTCCTAAAAATCCTCCTTTTCTTCGACGTGTTCTTTTATTTTTTCTTGAAGCTCCACCACGTTTACTCTTAGTTTTCATTTTCTTCATGGACTTTCTTCTACGTGATCCACCTGTAAGAGTATTTGTTTTAGAAGTAGGACTCAACGCCTTAGCGGTTTGCTCTGCTAAACCACCAACTTTTGATGATACCCAAGATGCACCATCTCCACCGCGGTAATTTTTTCGGGTTGCCTTAGCCATATATATATACCAAATATTATATTATTTTATCATATAAAATTCTACTACGCAATAATAAAATAAAATTTCCTAAAATTATAAAAAAACTAATTATGACAAAAACCATAGATAGTATTATATAAGGGTATATATCTGATAATAACAATTCAATAATAGGTTTAAATAATTCTCGAATTTGAATTTTAACATCTTTATTTTTTAATACATCCATTATTTCAGTATAAATAATATTTTTAGTAGAACTCTCCATTATATTGTTCTATATTTAAAATAATTCATTATAATACGTATGCGTCTATAATTTTTTATTTTTTTATGATATAAAAACATGAGTGATTATAAAATTTTAGTACCAAATGATACTTTTGATTTTACCAAATTATCTTTAGTAAATCCAATAACTTTACAGGGTGGTACATTTTTTACTAAATTGTTAAACAACAATAGTGAACTTTACATACAAACTCCTGTGTGTACAACAAAAAATGGTTTTGTAAAAACTGCAAAAAAAATAAACTGTGATATTTTGTTTGAAAAAACGAATTCATTATTTATTGAATGGTTGGAAAATTTAGAAGACCATTGTCAAAAATTAATATATGAAAAATCAAAAGAATGGTTTCAAGATGAGATAGAATTAGATGATATTGAAAATGCATTTACAAGTAGTATACGAAGTTATAAATCAGGTATGTTTAACATGATTAAAACAAGTACAGAATCTCCTAGAATTACACATAGTATTGGTAATCTTTCAATTTATGACCAACAAGAGAAACAATTGAAAATAGAAGATGTTTCAAAAGATAACAATATTGTATGTATACTACAAATACATGGTGTAAAATTTACTCAAAAGAATTTTCAAATATTTATTCAATTAAAGCAAGTAATGGTTTTAAATGATAATATGTTTAGTAAATGCCAAATAAAACCATCAACCGAAGTAACATCACCAGAAGTAACATCATCAAAAAAGATTTCATTAAAATCGGATGATATTGAAACTACACAAGAAAATAATGAATCAAGTGAAAATATAGATGATGAAGAAGATTCAAATACAACAATTACAAATAATAATTTAGAAAAAACACAAGATTTGGAACAAGAAGAGATTAATTTAGAAAACACAGAACAAACAAGTTTAGACAAAATTGATGATAAAAAAACAGATGAAAATTTAGAAGAATTATCAACTTTAGCTTCCAACGATATCGAAGAATTCAATTTTAACTTAGACCCCGAAAGTTTAGAAGAAATTACATTAAAAAAACCAGATGAGGTTTATATGGAAATTTATTCTGAGGCAAGAAAAAAAGCAAAGGAGGCAAAAAAACAAGCATTACTTTCTTATTTAGAGCTAAAAAAAATAAAGTCTGAATGGGATATTAATGATTTGGAAGATAGTGATGATGATTTGGATAAAGCCTTGAATAATATAATTATAAAAAAGAATGCCAATAGTTTTGAAGAATTAGAACAAAATTAGTAAATAAATGATATTTTTAAGAAAAATTTTTTATCAATAGTTTTATATAATGAGCATGTTAAGTTCTTTAAAGAAAGTTGTTGATAAAGGCGTAACATTAGTAAAATCTAATTTTGTAATGTTTTTTGCTGCTTTTGTTATTATTTACCTATTGATGAATTATGGTAATACAAAATCTTCTTTGCAATCTGGTATGACTAATTCTGATAGTGCACCAACACAAACACAAGCTAGTGCACCAGCCGCAACTACTCCTGATAATGAATTCCAAAGTGTACAAGGCATTACAACAAGCACACACGGTCTACCTGCTGCATGCATGAAGCAATCAACAGTTGATCCTAAGGAATTACTTCCTAAAGATGCTAACAGTGATTGGGCATCACTTAACCCTAACGGTTCTGGTGAGTTAAGTGAGGTAAATTTGTTGAAGGCAGGACATCAAATTGGTATTAACACTACAGGACAATCACTTCGTAATGCTAATTTACAAATTCGTTCTGAACCACCTAATCCTCAAATGAATGTTGGCCCATGGCACCAAACAACTATAGAACCCGATACTATGCGTGTTCCCCTTGAATTAGGTCAAGGTAACCAATAATTATATTAAAAAAATATAAAATGTGAATAAAATATATGTCTAATATTAATATTTTAGGATATGTTTTGATTGTAGTCATATTATTGTTATCTCTGAAAATATATTTAGATTCTGATACATTTAATTTAAGATGTATTATTTCAGAAGTAGATGGTAATAAATATTGTGTTCGAGAACGTTCAAAGATAACTATGGCCGCTGATTTATTAGCAAAAGTTACGCAAAAATTAAAAGAACTAGTTGAATATGTCGGAAAAAAATACCCTGAAAGAGAAAATGTACAAAGATTAGTTAAAAATTTCAATCCAACAAAAATACAAGAAACATTACCTACTAGTAAATTAACTGCATATAGTGAAAATAAAGGTGAAAAAATAGCATTTTGTCTTACTACACAAAAGAAAAATAATGATTTAATCGATATTGAAACTCTAACTTTTGTTGGTATTCATGAGCTAGCACATCTTGCTAGTATAACTGTTGGTCACCAACGAGAATTTTGGGATAACTTTAAATTTCTTCTAGAAGAAGCAAAAGAATCAAATGTATACAATCCCGTTGATTATAAAAAAAATCCAAAAGAATACTGTGGTATGAAAATTAGTGATAGTCCATATTATGATTTGTAATTAGTAATTGTATATATTAATAATATAAATATATACAAATAATATATATATGTTAGAAGTTTTTAAAATACACTATATAAATGATAATGATACAAGTAAAATACTTATTTATTGTGGAGATAAAAAAGAATATTATAAAGACCATTTAGATGAAATTTTAAATGACGTAGATTATGAAAAATATATCAATAACGTAATTGAAATTGTCTTTGTAGATGACTATATACATAAGGATGATACTATTGAAAATATTAAATTCAAATTAATGAATCATGACAAAGATTTATTATTTGAAGAAATTTATTTATTTGGATATCAACTAAAATTTTTAAATATTGCTAACATTTTGAAAGTGATTGAAACAAGTGAATATGATGAAAATATACTTATCAATAATTTAAAATCAAATATTAATGATGATATATTTAATAAATTTTTAGATTTTAGTAGTGATAATAAAATTCACATAAAGGATGTATTATATGTTGAAAATGAAAAAATACTTGTAAAGGTTCCTATTGGTCAAAAATTTAATTCTGATAATAGTATTTTTTATAATTCCGTATCTCCGTTTGATGTCAAATCAGAAAAACACATTTTAAATACTAATATTACAAAAACAAATAGTGATTTTTTATTTGAATATGACATCTTTAACAACGATATTTATTTATGTAAATTCTCAGAAAAAAATTTTATAAAACAAGTTACTCAGTTATATTTTTTTTATTTATATGATAATGGTATTTTTGATACTGAAAATTTATCTCTTCAGAAAACTACACTTAGATCAAATACATCAAAAATCGTTTCGAATATTGTTCCATATAATGAAATGATATCAGAAATTTATAAAAATTATGATGAAGAAGAGTTTAAAAAATATATTCCTAACATGGGATTCATGTCTATTAAACTCAAAATAACATCTGTGAATAATATGTTTATACCATTAGAACAAATATTCAAAACACTACATTCCACAGAAGAATTTCCATTAATTAAATTAAATATTGGACCTAAAACTGAAAAGTTATTTAGAATATATAGTAATAAAACAGCTTTTGATGGTAGAAAAATACCTTATTTAAAAAAGTCTGAAATTTCAAAAATACAAAGAACTATGGGTAATCATAAAGGCCTAACTATATATGTTATGGTAAATAAAATATCATATCTTCTAGAAATAAGGAGTAACGGAGATATATATATACATTTTGAAAATGATAAATATATTACTATTAAAAAAATGAATGAAATTTTACAATATGGTATAAACAAAATATTATCTACCTTAAAAAATCGATTTGAAAAGAATGGATATAAAATAAATTTTTTTACAGATATTTATTCCGATAATGTTGGTATAATAAACAGTTCCTTTTTGTATAAATTAAAAACTACAACCAAAGTTAAGTTAAAAAAGGCAAGTTGTTTATCTAGTATTTTTGATATTAAAAATAATAATAATGTCATATTTAAAAAAATAAAAAATTATAATGAAATAGAAGAAAATAGTGGATATAATATTACTATTAATAAAGATAAAAAAGATAAGGATTATTATGATATTGTTATTGATGGAATAATAGACATAGATCATATTTATTGCATTAATGTATATTTAAAAACATTTTTGGATTTAATACTTTTAACCAATAATGAAGTTATAAAAAAAAACGTATGTAAATACAAGAGTGATGTACAAGAAATAACATATGTAAGTGATGATGAAAATCAAACAACTAAAAAAGAAGGAATAAATTTAGATGGTGAAGATGAAGATGAAGATGAAGATGAAGATGAAGATGAAGAAAACTTTTTTGATGTAAAAGCAAATAAAGGACTTGAAGATGAAGATGCAGATGAAGATGCAGATGAAGATGCAGATGAAGATGCAGATGCAGATGAAGATGCAGATGAAGATGCAGATGAAGATGCAGATGAAGATGCAGATGAAGATGCTGATAATTTAAGTATTCCAGATAGTCTTGGGTCTTTATCTCTCGGTTCTGAACTAGGAGAGAGTTTGGGAGGAGCAAAGAAAGGTGATGATAGAAATTACGCACAAAATAGAATACAAAAATATGATAAAAATTTATTTTTAAAATTTAATACATCAGATAACCTTTACTCCAGAAGTTGTGCTGCTAATGCATCTAAACAACCTATTATTATTTCTGAAGATGAAAAGAAAGAAATTGATACAAATCATAGCGGTTCATATAAAGATATACTTGAATATAGTACTAATAAAAGTACACCATATTACTATATATGTCCACGTTACTGGTGTCCTAATAATAATGTTAGTTTAAGAGAAGACCAAGTAGAAAAAGATGGTGACGAATTAAAAAGTAGTTATTGCTCAGGTAAAATAATTGAATTTAACGACCCAAAGCAACATCGTAAGGGAAAAAATGAATATATTTATAACAGTCCTGGATTTAATAAAAATTCATGTATTCCTTGTTGTTTTAAAATATCACAAAAAGCAAAAAACGAAGCTTCTAAAAATAAATGTATACAGGAATATGAAACTGGTTCAAAAGAAACAAAACATAGTAAAAAAAGTAAAGAATCAAACCAACAAAAAGAACAATTATTAGAAGAAGAAATTTCTATTGATTATATTCAACAACCAAATAAATTTCCTTTGGATGCTAATAGATTTGGATATCTACCATTAAATCTTCAGAAATTTCTACAAAATGATTTAGCTAGCTGTGGATTAAAGGGAGATTTTAAATGTATACTAAGAATAGGTGTAGAACAAACTGAAACTCAGTCTTTTATTTCTTGTTTATCAGCCATATATAGTTTTACAAATAAATTAGAAACAATTTTACCAAATACAAAATTAAAAGAGTTAATTTATGGTATTAATTCTGAAACTAATGATCATTATATGACATTAGATATGTTTATATCATATATGAATGGTAACTTGATACAAGCATTTTATAATGAAAAAAGAAAAGTAAATATTAATAATTATGTTACAACTACAAAGCTTGGTAAAAAACTTAAATTAAATATAAAATCACATAAAATGTTATTTGAAAGATGTATAAATGCGTTTGAAGAATTTCGAGAATTTTTAAAATCGGATAATACAAATATATCACATGATTACCTGTGGGATATTGTCTCGCATAATAAAAATAACTTAATTTTCAAAAAGCCAATTAATTTAATTATTTTTGATATTAAGGATGATTTTGATAGTAATTTTGTTGAACTGTTGTGTCCAACTAACCATTATACTAATGATAACTATAAGGATGGAAACGATACATATATTATATTAAAACACAAGAATTTCTATGAACCAATCTTTTATTGTGAACGTATAAAAAGTGATATTAAAAATGAAAGGTTTAAAATCAATATAGTAACTAATTTTAGTAGAAAGAAATTGAAACAACATAATCTTAGTGACATGTTAAATTTAACTAGTAACATAAAAACAATATATTCTAGTGACAATAAATGTGGTGTTTTGTCAAGTAATCCCAAAAAATATAAATTTAAACCATTATCAAAAACACTTAGATATTCGGGTGATATAGCTAAAAAATTAGTATCATTAAACTATGGTATTCAAAAACAAATAGTAAATTATAATGGCAAATGTATTGGATTACTTATAAATGAAACAAAAAAAATAGAACAAGGGAATAGTATACAACTAACTGCCGATAAACAAGTATTCATGTTACCAATATATCCTAGTTCAATATTAGAAGATACAAATATTATATTTATAGATGATGAAACACTTTTGATTAAATACACAACACTAAAGAAAAAACTTTTCACTTTGTATGATGCATCATCATATGAAATACCTTGTAAGCCAGTTTCAAAAGTAATTGATAGAGATAATACTATTGTTGGTATAATAATAGAAAGTAAACAGTTTATACCTGTTGAACCTAAAGAAAATAAACTGGAAGTTGGGGAATATCATATTATTGAAACAGTAAAATCAGATGATTTATTTGTAGATAAAACAAAACTATTCTATAGTGATAAAGAATTATTTAGTAATGAATTAAGTAAGACGGATAAAGCTACAAATATTTATGTAAAGAAAATAAAATTAGAAAATATATTTTATGATTGTTTTCGTAATTTTTTAAGAATACAAATTAATAGACCAAGTAATATTCGTGTTAGAAAGGAATTATTAGATACTATTAATGATAGATCAAAAAACTATAATGAAAAGGTTACAAAAATCAATATTATAATTAAAAATTTGACAGAGAACAAAATAAAATTTGATGATAATTATAATGATGAAAAAATAGAATCAGTAGACTTAGAAGAAAATATATGTTTTGATGAAGAAAAAAATATACTAATTATACCATCAAATAACTTAGTTACAGAAAAAAGTAATGAAATGTTTTATTACACAAGATTTTATGATGAAATTATAAGATATGATTATATAAAACAGTTTGTATTTGACGTCGATAAATATTTAAGTCTTGTAAAACAAAATTATAATTTAAATGAAAATGAATTTATATTACCCCAAACATTATTAACATCCAAATATTTTGACAATCTTGTTGAAATAAAGTCAAATTTAAATAAGATGTATGATACTGCATATCCCCAGATTAGTATACCATATAATAATTTACATAAATTAGTTAATTATTCTTCAAGTGATGATGTAGAACAAGACGAAGAAAATAACGAAGATATTAATAATAGTGAGCTTATTGTAAAAAAGACAAAGAAAAAAATTAATAGATGTCCAAATGGATTCAGAAGAGTTAATGGTATTTGTGAACCGATCGATAAAAATGAATGGAAAATAATAGAAAAAGACGAAAAGAAAATTATCTATGAAAGTACTACGGTTAATAACAAACGTATAGAAGTATTATTATAATTTAATTTTATAATTATTATTAATATTTATAAAATTATACATTATTAGAAGATATATCTGTGTTAACGTTTGAAGATATATCTGTGTTAACATTAGAAGATATATCTATGTTAACGTTTGAAGATATATCTGTGTTAACGTTTGAAGATATATCTGTGTTAACATTTAAAATATCAATTCGATTATAAAAATTATGTATGTTAGTAGTCATATTGTTTAATATATAATCTCTGTTATCACCTATTAAATCATCTGTTATTCTATTACGTACTTCTTCTGACATAATATTTTTAAAATATTTTACCAATAATTTTCCAGCAGCTATTTGTACTTGATTTTTAACCAAATTATCTATTAAAGCATATGACTCTTGTGAAGACATATTAATATGTGATATTCTAAATTGTATTAATCTAGTTAATATAGTGTTAGCTAATATATGACTTTGAATACTATTTACTGTTTCTGGATTATTATTTATGTAATTTTCTAAACTATTACTGTCGTGAATTTCATTTGTATTTCCTGAAATATCAATTTCAAAATTACGTTCAATATTACGTTCAATATTACGTTCAATATTATTATTATTGTTTTCTTCATTTAATATTTGTTCAAATGTTGTGTAAAATATTGATAATTCTTGGTCGTTGTTGTTATTTACTGCTTCATTAGTATTTAATACAATTTCATCATCACTATCAGTTTCAGAATCATCGTCATCATTAATGGTGTATGTAGTACTTTCATCTTCATTATTATCATCATTATCATCATTATTATTATCATCATTATTATTATCATAATTATTGTTTTCATTATCATTATTTTCTTCTGTGTTAATTGTACCAAATGAAGGTAATGCTTTATTTTCCTTCATATATGGAAAATGTGGATCCCACCGAACATGGTCATCACACACTACATTATATAAAGTACGTGTTCTTTTACCATTAATTTTTTTAAATCTTCGTTGTACTCTACCAAATGAGGGATTATTATAATACATATATCTTGAAAAACGTATAACCTGTTGTTTTAAAAGTTTTCTAGACCAAAAAACTCTATTTTGATCTTGGCCATATTTAATATACATATGCAACAATACATATGGCATAAAAATATTTCTTATTGTATTATTTGGAAAATCATTAGAAAAAGACGGTGGTTTTTTATTATATGATACAAATATTCGTTTAACTATATTTTTAAATTCAGAAATTTCAATATTTCGAACATTTAATAATATTACATCAGAATTAATGACTCCTTCATAATATCTTTTATATATTTTCATGTTAAAATCACATAGAAAAAAATATTCGAATGGCATTTGTTGTTTTAATAGTGTTGCTTTATATTTAAAATATATATTGTATAAATTATGTTTTGATAGTTTAAGACCTGTAAATGGGTTTATTGGATGTTTAGGTTCAAAGAAATAACCGTCATTATGTGTCAAAGATAAAAAAATATTCTTTAACATATCTTTCAGACTAAGAGTATAAATAGTATTATTTTCTATTATTTTAATTATATGATGTTCTTTAAATGATGATAGTTGATTTCCAATTAAATCCTCATCATAATTATATTTTTTATAATATCTGTACTTGATTACATTTTTAAATCGAAGTAATGCGTGGTATATTTTTTGAATAAAGCTAAAAACAATAGTATAATCTTCTACATTAAATAAGAATATATCATCGGGGTTAGATGTAATATAATTATAAAATTCAACAAACTTATTTAAATTATTATGGTATTTAAATCTCCACATCAAACCTGTTATACCTATTTTTTTTGTTAAATAATTATATTCTGATTTATTGTAATCATATAATTTTTTACAAATATATGAAAATAATGTACATGTCATAAATATTATAATATGTTTAATATATTTATATTGTATTAAAAATATATTATACTAATTAAGTTAGTGTTTTTAAAAGTCAGGAACATAACTATCGTCCATTTTAATATTTGATGTTTTTACATTTGTAGCAGTATTATTCAATTTTAGATTTGATGATGAACACTTATCAGCTGTGTTATCTCCAAAACTATTAAATGCTTGTTCAATAATATCATTATTATCTTCAATAACATAATCATCTTCTTCATCAACATCTTTGTACGCTTCTTGGTCTAAATATAATTGAAACATACTCGTACCAAAATAACCTTCTTGACCACACATGACATTTCCTGATATACCTCTCATATGGTCAATATCACCATGTCTAGCTGCTTTTAAAAACATCTCTGGAGTCTCTTCAAAAGAGGCCTTTGCTAACGCACCAATATCGTCGTTATTTATACCATGTCTAAATATAGATGTCATTTTATAATTATATGTCATTCTATCACACAACATATTTAAATGATGTGAATTCAAATACGTACCATCAAATTCAATTACTTCAATAAATTCATTATAAATTGCCTGTCGTGCAGCTTCAATACCCAATACTTTATACATCTCTACAATATTATTAGTGTAAGTATTGTTTACATCAACATAATCCAAACCTAATATATCAATCAAATTACTACCAACAGTATCTAGTACCCATGATTCTTTTTGTTCAAATCTGTCTTCATTTCTAACTACTTCATCTAATATTTTTCGAATAATAACTTTACTAATATTCTTAATTCCCTTTAATACTACATTTGTTAACATGGTATCCTGGAAATTTTTCAATAGATAAATTTCATCAGATTGGTCTAACGACTTTTTGGAATCTTTCTTTGCCTTCTCCTTTTTTAATACGTTATTCATTCTAATTCTAAATATCAATTTATCGTCATTATAATCTGAATAAATACAAGTTACCTCATCTTGATATGTATTTTTAATGGCAAAATGAACATCATCCATAGTTATATTTTTTTCAAACATAATTTCAGGATCCATTTCCATTCTGAAGATCCATTTTGATTTTTCTCTTGAGGCAGATACTTGTTCAGCTCCACTTTGTGAAATCATTTTTTCATATTCATAATACTCTTCAATCATTACCTTATCCTCCTCAACAACAGTTGATAAGTCATTCGGATCAAAACGAATTTCGACAGAAGAGACAATATTGGCTAGATTTGTATGTTCTATCATACACATAATTGACTGAGCCTTTATTCTATCATATTTATCTACATCTCTAAGATATGTTGTAACGGAAGGATTTTTTGGATTATCTGAAATTGATAATATCTCTTCAATACGTGGTACACCACGCGTTACATTTGATTTAGAAGCTACACCTGCAAAATGGAATGTATTCAAAGTCATCTGTGTTGTTGGTTCACCGATTGATTGAGCTGCTATCATTCCCACCATTTCTCCTGGAGATACAATTGAACGTTTGTAAATTGTAATTATATAATCAAGTAAATATGTTAAAGCAACTTTATTAAATCGCTTGATTATAAGCAACTCACGAGGGGAAAGATAATAGTAATACATAATCTCAAACAATTTGGTTGGAGGACTGTAATAAATTGATTTCAATTCTTCATACTTTTGTTCAATAATATCAAATGTTTCCAACGGAGTAATATCAACAATTGAATTCTTTGACAATTTAAACTGGTTTTGAATATTATTTATAATAAAGGAAAACGCTACAGGTAGATGTACTTGATCCTTCTTTTTATTAGCAAATACATATTTTATTATATCTTCTCTTACCCCAATCATTTTATCAACATATTTTTGGGCTACTATATTATAAGCATCTTTCTGTTTTTTCATCTTACGCTGTATATCTTTTGTAAATATTATTGAATTTTCATTCGTAATATAATAATGAACATAAATTTCCTCATTTGTCATATTAACAATAGGAATTCTCTGATTTTCTACAAATACAGTATCTATTCCGTCATCTCCATATGCGAACTGAACAATTTTTCCACGATTATTTCTAACTGTCATATCGTATTCTATCTTAAGATCTTCTAGACCTTTAATTAATCTTCTTTGAATATAACCAGTAGTTGAAGTCTTTACAGCTGTATCAATCAAACCTGTTCTACCACCCATAGCGTGGAAGAACAATTCTTCAGGATGCAATCCCTTAATATAAGACTGTTCTACAAATCCCCTAGCACCAGGAGAATCATCAAACTTTGAAAAGTGAGGAAGAGTTCTATTTTCAAAACCATACGGAATACGTTTACTGTTAATGTTCTGTTGTCCAAGACATGAAATCATAAATGATATATTCAATTCAGAACCCTTTGAACCTGCCTTTACCATCGTTACAAATCTATTATTCTTGTCCAAATTTTTCAAACCGATCTTACCTGATTCAGCGGTAGCCTTATTTAAGATACTATTTACTCTTGTCTCAAACTCTTCACTATTTGATTTACCTGATTCATTTTGAAATACTCCAATATGAATTTGGTCAATTACATCCTTCACTTCATTCATTTTCTTATTAATAGTTTCAACAATTCTTGTATTTGTTTCTTCATTTGATACTAGGTCACTTACACCAACACTAAATGATGATGTTTTCATATAATCTGTTACAATATTCTGAAAATCATCTATAAATTTCGCAGATGCAATATTACCAAAATCATTACATATGCGATGAATAATACCTGAAGTTCCATTACCTAAACATCCCTTATCCAATAGACCTCTCTTATAGTTTCCATCATATATTTCTAACACATTATTTGACTTATTAAAATCTTCATCTTCATTCCAAACTTTATTTTTATATTTTAATGTTATTGGTGGCAATATTTGTGATAATATGTCAAAAGAAGATACAACTTTATTTGTAAAAACATCTAAGTTTATCTTTGTACTATTCATCAACAAATTCATAGCTTCTCTTTTTGAGAATTTTGTAGTTTCTCTTGTTAGTTGGTATGCTCCCAACATAGAATCTTGAAAGATTCCAACAATTGGTTTATTATTAGAAGGACTAACTAATTGATAAGGTACTGCTGCCAAATTACGAAGTTCTGATTCTGATTCTAAATCCTGTGGCATGTGTAAATTCATTTCATCACCATCAAAATCAGCATTATACGGCTTCGTATCTGCTACATTCATTCTAAATGTATCACCTTGTTTCATTATTCTAGCTATATGACACATCATACTCATTCTATGAAGAGTTGGTTGTCTATTAAACAATACAGCATCTCCATCCATCATGTGTCGATGAACAATATCTCCTTCTTCCAAACGCATTTTTTCACGTTCAACATACCGAAGAGAAATACTTTCCCCGTTCTTCTTTTCTAGTATCTTTGCTCCTGGCCATTTTTCAGGACCGTTAATTACTAACAACATCAAAGATGCTTTATTTCTTTTATTTACTACTACTGGTTTCGTTATATTTTTAGCGATTTTCATAGGTACACCAAGTTCTCTAATAGAGAGGTTAGGGTCTGCTGTAATTACAGAACGAGCACTAAAATCAACACGCTTACCCATCAAATTACCTCTTACACGACCTTGTTTTCCATTCAATCTCTCTTTTATTGATTTCAACGGTCTACCCGATCGTTGGGCTACAGAAGAAATGCCTGGTATTTTATTATCAACTTGAGAAGATACAAAATATTGTAACTGTAATGTCCAATCATCGATTACATTTTGAGGAGAATTTTGTTCAATTCTCTCTTGAAGAATCTTATTTACTTTTATTATATTTACCAATATATGTGTTATATCATCCTCACTTCTTTGTTGAGCATCATGTTTAATTGAAGGACGAATTGCAGGTGGAGGTACTATCATTACCTCACAAATCATCCACTCTGGACGCGAAAATGTTGAATTAAATCCCATAAAATCTACATCTTCATTACTTATACGCTTGAATATTTTTAATACTGTTTCTGGTATTAATTTCACTATCATATTCTCATCATCATCGCCACCACCTAACCATTCAGCATAAATTGTCGCCAAACCATCGCGGCGAATTGTTTTTGGTTGTTTACAACCACAGCCGTCTTCACTCTCTTCTCCACATCTTGTTACCTTTCCTGATATTTTTTGAAAAACATTTGTCCAACGCTCTTCGCCCGAATATTGAAGTAGATATTTATATTTTTCCTTTGATATTAGTAACTTGCTACATTTAAAGCACACACAACGTAATATTTTTAATATTGTTGTTAGATATTGAATATAAAATACAGGACGTGCCAGTTCAATATGGCCAAAATAACCAGGTGTTTTTATATAATCTAAACCATCTGTCGGACAAATTAGACCTGGTTCAAGAACACCCATACGTGGATCGAATAATCCACCAATTACTGGTTTATTATTGACATATGTCTCCTTATTTGTTATTTCAGCGACAGATGCCTTACGTATTTCATCAGGAGACAAAATACTAAACTGAATACCAATAATTTTAGATACGTTTATTTTTGTATTATCACTCGTTGCCATCCTATTATTATTATAATATATTATTTTTATATTATTTTATAATCATTTTTTTTAGTAATCGACTTATATAAAAAAAATTGATTTTAATTTAAAAATATTTATTTGTAATATATATTATGGCAAAAGATAGTTCTCCAAAGTCTAACAAAATGAATAAGCAACAACAAAAGAAGGAAGTTAAGAAGGAAGAAGAGAAGAAACGGCTTCTTAAGAAGGAGGAACGTAAGAAGAGTTACGGCGATGGAAATGATGATGATATCGACGAAGAGGAATTTCTTGAAGATACTTCTGAAGAGGAAACTGAAGAAATAGTTAAATCCAAGAAAAATTTCAAGAAGTTCTTAAATAAAATGTATCCATCTAAATATTCCGCCAAGAAGGCAAAGGAAGCTGAGCAGGAAGAGGAGGAAGAGGAGGAAGAAGAAATTAAGGTAAGTAAGAGAATTAATAAAAATACTAAGAAAAATAGTAAAAAAAAGATTGTCGCTGAGAGTGAGAGTGATGAAGAGGAGGAAATTAAGGTAAACAAGAAGGATAAGAAAAATGTTAAGAAAAATAATAAAAAGAAATTTATCGTTGAGAGTGACGAAGAAGAAGATAGCAGTTCTGATGACGAAGAAGATCATCATATGCTCCGTAATAGCAAGAAGTTTAATCTTATATTTACTATTGGTGGTAATGGAAAGAACTCTTACGAAATTGATCTTGATGATGAAGAAGAATGGGACGAGGATGAGGATGATGAAGATTATGAATACGATGAGGATGAATACGATGATGAAGACGAAGATGAAGACGAGGATGAGGATGAGGAAGATGAAGATGATGAAGATGAAGATGAAGATGGAGAAACCAAAAAAAAGTTAACAGAAGATGAAATTGACAGAGAACTTCAAACTGCGTTCGAATCACGCAAACAGCTTGAAGAAATTTCCAAAAAGGATAACATGCACTTTTATCAGAGAATGCTTAATAACATCGACAAGGAAATTAACTCTCTTGAGAAAAAAAAAGCCAAGTTTTCTAAAAAGGAGAAGTCTAAGAACCAACGTAAGTTTATCGATAATCTCCGCAATAAGAACGTTATGAATGATGTGTCTTTCTTCAGAAAACTTTCCGTTAAGGAACAAAGGAAGATCTTGGAACAGATGGAAGAAGTCAACCATATTTGTAAGCTTGAAAAGCCATACCGTATTACGCTCCTTGAATCTGAAATTCCAGCACAATTTAAGGCTTCAGCTATTAAGAAAATTAATATGCTCAGAAACATGGAGCCTGGTAGTGGTGAATTTTACAAAATCAAGAACTGGGTTGATACTTTCATGAAAATTCCTTTCAATAAATACAACAACATGTCTATCACCAAAGATGATGGTATTGAAAAATCTAGTGATTTTCTAGAAAATGCCAAAAATAGATTGGATGATGCTGTATTTGGTATGGACGATGCTAAGATGCAAATCATGCAATTTGTCGGCCAATGGATTTCTAATCCTTCCGCTATTGGTACTGCTCTAGCAATTAAAGGTCCTATGGGTACTGGTAAGACTACTCTTGTCAAGGAGGGTATCAGCAAAATTCTAGGAAGAGAATTCGCATTCATCGCACTTGGGGGTGCTACAGACAGTAGTTTCTTGGAAGGTCACTCTTATACTTATGAAGGTGCTGTCTGGGGTCAAATCGTAGAGATTCTCATTAGATGCCAGTCTATGAACCCTGTCATTTACTTTGATGAGTTGGACAAGGTTAGTGACACTCCTAGAGGTGAAGAGATTATTGGTATTCTAACTCACTTGACAGATACATCTCAGAACTCACAGTTTCACGATAAATATTTCGCTGAGATTGATTTTGATTTGAGCAGATGTCTATTCATCTTTAGCTATAACGATGAGAGTAAGGTTAATCCTATTCTTCGTGATAGAATGTACAAAATTCAAGTTCCTGGATATGAGAAAAAGCAGAAGCAAATCATTTCCAATAAACATCTCATGCCTAAGATTAGAAGAGAAGTCGCCTTTAATGAAGGTGATGTTATTATTCCTGATGAAACGATTGACTATCTTGTTGAAGAGTACACCAATAAGGAAGAAGGTGTTCGAAATTTGAAGCGATGTCTCGAGATTATTCACACCAAGCTTAACCTCTATCGTCTCATGAAACCTGACACCAACTTGTTTGGTAAAACCAATACTTTGGAGGTTGAGTTCCCATTTACTGTTACAAAAGATATTGTTAAGCAACTTATCAAGCGTGAGGATAATGGTATGACGGATATTATGAAAACACTTTATATTTAGATTTAATAGATATAACTTTTAATTTAATATAATTAACTATTTTTTAATTATATTATCATATTATATTATTATGGATAATGAAGATAAAGAAGAAGAACGACCAAAAAAAATTCCAGGAACAAATAGTAGTGGCGACCGTGCATTACAAATAGAAATTCACGAAGCAAACCAACAAAGAATAGCAATAGAAGCAGAAAATAAACTAAAAAAAAAGAAAGTTAATGATAATATAGCAAGAGATAATGCTATTAAGCATGAAAGAAGGAAAAGTGAACGCATAGCAGCTACTTTAGACTTTGAAAGAGCTATGGGTAGAGTTCCAGCGTCCTCCATAAACCCAGCCGCCGCAACGAGAACGAGATCATATATGCTCGAGCAAAGACGGCAAAGACCAGCACCAGCAGCAGCATCATCATCAGCCGCAGCAAAAGCGCCAGCAACAACAACAGCAGTAGGTTCACCATTACCAACAGATGGAATTACAGAAGAACATACACCACCCGATTTTTTAAGGATGAATAGCGGAATAGGATCAACACCACCCGAATCAGAACATCAGGTGGATAACTTTGAAAGCCCTGCTGACTGTCATGATATAGAAGAACCTGGCAGTACTAATAGTCAGACAAGTACTGTTAATGCGGAAGTTTGTAAACAAAAAACTTTAACGATGATGGGAAAAGAAGAGCCTGATAAAAAACACACAGCAGAAGGTGCAAGAAAAGTACAACAAACAACATCTAGTTCTTCAGTTCAATTTAATTCAATATGGGAAACAAGCAGAACTAGTACTGATGGAATTTCCGTAGAAGAAAAGGCTAAAGGACGTTTATGTTATATATGTGGATGTCTTATAAAAGATAACCATTTTCCAGAAATGGAACATTTCATTACTCCTGGAGAATTTTTTCATAAATTTGGTATTGAATTAATTACAAATTCTCAAGCACAAATAATTAGTAAAGGAACTATAGATGATTATGAAGCAATACATATGCGCGATTGTAACAACGCAAACGCAAATGTACGTACTCGTCTCGACAAGACAATCCAATATTTAAATAATCATGTTACAAATAACCGTGTTGATTCAGGGTTTGATTATTATTTTCGGACACAATATAATACAAGTGTTCGACCACCACCCACATCTCAAGAAAAAACATGGGTAAAATATAGTAGTTCTTTTTTTGTTCCACAAATTAAAGCTTATATGAGTGAATTTATATATTCACATCATATTTGTAATCAAATAAAAGGGAATATGCCAACTTTATCACCTGGATATACTAATATAATAGAACCAGCACAGGGAGGAGATTATACACTAGAACCTAATAATTTATTTTCTATATATGCCAATGTATTAGTTGATGCAATTTTTGGAAAATTCAAGGGTAAAGGTAGTGAAATATATAAAAAATTGGGGTTCTGGAATAATAATGTTGGTTCAAATGGAAAAAGCTGGATAGCTGCACCTCAACTAGATAAATATACTGTTGAAATAGGTGACATACAAGATTGCTTACGTCTCGCAAATATGGGAATAGATACACGTGGTTTAAAAACAATATTAAAAAAAAGAATAGAAAATAACATGTTGTATCACAGTCTTCTTTTGAGAGAAATAAAAAGAGATTGTACAGTACAAAGGATAATATCATTAAACCATATTGTAGGATATTCTAGGAGAATAGTTCCATTAGAGAAAGACCATCATGGTAAAACCATTTTAAGCCATGACAGTATTCGAACTACAGATTTAGATGAAGATATGGGTGATGCTTTATCTGTATCAAGTCAGCTAGACAATTTTGATGATGAAATAGAAAAAGATGACCTCGATCATAATGAGAGTTTATTTACAGGACATGATAATGACCCGAACAAAAAATTAATGTTAACTTCTTTTTTGTTTGCGGGTAATATGACGACGAAACTCACTCATGATGAATTAAAACAATATATTACAAACAATAGTCTTAATACAGTAGCAGATTTAATGTCAGCACGAGTAATACATAAAACATACAAAATACTTCCAAAACCATGGGGAAGAGTTGTAAAAGTACAAAAAGGAGGCGGAAAAAGAACAAAAAGACGCAGAGGAAGAGGAAAGAGTAAAAAGAAGGTTACCCGAAAAAAGAGAGTAAAAAGACGAAAAACTGTCAAAAAAATTAAAAGAAAGAGAAGAAGAACAAGAAAATGTTAATAAAAAATAAATTGTTTATTTAATAATTTTTATTTATATTTATTTAAAAAATTGATTTAAAGTTTTATAAATATATATTTACAAAAAAAATATGTCCCATATTGAAACATTAATGAGAAATTCAGCATCCACCTATAATGGTTGGATGAAAACAACAACTAAGAATAACGAAATACTACGTTCAATAAGTATAGGTAATCAAAGAAACTGTAACGGAGATGGTTTATTTTGTGACCATACTACAGAATCAAAAATAATAAAAATAATGAAAAAGTACGATGTGTTGGAATACAAATTAAACAATATACACACACCGAATGTATTCGCAACACAGGTTTTGATTGATGAAAATACTTATGTTAAGCTAGTAAGTAAGCTAAATTCAAATTAATAAATTATAAAAATCATAACATAATTATAATTTATTTTTATTTTTTAAAAATCATTTGTAGTTCTATTACCACCACGTGTAGCCAAATGATTCATTTGTTCCTTTGACAAACAAGCACAACCTGTTGATGAACTTACAGAACTAGGGCAACATTCAGGTTTAAATTGCGTTCCATTAAAAAAATCTAATTGTCCCTCAGGAAGAGGAATAGGTGTACTCTTGAAATCCTGCTCCATGTATATAGGAGCACCGCTACCACTTCCACCCGTTCCATCGCTCCAACTTCTATCAATATCAGAACCCATCTTATAATCTAACCCAGCTCCTTTAGATGCAAGTTGTTTATTAATCATAACTAAACCTTCTTGGAAACCAAATCTTGAACAACTACAAACTAAATGCCCTCCCATAATAAAAAATAAAATAGCAGCAATAACTATTGTTTGTAAATGAATAACAACGCCAAAAATATTAACAGATTTTTTTCCGAATAATGACAATTCCATATATAAATAATACAGATAATTTATTATTCTAAATAATGGTCAATTAAATAATCATAATCATAAATTTTTAAAAAATCTATGTAGAAATAGTTTTTATCAGTTATAAGATGATAAACTTTATTACAATTAACTTTACCTAAATTTGTTCCTCTTACAGACTGTATTGTTTTAACTTTTCCTAAACTGTCATGAAGTATATTATCACTACACATTAATGTAACTGTATTCACCATTTTAATCTTAACATCACTACAATCTAATTCAACTACACCAACAACCTTGACATTATCAGTTAATACATCACCAACATTAATGTTTTTAATATATTTGACAATATTATCTTGAAGTTTAATCTTGGTATCTCCATAAAAACCACCAATAAACTTTCTAAACAAGCCAAAATTATCGTGTAACGACCCTTTATTAATAACAGATGAATTATTTAATTTATCCAAATTCTTGGGTGTAATATCGTCGTAATCTAAGAAGTCATTATTTTCAATATTAATCATCTTAGAGAATGTAAGTAAATTGTAAATAATTTTATCATCATATTTTGAAAGTTTTACTGATTTTGGACAATCCTTAACATTTACCCAGTCCCCTAAATACTTTACTTTGTGATTACCTGAAACAACAACTTTATTTAGTTTATACATATTATTTTTTTCGTTTTCAGCTAACATTTTAAATACACCATAAACCGTATTATTTCCTTTTAATTTGTCATTTAACTTTATTTCAGAAATCTTCTTTATACTCTTATTATTCATAACAAGTTTTGTATCTTTGTCAAAACAAACACGAGGAAATCTAGGAGAAGGTATTCGTGGAAATCGTAATCCTCCTAATACAGGAGGAAATCCTCTCGCCATCATTACCATCATGTATATTAATACACCGACAAAGACTATTAATATTATACCGATTGGAATACCAATTATACTAAACATAGAGGTAATCGCTAGTGCAATTGCTGCCAAAGCAATCCATTTAATCAAAGAAAATATTGCTTTAAATGCTGATACTAATGTATAATATAATCCTAATGTTCCCATTAAAGCACTTGTCATTATTCCCAATATTTTATTAAGTAAATCACGTAATGAAACAAATACTTTCTGAAATTCTATCATCATGTTCATTATTTGACCCATAATTTCTTCTATGAAATTTGCAAAATTATCTCTAAAACGAGCTAAATACTCTCTAATGTTATTTAATGATTCACTAAATGATGACCATATTTCCGCCAGATAATTTAAACTTGCCACCATAGGATTAGTTATTTCATATGACGATTTATTTGACATGTCATTTAAACATCCTTCAAAGTTTTGTTTTGCATATTCAGAGCTACTCGTGCTTCCATCTTTGGGTGCATTTATAAAACCTGCTAAAGCCATATTCTGTGGTTGACACCTTACTTCATTCCAATTTGCTGCTAATTCATCCCTAGTATTTAAGAAATTAACATATGTTACTATTATAAATGTGATGAATAATATAAATATTGAATATATCCAGTCAGGACCATACTTTGATGCATAAGTGAAATCATATAATTTTTCTACATTTTTATAAAATCTATCCATATAATTAACTTTGATAATTAAAGTTATACAATATTAAAAATACCATTAATTAGTGTATTATAATTTGGTACTCTTTCTTTTAATAACTCTTTATCTAACACTACTTTACTATAATAGTTATTACCTGTATATAAAATATACTTTAATGTTCCGCTCTTTCTATCTATCATTTTTACTACACCATATACTATATTATTATTTTCTAATACATCGCCTGGTCTAATATCCGCATGACATTTAGTTGTTAAATCATTCATTAATACTAATGAATCCTCATTATGAATATTATTGTATATTTCAAAAAATCTGTTCGATTTTAATATATATTGTGATTCTCCTAAACTGACCTCATTCCAATCACAGTAATTATAATTATCTATACTTATCATTCCACTTTCTGTTATAAAGTTATATACATAATCACTTTTATCGTTTTCCATTCTTACAGCACCTTCTATTTCTGATATTAAAACCAACTTATCACCCGAATATACCTTATGTGTTTCTGTACATATTACTTTACTATTATTAGTTTTTAAACTATACATCGGTGTAACCTTGTCATTTAACAACAATATTGTTGCTAATACTACACTATTTGATATTTTATCTCCTATCTTTATTTTATCAGGTGACTTATATACTACATCTGTCGAATCTATACCTCTTACTGGTATCATACTTTCTTTCGAAAAACAAAAAGGGTTTAAACGTGGAAATCGTATTCTTGGGAGCCTAAATTTACCTACCGTTCGAATTGCTCCTCCTACAGGACCTTTCCAAAGACTTGTTAATGCTTTTACTGAACCATCTACAAAATATAAAAATGTTATTATTATACCGACTATTTTATAAGCCACATCTTTTAAGGACACCGTTAATCGCTGAAATTCTACTACTGTATTTACAAATGCTCCATAAATAAATTCTACTATAGACACTATTTTATTTCTCAACTCCGACAAAAATGTTCTTACTTGTTGAAGTGACTCTTCAAACTGTAGTCCTGTATCTGCTAACATATCCATACCATGATTTATTGGAGTTAACATATAACTCATAAATGTTGATTGAGTATTTTGAACACAATCATAAAAATTCTGGGTTGTATCATGTCCAAAACTCGATGCGAAAGGCATTACCATCGGATTACATCTATATTCACCCCAATTATTTTTTATATCATCAAACATCGTTACAAATACTGCGTATAAGTTAAATGATATAATTATGATAAATATTAATATTGTTAAAATCCAATTTGTTAAGTCCATATAATATTATATTATAATTTTATAAAAATTAATTATAATATACTCAATCTAAAACTTATCTTAATCTGAATCTGATTCTTCTAGACCCCAACCGAGACCGATATTTAGACCTCCCGGACGCCTGCGAGCTTCGTAGTATGGCTGTGTTGTTGCTGGTCTTGGTGGTCTTGGTGGTGGTGTATTGACTAGTGTTCGAGCTTGTTGTAATTCTTTTAATTCATTTTCATTTAATTTAGCTATTCTTTCATCGTTATTTATTTTAAAATTTGGATCACCACCTCTTTTCTTAGTTCTTCTTTTAGATTTCTTTGGTTTTTTGTGAGTATGTCCCAATTTAACACCTCTCAAGTGTTGTTTATATGTTTTTGCCATATATCGTTTTCCCTTAGTATTCCACATATAATGCTTCTTAAATTTTTTTGTCTTTTTCTTTCCTCCTACTCCTAGATTTTTTCTTGGATTTCGTAAGGGCCCTGGTGGTGGAACTAGGCGTGTACCATTAATTACTCTCGTCCTATGTCTACTATGAAAGCTGTTATCACTTACAGGAGTTGCAAATTGAGGTGGTAATGCGTATTCTGCTTCTGCCGTTGGGTGTTGCTTTGTAAATTTTTTATGCAGCCCATGTAAAGGGTCTTCAGGACCAGGTACTCTATAAACATTAGTTACTGGTTTTCCTTCTTCTTTTGCTTCTGGTAATTCTTTACTTAAAAGAGGTCCTTTTCCATGTCTTTTACGTGTTCTACGTTTTTTTCCACCAAATGATGGTGTATTAGGATCAACTTCCATGGATGCCGCATCTCCATCATGATAATGCCCTTTCTCTTTCATCATTTCCTGAAAATAGTTCTGGTCTTCTGAATATGGTCCAAAGTTTGCGTCATCAGCACGCTGACTAGGTGCTTTGTCTCCTGGTGTACCTGAAGGAGCAAGATAAGTATCTGGGTTTATATTTTCCAAATTTTGTTTATCTTTTTCTGCTTCCCATTCTCTTCTTCGTTTATCATGTTCATCATCTGGAAGTCCCATTTTTTGCCTTTTTTGTTGAGCTAACAACTTATCTTCTAATGGACCCCTTTTTTTATCCCCACCCTTTTTTCTTGTTCTTCTCGAGGTTTTTCCTCCTTGTTTAGCTGGAAAATGACCAGCATAATCTAAATTAGTACCCATAAACTGAGCATGACTTCTAGGTTGAGATAATGACTTTGATCTTGATTTTCTTCCACCTCTCTTCTTACTCTTTTTTGTTATTCTTTTACCACCTGTAATAGGAGGTTTTCCTGTATCGTTGTCAAACCTTGAATGTTCTTGATTAATTACTGATAATTTAGCCATTTTATTAAAAAAATTGTTTTGTTCATTAGATGCTCCAACTACACTTGGAACAACAGGTCCTGTTTCTACCGCTCCACCATTCATATTAGCAATTTTATTTTGAATTCTAGAATTATTAATTATTTCTTGTGTAGCACAATGAGCAGGTCCTCCACAACCTGCTTTGTGTTGATATGTCGGGTCTTTTAAGCTATATTTCATTATATATATTACAAATATTAAATAAATATTAATAAGGATATAAATTTATTTTTTAATAGTTTAATTATTATAAACGATGAACGACAAAGATAGACTTCAACTACAACAAATGTTAAAAGCCAACGATTTTAAGGATCAAACAAATAAAATAAGAACTCTAAAGCATAGTTCTTTAATAAAAATGGATGTTTCTAAATTAGCACGATTATGTTTTATACATAAAGATATGAAGGAAAATAGCCCTTCAAGTTATAACGAAATGTGTATGAAAGAATGTCCATTCTTACATAAAAATTACACAGATATATTTAATAAGGTAAAAAACAACGAACTTAACTTGGCAATTTTAGGAAAATTTTTAGAAATATTAGGTCAAATAGAAAATGATGAAATAGACCAAAATGATGGTTCATATGAAGTAGGATTATTACTCAAACAAATGTATATAGATAGTGCCTTGAAAAAGGGAGAAAATTTAAATGAAAAGTATGAAAAAAAAGAAGCTATAAAACCAGCGAGTAACATTTCGTGGAAAACATTTAAGAAGATGCAAAACTGATTTAAAAGTACAACAATACTTAATATAATATATGACAAAATTAATTATTGTTGAATCTCCAGCAAAATGTAAAAAGATAGAATCGTTTTTGGGAAGTGAGTATACTTGTTTAGCAAGTTATGGACATATAACATGTCTTCCAAGTTTAAAAAATATAAATTTTGAAAACTATGATATAAATTTTGAAGTATCTAAAGATAAAGGGAAATATATTTCAAAATTAAAGACAGCCTTAAAAAAGTCGGATGAGGTAATATTAGCAACAGATGATGATAGAGAAGGTGAAGCCATAGCTTATCATTTATGTAGTGTTCTCAAATTAAATCATAGAACTACAAAAAGAATAATATTTAATGAAATAACTAAAACAGCACTCGAAAAGGCAATAATGTATCCAACAACAATAAATATGAATATAGTTCATGCTCAAAATACAAGACAAATATTAGATTTATTAATTGGTTTCAAGTTTTCTCCTGTTCTTTGGGAACAGATATCTCGAAACAATCAAAATAGTTTATCGGCAGGAAGGTGTCAAACTCCTGCTTTAAAAATTATATATGAAAATCAAAAGGAATACGATAGACAAGAACCAAAGGAGGTATATTCAACTATAGGTTATTTTACAAGTAAAAATATAGCATTTGAATTAACAAAAAATATAGAAACAAGGGAAGAGACCGAGAATTTTTTGGAAGAGACAGTAAATCATGACCATATATTAAGAACAGATGAGCCTAAAATAGTAATAAAGGAACAACCAATACCATTAATAACATCGTCTTTACAACAACAATCAAGTAATAATTTTAGTTGGAGTCCAAAAGAAACGATGTCAATTGCTCAAAAATTGTATGAAAATGGATATATTACATATATGAGAACAGATAGTAAAAAATATAGTAAAGAGTTTATAGAAAATTGTGAAAAATATATTATAAATAAATATGGTAATGAGTATGTGAATAATGGTAATAGTAATTTAATAAATACATCAATAAGTAATAAAACAACAAGTAATAAAACAACAAAAAAGAAGGGTGGTGATAATAAAAAGGTAGAAGCCCAAGAAGCTCATGAAGCAATAAGACCAACAAAAATAGAGTTAGTGTCAATAGTTGATGAAAAAATATCAAACAAAGAGAAAACTCTATATAAATTAATCAGAAATCATACTTTAAAATCATGTATGAGTCCAGCAAAAATATCACGTATTTCGTGTAATATAAGTGCACCATTAGAATATATTTATGTATATAATAGCGATATAATATCATTTAAAGGTTGGAAAATAGTAGATAATAAGGATGAAAATGATGAATATTATAGTTATTTACCGTTAATGAATAAGAAAACAGTAGAATATAATAAAATAAAGTCGAAAGTATCCATAAAAAATATGAAACAACATTTAACAGAAGCGAAACTAATATCTATATTAGAGGAGAAGGGTATAGGAAGACCATCGACATATTCAAGTATCCTTGAAAAAAATAAAGAAAGAGGATATATCGAAAAGACAAATGTTAATGGGTTTGAAAAAACGTGTATTGATTATGAATTAGTAGAGAATGAAATAGAGACTATTGTTGAAAAAAGGGTGTTTAATAACGAAAATAATAAACTAGTTATTAAACCATTAGGTATAGTAGTTTATGAAACATTAAACAAATATTTCTCTGATATTTTTAATTATGATTACACAGAAGAAATGGAGCGAGTTTTAGATGATATATCAAAGGGTGAACGTGAATATAAAGGTTCATGTAATGAGTATAAAGAGTGTATTGAAAAAATGTTAAAAGAATATAAAAAAAATAAACCTCAGAAAACATCATTCAGAATAGACGATAATCATGAATATATGTTTGCCAAACATGGACCAGTTATAAAATGTACAGTTGATGGAAATATAACATTTAAATCTTGTAAAAAAGAGATTAATATAGAGAAACTTGAAAATGGCGAGTACACGTTAGACGAATTACTAGAAGAAAAAAAGGAACGAATACTTGGAACAATTGATAATAAAGAAATAATATTAAAAATAGGTAAATTTGGTCCTTATATCAATTATAATGAACAAAATATATCAGTAAAAAAAATAGAAAAAAGTTTCGATAAAATAAATATATCGGATGTAATTGATTTAATAAATATAGGTTCAACTAGTAATAGTATAAGAAAAATAAATAATGAGTATGAAATAAAAAAGGGGAAAGGTAATAAATCAGATTACATTATGTATAAGACTCCAAAAATGAAAAAGCCTCAGTTTATAAGTCTTAAGAATTTTGAAGATGATTATGTTAATTGTGAAATAGAAAAATTACTTGAATATATTCACACGAACCAAAAATAATATAATATAGATACAATATATATGAAAGAAGGTTTTATTACACTATTTTTTTTTATAATAATTTTATCAGCATTAATATTAAATTTTGCTTCTTATGGTAAAATGGGAAAACGAGGATATATTAATAATGGGTTATATCTAACTTTAGCTGCCTTATATTTTGTATGTATTGGAACACAAATAATATCCCCATATAATAACTATAAGAAAGGAATAACTGATGTAGATTTTTATCGTAATGCTACCATAGGAAATATACCAAAAATTATTTTTCTAGGTTGTTTATTTTATAGTGGTATTGTTGATGTAATGTATTACGAAGATTTAAATAAAGGAGTAAAGGATGAAATGGGTCAAGAAGTTACACAGGAGAAAATATTACGGGATAGTTATGATGATTATTTTACATTTAAACTTTTGGCTGATATATTCTTATTTATAATGTTTATAATTATAGTAGCATTTGCTTTTGCTGAAGAAAATATTATTCAATCTGTATATGATAATCGCGAATATATTAAACACTGGGGTGTAATGGTAGGATTCGGTGTATTTACAATATTGTATGTAGTTTTTCAATCATTAAAACATGATATTTTAAAACAATTTATAACAGATGGTTTTCAATTAATACCCAAGAAATTTATTAAATATTTGAAGTAGTTATTTTTTTTCTAAGGATAACATGCAGTCTAAATATTTAATAGCTACATCGTCACATAAAATTATAGGGTCTTCATTTTTCTCAGACGATATTCTTATACATTCAGTAAAATTAGTAGCTGTAATTTTACAATCTTTTTTAGATTTGTTTACTTCTTTGTTGGGACTTTTCGGAAGCATTATATTTAAATAAAATAATTTGTATATTAAATTATTACAAATTATTTATATATTTTATAAATTATTAATATCGATAAATTTAAAAGTGAGACCATATGTGTCTTCGGTCTCCCATATGCCTGAAATTTTTAAAACTACCCTAAAAACCTCATAATTATCATTTAAATTGTCACTTGAAAAAAGCTTTATGTGTTTTTGATTTAATAAATCAGCTATCTGCATAACTGGTCGTTTATCTTTTATATCTGCTCTACTTAAAATTGTCTTTTCAATTGTATTCATTTTTAATATCTCAAGATGATTTAGTGTAGTATGATTTATATAACACTTATATTTATTATAATATTTTTTTATTACAGCATTCTGAATACTAACCATAAAATGAAGACTATTTAAAGAATAATTATTTGGGGTATATACTAATCGTCTAAAAACACTATTTTCTATGATTGTATTTTTTATTGCTTCACTAAAAAAAACATTATTAGCGTCATATGTATTATAATTTATAAGTATATTCATGTATTACTATATTATCATAATATATTAATTATTTTTATGTAATTATAAAACAAATTATTTATAGTTAATTAATAATGAAAATACTTATTACTGGTGGTTCTGGCTTAGTTGGTCAGGCAATTCAAGAAACTATCTATTTACAAAGAAATAATGATGATAATAGCTATATAAATAATGATCATGATTACATATTTATATCAAGTAAAGATTGTGATTTAACAAATATTAATGATACAAAAGAATATTTTTCTAAATGTAATCCTGATGCGGTTATTCATTTAGCGGCATATGTTGGAGGACTATTTAGAAATATGTCGGAAAAGATTAACATGTATGAAATAAATACACAGATTAATTATAATGTATTAAAAGTGTGTGATGAATTAAATATTAATAGAGTATTATCATGTTTATCGACATGTATTTTTCCCGATGACACAACATATCCCATAAATGAAAATATGTTACATAATGGACCTCCTCATTTTTCAAATGATGCATATGCATATTCTAAGAGAATGTTGGAACTTCATTCTAGATTATATTATGAAAATAAAGAAAGAATATATAACTGTATCATTCCTACAAACATTTATGGAAAATATGACAATTTTAATTTAAAAGATGCCCATGTTATACCAGCATTAATACATAAATGTTATTTAGCTAAAAAAAATAATCAACCTTTTATTGTTAATGGGTCGGGAACACCATTAAGACAATTCATATATAGTTTAGATTTAGCCAAGCTAATATTAAAGGTATTATTTGAATATTATGAGAAAGACCCTATTATATTATCTGTTTCTGAAGAGAATGAAGTAAGTATTTATTATGTAGCAAATACTATCGCAAAATGTTTTGGATATGAAAACATGATTAAATTCGATTGTAATTACCCAGATGGTCAGTTTAAAAAAACAGCAGATAATAAAAAACTTATGGATTTATATCCAGATACAACATTTACTAGTATAGAAAATGGTATATCAACTACTGTTGAGTGGTTTAATGTTACACCTGAAAATTTAATTAGAAAATAAGTATAAAGTTTTCTCTCTAAGTTAATATACATGTCATCAAATAAAAAGGAAAAGGAAAGTATATTTAAATTATATTTTGACTTAACTGATAAATATAAAAAGGAGTATGGAGAGAGAACCGTTGTACTTTTACAAGTAGGTAGCTTTTATGAAATATATGGAATGAAAGATAATAATGGAACGCTTCTTGGCAGTAACATTCAAGAGATATCTTCTAGTTGTCATCTTAATATACGACCTAAGCAACTAAAATATAATGATAAGGATATTGTTATGGCAGGTATCCCTGATAAACCAGGTACATTAGAAAAATATCTAACATATATTAATAATTCTGGATTCACAAGTGTAATTTGGTCTCAAGACGAAAATGACCCCACTATAAGGTCATTTAACCAAGTTATTAGTCCAGGTACATATTTCTCAAGTAATGAAATGAATATTTCAAATAATATCTGTTGTATCTGGTTAGAAGTAACAAAAGCAACTAAACAAAAGAATCCTATTCTATATTGTGGTATTTCTAATGTAAATAACACTACTGGAGATACATGCTTATATGAATATGAAACTATATATAGTAAATCACACACTATATATGACGAATTACAAAGATTTATCTCAATCAAAACACCTAGTGAAGTTATCATTATTTCTAGTTTTAATGATGATGAAGTAAACAAAGTTATTCAGTATTCTAATATAAATACAAATACAATCCATATTATAGATGAAAACGACTCTATCTGTAAAAAATGCTGTGAACAAGTATATCAGTATGAAACATTTTTTAATTATTTTAAAACTAAAATTTATATATCTGATTCAAACATTATGGAAAAAACTACTGCTCTACAATCTATTACGTTTTTATTAGACTTTATTTATAAGCATAATCCATCACTTACTAGAAATATTAACTATCCATCATTTGAAAATAATAATACTAATCTCATATTAGCCAATCATACATTACAACAATTGAATATTATACCAGATAATAAATATACTGGTCGTCTGAGTTCTCTCGTCAATCTCTTAAACTTCTGTAAAACATCTATAGGACGAAGGAGGTATGAGTATGACCTTACCCATCCGACAACAGTTTCTATCGACTTGAAGAGAGAATATAATATGACAGAATTTCTTTTAAACAACTTTGGTATTGTTGATTTTATTAGAAATATATTTAATGTATACGATTTAGCATATCTAGTCAGAAAAATTGTTATGAAAAAAATATCTCCACTAGAAATTACATTCATTCTAAAAAGTATTGAAATCACTAGAGAGGTATATATTCATACTAAATCATATAAAGAGTTTGTAGAATATTTAGACTTTAAATTTGATAATAACAATATATTTGACGAAACTACCAATATTATTGAAGAAATAAAGAAGGCGTATAATATTGATATTTGTGAAAATATTGAATTATATGATATTGAAGATAATATATTTAATTCTAATTATGATACTGAATTAGATCAATATGTTGACCAATATAATTATTACATGGAAACACTTAACCATTACCGTAGTGTATGCGATAAAGCCATTAAATCTAATGAAAAAAAAACAACTAGTAATGAATATGTTAAAATTGAATCCATAGATAAAAAGGGTTTGTGCTTGATTACAACAAAAACAAGATTTGGTAAATTAATAAAATCTAAACATATACTTGAAAATGAAGGTATTGATTGTGTTACATCAGAGCCTTCTACACAAAATAACGTCATTATTGAAAGTAATTCTATAAAGGTTATTCTAAAAGAAATTAATGAACTTAAAAAAAATATTAAGAACAAAGTAAATAGTCTTCATTTGAAATTCTTAGATTTTTTAATTGACCATCAACAACATTTAAATAATATCATAAAATACATCGAAATTATTGATAATGTACAGAATAAGGCATTTGTTGCCAAAAAATACAATTATTATAAACCTTCTGTTCTCTCACTTCTCTCATCGTCCTCTTATATAAGTGTAAAAGATATAAGACACCCTTTGATTGAAAACCTCCATAGTGATGAATATGTATCCAACGATTTAGAAATTGGAAGAGAGAACAGTGGAATATTACTATATGGAACTAATGCTGTTGGTAAAACTAGTTTAATTAGAGCTGTTGGCATGTCTATTATTATGGCACAAAGTGGATATTATGTACCTGCTTCTCACTTCGAATTTGTTCCTTATAGAAAAATTTTCTCGAGAATCCTCAATAATGACAATCTTTTCAAAGGGTTGTCCACATTTGCTGTTGAAATGTCTGAATTAAATGTTATATTAAAAGAATGTGATGAAAATAGTTTAATTTTAGGTGACGAACTATGTTCAGGTACTGAAATGGACTCTGCTAAGGCTATTTTTGTCTCTGGATTACAGGTTATTCATGAAAAAAAATCATCATTTATGTTCGCTACTCATTTACATGAAATTGCTACTTATTCTGAAATTGAAAGCATGGAACGTCTCTCTATGAAACATATGACGGTACAATATGATAGAGTGAAGGACACACTAATATATGATCGTAAGCTAAAAGATGGTCCTGGTGAAAGTATGTATGGTTTAGAAGTATGTAAATCTTTAAATATGCCTACACATTTTTTAGAAAACGCATATGAATTAAGAAACAAATATATTGATTCTGTAAGCATTCTTGATTCACGTAAGTCAAGATATAACTCTAAAAAATTACTCAATATGTGCGAAAAGTGTAAAAAGAACCCTGCTATTGAAACACATCATATTATTCAACAAAAATATGCTAATAACTCAGGATTTATTGGAGATTTACATAAAAATCATCTTTCTAATTTAATTGGTTTATGCGAAAAATGTCATCAGAAAGAACATTATAACGTTGAAAAAATATAAGTATATATATATGATTAATAATTCTAAAAAAACAATTAAAAAAAAAGGCGGGAAAAGATTCACAAAAGGTTCTGGAGGAGTTTTCAGCGCATTAAGTCAAGTACCAAGTAGTTTTAACAATACACAAAATAGCCTTGAAGATCCATCAAAGGAACATACTTTAATATTTGGTGGAAAAAAGACAAGAAAAAAAAAGGGCGGGTATACCTATTATCCTCGTCGAGAATTAACCGAAGACGACTATCATAAAATAAATCAAAAAATAGAAGATCATGAAATAGAAAATATAATGGTGTTATATCAAAGGTTTCTTTCGGAAAAACATAAATTTTTAGCCAATCAATTAAAAAAATACGAAACGAGTGTTGAATGGTCGAAAGTTAATGAAATAATGAATACGGAATGGAATAAAGAAATTGAACGATTAGTACGCAGAGAAAGAAGCTATAAACTAATATTTGATGGAATACAAGATGAAGAAGAAAGAAAGAAAGCAATCAAATCTGAGAGGGGTAATTGGATACCTTTTGGTCTTAGCGGTGGAAGAAAGAAAGCGTCTTATAAATCAAAAAAAGGTAAAAAAAAGACAAAGAAAAGAAAACATACAAAAACGAAAAATAGACGTAAAAAATAACTTATAATATAAATTAATTAATTATATTATAAGTAAGATTTAAAAATTATTAATAAGTATTATTAGTATGAAGTTTCTAGAAAGTACATTTGAAGAATATATAAATTCATGTGAGAAAGAAAATTTACATCCTGAATTAAAAAAGCATTTTGACAAATATACAACGGATATAGATAAAATAAATAATATGATTTTTTATGGACCTCCAGGTTCAGGTAAATATACACAGGTATTATCATTCCTATCAAGATACAGTCCAAATAATTTAAAATATGAGAAAAAGTTATGTGTTGTTTTTAATAAACAGAATCATTATTATAAAATTAGTGATATTCATATAGAAGTTGATATGTCATTATTGGGATGTAATGCAAAATTATTATGGCATGAAATATTTACAAATTTATTAGATATAATAAATGCGAGTACACGAAAAACAAAGATAGTTGTTTGTAAAAATTTTCATGATATAAATAATGAATTACTAGAAATATTTTATAGTTATATGCAGAAATCGATGCAACATAAAGTGAAATTTATAATAATATCTGAGCATATAAGCTTTATACCAGAAACAATTATTACATGTAGTGAAATAATAAGTGTTGCACGACCATCAAAGAATAAATACACAAAAATAACAAAAAATAAAAATATAGAAAATTGTGATGATATTGATAATATAAAAAATTTAATAACTAAACAAAGTCAAATAAATAAATACAAAAATATTTGTGATAGCATATTAGAAGATATATATAATATTGAAAATTTAAAATATACTTCTTTTAGAGACAAATTATACAATATATTTATTTACGACATTAATATGAATGATGTAATATGGTATATAATAAAGGATTTAATAGAAAAAAAGAAATTAAACGAAGAGAATATTTATGAAATATTATTAAAAACACATACATTTTTTAAATACTACAATAATAATTATAGACCAATTTACCATGTAGAAAATATAATATATTTTATAATTAAAACAATATACAACTTAGAGATAAAACCATAATATAAGTAATATAATGAATAAAACTACAGCATTAAAGATAATGAATATAAACAATTTTGACGAGTATGATTATGAAAAACTTAAAAAACAATATAAAAAAATATCTCTAAAAAAACATCCAGATAAAGGCGGTAGTCACAAAGATTTTATAGAACTATCTATGGCGTATGATGTTTTAACAAAAGAGTTGGATAGTGGAAATAATGATAATATTAAAGATGATGATATATTCACATTATTTACTAAAATTATTTTAACTCACAATAAAACAAATATAGACCAAAATGCTGTAAAAGAAAAAATTTTAAAATTTGTAAACATGATATCTGGCAAATTACTAAATAAAGTAGATAAAGATAATTTAATATTTTTAAAGCAGATTATAGATAAATATAACTATTATTTTGATAAAGATATTTATGATGAATTAATTAATATTATTAATGAAAAAACTGATAATATAAAAGTATATAATTTAACACCAAGTATAGATGATTTATTTCTAGACAATATTTTTAATTTAAATATAAATAAAGAAAGTAAAAAAACACTATTAATACCATTATGGCATAATGAATTGACATATGATATTTCAGGTGAAACAATAATAGTTCAAATTACACCTAATTTACCTGAATATTGTAATATAGACATCAATAACAATATACATTATTATTTTAGTCGAAAATTAGATTCAAGTATTCTAGAAAATGATGAAATGTGTTTTGAAATAAATAACAAAAAACACTATATACAAACGAATAAAGTATATATAAAAAAGAACCAAAATTTTGTTTTTAAAGAAGAGGGTATTTCTAGGATCTCAAATAATGATATATTTGATAATAGTGATAAAAGTGATTTAATAATAAATTTAACATTATATTAAAAATTTATATATAATATTATTAATATGGATTATTCATTAAATATTATTTCTTTAGAGAAAAAGCTAAGATTTTATTGTGGTGATAAAGTTCATATATATGATGCATCACCGATTGAATTGAAAAATGAGTTATGGTGGAGTCAGAAGTCATACAAAAATGCATTAAATGAAATGTTTAATGAAGTAACATTATTATCTCAGAGTAGGAATATATCATTAGATAATGCTAAAAAAATATTATATGGAGTGAATAGCACAAAAATACAAACATAATTATTATTTTTATTATATTAAACAGTATAATAAAAATAAAAAAGTAATTGAATTACTCTTTTCCAACACAATATACTAATATGATAATTCCTACTAATGATATAGCTATTATAAAACCTAATGTTATAGGCATTATTATATATATTTTATTTTATTTTTATTTTTATTTTATTTAAGCTGTCTTCTTACGAACAACCTTCTTCTTCTTAACAGGTTCTTCAACAGGAGGAACGAATACTGTTTCAGCTTCCTCTTCTTGCTCCTCTTCTTGTTCCTCATCCTCATCATCACTTTCAACTTGAGTTGAAACCAAAACTCCTTCATCATCATCTTCACCCTCAGGTTCCTTCTCTAGAACAGCTAGTTCATCGTCATCAAGTGTGATATGACACTTACCTGCTAGTGTTTCCTTTGGCTTTACTGCAGCTTGAACAAGTCTCCAAGTAACACCACACTTACCTCCAGTAATCCAGAGACCTCCACACTCAACAACACATGCTACATTACAACCCTTAGTGATAAAATTTCTAGGATCACTTGTAGTTTCAGTATCATTTGGGTCAAAGATACAGTTACCCTTCTGGTCATAAATCTCACATGCCCACTTACCATCATAACGAGGTGTCTTAATGGCTAGAGTTGGAGACTTTGTAGGGTCAGGTTCTCCGTCAGTCTTAGGATACTTCAACATAGGGGTCCAAAGAGCATCCAAAACTTCAGGGGTCATTTTAGCCTTTCCAAGCCATTCCTTAGAATTAACGATAACATCGGCCTTAAGCTTAGCTTCAAAGGCCATTAGTTGATCAAGAAGCTTCTTAGTCTTAGGAGTTAGGAAATCATTTCCAGGAAATTGCAAGGAAAACTGAAACTTTTCATTTCCCTCATAATCACTCAATCCCCAAGTCAACATAAGCGGGGTACGAATAACGACCTTCTTGTTCATAGACTTATTTTGAATCCCAACAGACTTACCTCCAGCACTATTTACCTTAACAGGTAGGTACTTGAAGGCAGTTTCAACGTTCACGGTATTAATATCAGTAATGCTCGACATCTTTTATACTACTACATATACCATTCTCTTTAAATCAATTTTTTTTATAATTAGACCATAAATGATTTTATTATTTTTTATTAATTTATTTTTTAATAATATTAAAAGTAAATATTTAGTTATATATATATGTATAGAAAAACATCAGCTGATCTCTCAGAAGAATATAAATTTGATGAAAACATTATTGTAAGTAATCCAACTATAAATAAGAAAAAAAACAAAAAGAATATAAATAAACTCGCAGATGAAGACTTTTTTATACCCGAAATTAAACAATATACTGTGGTTAGTATATTAAACTATAATGTGAAACAATTAAAGGAGATTTGTAAACATTATAAACTTAAACAGAGTGGTAATAAAAATGAAGTAAAAAATAGAATAATTTGGCATTTAAAACATACATACTATATTTTAAAAATACAAAAAATATTTAAATCGTGTTTATTTAAAAAATATTTAAGATTACGAGGTAGTGCAATTTATGATAAAACATGTTGTGTAAATGAAAGTGACTTTGTTAGTCTAAAAAATCTAAAAGATATAAATCATTACTCTTTTTTTAGTTATACAAATAATGATATTACATATGGATTTCATGTTGGATCACTCAAGACATATATTGATAATAACAATAAAAGTAAAAAAGAATTAATTAATCCTTATGATAGAAGTATAATTCCAAATGATATAATAAATAATTTTTACAGTTATATTAAATTAAGTAAACTATTTAATTATCCAATAGAATTGGAGGGTGAAAAAGATGATGTAGTATTAAATGAAAGTGAAATAATTAAAAATAAAGCCGTTGAACTATTTCAACATATGGATAGTCTTGGAAATTACACAAATCCTAACTGGTTTTTAAATTTAGACATACGAAGATTAATTAAATATATAAGAGAATTACACGATATTTGGGAATATAGAGCCCAATTATCAAATGAAACAAAAAGAAATATTCATTATCCTAACGGTACACCATTTATACACAATCTAGGTACTTCTAGAGATATTACTCATCTTCAGAAGGTAGTTTTAGTAATAATAGAAAATCTAACAACAAAAGGAAGTAATAATGAGTATAAAAGTTTGGGTATTATGTATGTTTTAGGAGGTTTTACTTTAGTATCTCAAGATGCGGCAGAGGCATTACCATGGTTATATGAATCGGTTGTACATATTTAAAAAAAATAATTCGTAAAAATATTAGTTTTTTTTATTTAGTAATAAAAATAATTAATTCTAACGACATTAGGTCATAAAAGTAATATAAAATATATAAAAATATATATTACCTGTTAAAACAGCTTAAAGGCATACTACTATGTAATAGTATAATGGTTAAGAAGACCGATAGTGCCCCTAAGACTCCTGCTAAGAAGACCGTAGTCAAGAAGACTACTAAGACTGCTGCTCCTACCGAGACACCTGTCGAGGTAGTTGAGGTTAAGGCAACAAACGCAATTGTAGCTGATGCCCCTAAGGAGGCTGATGTTGAACAATCTGTCGCTGATGATTTCAGCGCTTTCATGGGAAAGATGCAAGGACTTGCTTCCCAATTCTCTACTCTTCGTAACGAGTTCCGTACCCTTGAGAAGAAGGCCATGCGTGAGCTTAAGAATGCACGCAAGAAGTCTGCTCAACGCCAACGCAAGAGTGGCAACCGTTCTCCTAGCGGATTCGTAAAGCCAACTCTTATCACCGATGAGCTTGCTACTTTCCTTGGAAAGGATAAGGGTTCTGAGATGGCACGTACTGAAGTTACTCGCGAGATTAACAAGTACATCCGTGCACACAAGCTTCAAGACCCTGAGAATGGTCGCAAGATTAACCCTGATGCCAAGCTTGAGAAGCTTCTCAAGATTCCTAAGGGCGAGACTCTCACCTACTTCAACCTTCAGAGATACATGTCTCCCCACTTTCCTAAGCCAGCTGCTGCAACTACAGCATAAGTAGCTAAATAAATAACAAATAAAATAATAAATAATATCATTTATTATTTTAACTTAAAAATATAATACTAATTATACTATGAATAATGAACTAATTAAATACGATTTCTCAAAACCTTATGTATTATCTTTAAAAAAAGATGAATATTATCATCAACTTATTGCTGAATATTATTGTTTATTTCTCAAAATATATAAACCGATTAATCGTTCAGTAACATATCTAGTTTGGAGTGGCATTTCATATCCTGCATTTAACACATACTATTTTCCAACTACTATGACAAAATCATATAGTCGTGCTTTTAATGTACATCAAAAACCACACAATACATATTCAATCCATATAAAATATATTGAAAAATATCCTTATTTTTATTATCTATCATTAATAGCATTTCCAGTTGATGTTTATAGTCATAGTTTACAATTTTTATTTGGAGAAACAGGTGAATTTTTAGAAGGTGGCGCCTTTTTTATTCCATATCAAATTATACACTGGGTATTACTAGTAATAACATTAATGTCACCTCATGTTTACAAATACTTTCCAGAATTTACATGGAAATACTATTTCAGTTTAATTTACTATACTCTAGCATTACATGATAAAATTTATAAATTATCAATTCGACGATTAACTATGTATAGAAGAATTAGTGAATTTATATTATTATCATTTATGACTTATGTTATAGCAAATAAACAATTAATACTATAAAATACTTAAAATTACTACAATTGTATATATATAATGGATTCTACTGAGCAACCCACTAACGAAATTGTCCCTCCGACGCCACCATCTGAAGAAGCACCAAAGGAAATGAAACTTGTCGATGTTCCTATTGATTCACCAAACACCGCATTAAATGTTATTGTTTCATTTTTGAATTTAGCACAAAAAAGAGGAGCTTTTGGTTTGGATGAATCATCTAAAATTTGGGAATGTATTAAGGTATTTCAACAACAATAAATAAATATATATAAATATAATCTATATATTTTTATATATGAAATTAGCTAATATAACTAATAATTTCATTAAAGAAATAGAAAATTATAAATTAATTACCAAAAAAACAAATATCAATAATTTAATTAAATGTATATTTAACGAAATTAATATCGGTTATAAATATTATAATAAAATCAAAAATAGTATTACAATTGAGACAAAAAAAATAAATAACGTTAAACAAATTCCATTCCCATCATCGTCTTCAGATAGTTTTTTTCCACATGAAATTGAAAATGAAATTAAAAAAACAACAAATTATTACATAACATGTAATGTTACCATAATGGATGTAAAGTTTAAAATAATTTTTGTATTTACATTAAACACATTTAATATTAATGAATATTTATCTATTATTATCACATGGTTACATATTGTATTAAACCATTCATCTAGGGATTGTAGTAAACGAATTACCATGTATATTTATTTAACAAAAAAAATGAAGAGACTCCCTTCTAATGAAACAGATATACTAAGTGGTATAAATGTAAATTCAGCATATACGTATTGTTGTGGTAATCCACATACTGAAAATGAAATTGTAATATTCAGAAAAGAAGAATGGATTAAAAGTATTTTTCACGAAACAATTCACGCATTTGGTTTAGATTTTTGTATGTTAGATAATGAAAATGTGGCCGAACGTATTAAAAAAATATTTCCAATTAATTCTGAAATAAATATAAATGAAACATACTGTGAATTTTGGGCAGAAACATTTAATGTTTTTATGATATCATATTTCTTTGAAGATAATAAAAACAATATAGAAAAATATACTGAGTTTGTTAATACGTTTATAAAATATGAAAAAATTTTTTCTATTGTACAACTTATTAAAATATTGCAATATATGAATTTAGATTATACTGACTTGTATAGTAAAAATAGTATTTCTGAGTTTAAAAGAAATTCATTTTACCATGAAAAAACAAGTGTGTTTTCATATTATATTACAAAATGCATATTGATATATAATTTAGAAGATTTTATAAAATGGTGTATTGAAAATAATATTAACTTTATTGACTTTTATAAAACGAAAACTAACGTAGATAAATTTATTAAATTTATAACATCAAAATATAAAAATAAATCTTTTATTCAAAATATAGAAATTAATCAAAAAATATTCAATAAATTTAGTAAAAATATTAATTTTTATAAATCAACAAAAATGTCTTTATTAGAAATAAAATAATTATATATTAATAATATATAATGGCTGTCAAAACTCGTAGTCAAAGAAAAGTAAGTCTAGCAAGACGTAGATTATATCGTTCGCGTGTAAAGAAATCATCATGTCGTAAGAAGGGAGCTTATGCATGTGTTGCAACAACAGGATGCAAGATGACAAAGAAAGGTAAGAAATACTGCCGTCGTTCAAAAAATACCCGCAGATCCAAGTAAATTTTTTACAAAAATAATCATATAAAATATTAATAATATCAATAATATTGATACTATTATTATATTATACTGCTCTATAATACCAAAAAATTCTGATACAATTATTATTACAAATAAATATGGTTTAGAAAATAAATATGTATAATCGTATCTATCATATGTTTTTGTTATACTGTAATTTAATCCATTACCTTCTACTGCATGCCACCACCATGGAGGTATTATCAGAGAATCACCTTCATCTAGTACCACCTTATATATTTTCATATTTGTCTTATTCATAGTAAAAAAATTTTCTTTAATAAAATTTATTTTATCTGAAAATAAACTACAAAATTCTACATTATTGTCATCATAATCAAACATATAAACTGTCTTTTTTCCAACAATTTGGTTTAAAACATAATCGTGACTTGTATGTAAATGACATCCCGATTTTCCATTATTTCCGAAAAATATTAACATTCCTTCATTTATTCTGTAGTTATCTAAATCAATATCAAAGTTTTTCAAAAAATCAGTAGGTAATTGTTCTTCATATTCGAATAAATCTATTTCAGCTAAGTAATATTTTTTATTTGTGTTATTATTTGTAATTTTGTTATAAACCTTAGAAAATTCAATTTCTTTTCTATTTTTTATGTTTGTTTCACCCATTTCTATGTCATTCTCGTATATTTCTATCGGAAATATTATATTATCAAAAGAATTCTTTAGAAAATCCATTTTTTTTTCATTATTAAATATTTTCATATTTTTACAACCTCCTTTTATTACATATGGTTTTTTAAAATTCATATAATCATTACATTCTTTTATATTATATATTACATCAATATCGTAATACATAATACATATTTATTTATTTAATTTCTCTCTTACACGCATTAATTCTGATAATATTATTGGTTCACTACCTCTCTTGTAATGTACAATCTTTGCATCCTTTGTATCCAATAATAACTGTTTAAGAGAGACATTTTGACTGAATTTGGCAAATAATCCCTTTTCAAGTATATTTGATTTATTTAATTCATAATCATCATCAATTTTAACATCTTTGGGTCTCAATTTACTTTTCTTATCATCACCAGCATCAATAGCTAATTCTACTGATTTTGAGATCGGAGTTCCCTTTTCTATTGTAAAGTTCTTATAAAAATCGCTATTAGATAAAAATTTATTAGCATTTATATAATGTTCTATTGATGTCCAATTATAACCATCTAATTCAAAAGGTTCCTCCCAACTATTAGACAATTTCTTTCTCCAATTCATTATTTTATTCAAATCTCCAAAACGTTTATCTTCTTTTGGTATTTTCTCTCCTGAACCTTTACCAGGTAATGGTTTATCATTTGACTTGGGATATATTTGAAATACAATATTATCATTATATAACTTTGTTATTTCTTCATCCATAACAGATACTGATTCTTGATCATCATGATGTTTATTCTGCTCTTTTAATTCAGCAAATTCAGGTATAAGATTATAATAACCTTCATTACCTTCCATACATTTTAATATTATCAGTCTTTTTAGATCATATGGTATTTCATTAAATGTTAACATTCTTTTATCTTTGTATGTAATTAATTTGTAATGATCACCTACAAAATCTACTATTATATAATAATCAGGATTAAAAATGCCTGTTTCATATAATTTACTATCATTTAATTGAGTACATACTAGTACATTATCTTTATCGTCTGTCTCATATGATTCACTTGACATTAATATTAACTTTATATTCATTACTCTTTCCATCGTACTTAATGCCCATGTATCAGCCCAAAATTCACAACTTCTTATCTTTTTTCTAAACGATTCTAGATTCTTTACACCTGTCATTATTTTTACCTCCTTTAAATTTTCTTTTGTCACCTCTACTTCTGCTTTTATTTTTTCAAAATCATTTACCTTTCCCTTCATTTGTTTCTGTAACATTAGTTGTGTATTTCTATCTTTTGTCAATTTAAATTTATCCTTCAAATTTTTCAATTCTCCCTTTATTTTTTCGGATTCGTTTTTTGATGTTACTAGTGATGATTTATAATTTTCAAATAATGTTTTATATGTTTGAAATGTTTCTTCGTCTGCTTCATGAGATAATATATTTCGTAATTTTGTAACAGTTGTTTCTTTTCCTATTCCTAAAAACGCATCTCTTAATACATAAAAAAAACAATCTCCTGCCCCTTCATTATCCAATAAACTATAATTGTTATTCTTCATGAATTTTTCTATCCAAGATGTATTTACTCTTTCAACAAATTTCTCTCTCTCCTGTTTGGCGGTTTCGTCCGTCTCTATATCAATCTCTTGCATTCCAACTGCCTTTACTGTATTAAATGTCTCATCACTATCTTCATCCTTTGTTTCATCACCGTCAGTTTTTAAATTAACCTTTGGTTTATCACTACTATACTCACGAAGAGTTTTTTTATTTGCGTAAGAATATAATATTGGCTCATTATTACTTAATTTTGTCAAATCTATTTCATTCATGTCGTTCATTAGTTCTGGTATTTTATTTGATAATAATTCAAATACACCTATTCTCATTATTATTTCATTTTTATCAACCAAGTATATTGGAAAAAAAACAATATTTTTCTCTACATAAGTATATTTTATTTTACCAACTGCTACATGTATCTTGTATTCTAATGAATCTGGAAATATCTCATATAATGTTGCGTCTATACCTATATCTTCATCATACACTAATCTGTTCTCATCATAATTTATTCTACTATCTAATTTAGATAATACCATAATATATATTATTAATATTTTCTTATGCTTTTTTTTAATAATATATATTACTTTTTTAAACAATCCAATATATCCATTAATCTAAATTTCGTTTTATTACTATGACTGGGATTTTCATTCTTATTTAAATCCTTGATATTTATTATCTTATCTATTATATTTTGAAAACTGTTTCCTTTTTTCAATTTATCTGCTGTTGCATTTGATACAATAACGTGTATATTATCTGCAATATCTTCACAAGATGCTTTGTAACCATCCTTTTTATAATAGATATATATTGTATCAATTAAATCTATAATCATATCTTCTAAATTTATTATACTATACATATCACGTTTAAACAAATTAACTATCAATAAACTTATTGTTTTTCTCTTCTCACCCTGAGATTTCAACTTACAGAACTTTTCATATTCTTCGTCAGGATTTACTGATTCTATATTATCAAACGATTTCAAAAACTCATCTATTTTGTTCTTAAATACTTCCATCATACCATTATAATTTTCTTGTAGTTTCATTATAAGATTTATATATTCATTTGAAGAAAATCTGTTTATAGTAGCAAGATCAAATATCCATAACGTAACATCATTTAAGAATGTTTCATCATCATTTAGTTCTGCATTCAATTCTGAAACTGCTGACATAATTTTTTCTTCAAAAATGCTGTATGTTTTTTCTGTCATTTTATTCAACGACTCTTGTATTGATGATTTTAGTGCTTCTACTTTTGTTTTTTCAACTACTGGTCTTGGTACAACTGGTTCATGTGAAATTGAACTCTTATTTTTATTTTTTGCTTTTTTATGGAATACGGGAGTTTTTACATAATTTGTTGCTCCAACTATATCTGATATTTTATTAATCATATCAACAGTTTCTTGAGGCAGTTCAAGAGTAAACCCATCATTTATTATCTGGTCGATTCTAATTAGATTATATATTTCACAACTCGTCATCCTTGATATTTATAACAATATTTTTTTAAACTTATTTTCAATTTTATTATTAATTATTATATAATTGGTTTAAATTATAATTAATTAATTATTTCATTACTATATCATGGAAACCAAAAAAAACATGAGTATTTCAGATTATTTCCATCTCCCTATATCTACAATAAAAAATAAAAGCGATGTTGACCATGTTATTATAAATGATTTAGAAATGATTGACAAAAAAGGTGATATTGACGGTGATAATATTATATCTTATGTTTTTAACCCTAGTAATGATTTCGCAAAAACTACTCAAAATATGTGGTGTAAATATCATACTACTGATATCAATTTTTTAAAACAATCTCAGAACTTATATAAAACTTTCAAAAGTACTGCTATGTTAGACAATAAAACACTTATGAATATTCATGATAAATATATTTCATATAAAACCGACGAAGGATTTAAAGAAAGATATGGTTTTATGGATTGGTCACACCTAGAATTTTTAAATCATATTGAATACTTTCTTTTATTATTTGCATTAATTCACATTCTTAGTCCTATTTTCTCTCTTGTTTTACCTATTATTTTCCTTCTTGTTCCATATATACTATTAATGATACAAGGACATCATATAACTTTAGATGTATATATTAATGTATTAACTAATATGTTTAGAAATACATCGATTGTTCGTTTATTTACAGGTAATTTTAGTGATTTTAGACAGGCTTCCTACTTAGTTATAACCATTTTAATGTATGCTTTTCAAATTTATTCTAATATACTTAGTTGTATTCGTTTTCATCATAATCTTTCCAAATTACACATATTTATTGACGATATGTCGAAATACATCTTATATACTACACAAAGTATGGATATATATAGTAACCATATTAGAGACCTTGATACATATAATAATTTTAAAATAACATTAGAAAAACACAATAATTGTTTAAAAAAATACTTAACCAAAATTAATAAGATACGCCCGTATTCGTGGAATTTTACCGAATTATTTAATTTGGGTTATATTCAAAAACAGTTTTATTCTATATATGATGACGAAGAATTGAATTCCTCTATTATGTACTCGTTTGGATTTCATGGATATATAGATAATATTATTGGTATTCAAACTAATATTAAAAACAAAAAAATGAATTATTGCACATTTAATAAAAAGAAAAATACTAAATTTACAAAGGCGTTTTTCTGTAATAACAATAAACCTATTAAAAACTCATACGAATTAAATAATAAATATATTATTACAGGTCCCAACGCTTCAGGTAAAACTACACTACTAAAAACTACAATATTAAACATTTTAATTTCACAACAAATTGGTTGTGGGTTTTATAAAAAAGCGAATATTAATCCATACCATTATATTCACTGTTACTTAAACATTCCAGACACCAGCGGAAGAGATAGTTTGTTCCAAGCAGAAGCTAGACGTTGTAAAGAAATAATTGACGCTACCAAAGACGTTCATGAGAGACATTTCTGTATTTTTGATGAATTATATTCTGGTACAAATCCATATGAAGCTGAAGCTAGTTCACACTCATTTATTAACTATTTATCAAATCATAAAAACGTTGATTTTATGATGACTACACATTTAATTAAACTATGTGAAAATATTAATAATAATCCTAATATTGTTAATTATAATATGAAGACAACACCTATCAATAAATATGATTTTAAATATACATACATATTAAAAAAAGGAATATCAAAAATCAAAGGTGCTGTTAAGGTATTAAAAGAACTTGATTATCCACTTGATATTATCGATTCTACATTAAAATATCTTAAATAAAATATATTTCGTTTAATCAATTTAAATATATATATATATCTAGTTATATATGAACTTTATGGCGATGTTTGAATTTGGTAGTAATATTGCATTATATTTAGGAATGATATGTGTTATTGCAGTACTTTTCTTTTTCATCAAGCGACAAATTTCTGAAACTGAACATAAATTAAATAGTATGATGGAAATTATTACAGGACTTTCTATGGAAATTACTAATATTAAAACAACACAACTTATAATGTCATCACAGTCAGGAGGTGGAATTGTTAATGATGTAACTAAATTAGATGAATCTATGATAATTAGTGATGAAGAGAGTGATGATGATGATGATAATGTTCACGAAGAAAATGGATATGAAAATGAACATAACGAAGATGAAGACGAGGACGAAGAAGACGAGGACGAAGAAGACGAGGACGAAGAAGACGATGACGAAGAAGACGAGGACGAAGATGACGATGACGAAGATGACGAAGATGAAGAAGATGAAGAAGATGATACTATAAAAGTTGTAGAAGACGAAGTTATCGAAACAAAAATTGTTGAAGAAATTATCGTTGAGGAAATAAAACCCGATGAAGTTATTGAAACACCACCCAAAACTGTTAATATTGATATATCATCCAAATTACCTAAGCAAGTAACTGATTATAGCAAATACAATATGAAAAAACTAAAAGATTTCTGTATAGAAAAGGGTATTAGTGCAGAGTACAGTAAACTCAAGAAGGGGGATTTAGTTAAGCTATTACAAGATTTCGATGCTGAAGAAGACGAAGAAGACGAAGAAGATGAAGAAGATGAAGAAGAAAAAGATGAAGAAGAAAAAGAGGATGAAGAAGAAAATAACGAGGTAGAACTAGAAGAACACGTTTTAGAAGAAATTGATGATCTGGTCGATTTAAATTTAGATGAGGAAAATATTGAATAATAATGATAATACCAGATATAATTTTATTTTAATTTATTTTATATATCAATTATATATAATATGAGTTGGGCAACATGTTATTCATCATCAAATAATGTTTATTTTGAACTTCCTCCTATGATGGATGATGGTAGAGTTTTCGAAGAACACAAATCAGAAAGCCAAATAATGCATGAAAATATGATAAAGGAAAATTCTATAAAAACTAATGCTGATTACAGAAAATATTTAGCAAATAATTCTGACAAAATAATTAGTTACAATCAGGTTGAATCATATCACCAAACAGGATTTAAACCTGTTATATTTCAAAATGAACATAGTTCTAATACACCATATCTTTTTACGTCTAAAACAGACCCTACACGACCTATTGGTTATAACGATAGTGATTTAAAAAATAAATATTTAACACGTGAACAACTTCAATCACAGTTAATATCTCCTGTTATTGATTTATCTAGCAAATAAAATTATAAAATAATAATATTATAAGTATTTAATAAAATAATTATAATAAATATATGAAACTTTTAAGTATTGATGTAGGAATGAAAAATCTTGCCTTCTGCTTGTTTGATGTTACAAATTCAAAAAACTTTACTGTTAACAAGTGGGATGTTGTTGATATATGTCAGGAAAAAAAACATAAGTGTGGTTTTTCTGAAAAAGGAAAAGAATGTGATGCTGATGCTAAATTTTTCAAAAATGATTGTTTTTATTGCAAAAAACATGCTAATAAACAAGAATTACGTATTCCACCAAATACACATGACATATCTAAAATTAAAAAACTAAAAATTAAAGAAATTATCGAATTTGCTGACAACAACGAAATTGAATATCAAAAACCTCATACAAAAGATAATATTTTAAAATGTATCAACGAACATTTAGAAATTAATTATTTCACACCTATTAAACCTATAAAAACGGATGATATTGATTTAATTACTTTAGGACAAAATCTAAAATCTGTTTTTGATTCTATATTTGCGGGTGATTTTATTGATCTTGAAAAGGTAATTATTGAAAATCAAATAAGTCCTATTGCTAATAGAATGAAAACTTTACAAGGAATGATTGCTCAATATTTCATTATGAGAAGTAAGTGTAAAATTGAATTTATTTCATCACAAAATAAATTAAAAGATATTGAACCTAACAAAACCACGTATAATGATAGAAAAAAAATAAGTGTTGAATACTGTAAAAATTGTGTACATGAAGACAATATGTTATCTTCATGGAAAGATATATTTATGAAACATTCAAAAAAAGATGATTTAGCAGATTCTTTTCTTCAAGGTATTTTTTATATTAAGAAATTTCATAATTAATAAATATATGTTTCGTAATACTTAAAATTATAAGATATATTATATTAAATATGAGTGATATTATTGAGATTAGTGATTTAAATATCAATAGTGAATTACCATCAGCAAACTTTGGTGCTGGTATTGAACTTCTTATGAATGAAAAAAGGAAAGATACTAGTAATTCTAATGATGATGATAATATTAGTATAGCTGATTTAGATACATTAGAAAATGAATTAAATGGGTTTTCAGATATGAAGATTAACATCGCTGATACATCTATTGTAGACGATGAAGATAGAGGTGTATCATTTGATAAAAATACAAAGGGTATAAGTTTTGAAAAAGTTGAAATAAAACCAGATATTGTGAGTGAAAGCAGAGAAAATTTTAAAAGTGAAAATAAAACTTGGGATGGTTATGGTAAATTTAATGATATCCCACTTAATCCTAATTTGAATAATAGCAGTGAACCAAAATTAACAAAGGAAGAAATGTTAAAAGAAAAATTTCTTTTACTTAAAAAACTTGAAACACTTGAACATAAAGGTGTTCAGCTTACCAAAAAATATGGAATGGAATCAAATTTTCAAGAAATGAAGGGTGAATATGAAACTATTATGGCTGAAAAAGAAAAGGAGAATTCTGTTAAGTTTCAAGGTAATATGTTATCTGCTATGATTAATGGTATTGAATTTTTAAATGGTAGATTCGATCCTTTTGATATTAAGTTAGATGGTTGGGGAGAACAATTTCAAGAAAATATTACTGATTATGACGAAATTTTCGGTGAATTACATGATAAATATAAATCTTCAGCTAAGATGTCTCCAGAAATTAAACTTATTTTCCAACTAGGTGCTAGTGCTATGATGGTTCACATGACTAATACTATGTTTAAATCTGCTATGCCAGGTATGGATGATATTATGAGACAAAATCCTGATCTAGCACAACAATTCACTAGAGCTGCTGTTGATAGTATGGCTCCTAAAAATCCTGGTTTTTCGGGATTCATGAATAACATAATGCGTGAAGAACCTACTGTAGTTAATACTGGTCCTCCACCTGCTCCTGTCGAAACCCAAGGCCGTAATGCTATTCCTGCTCCTGCACGTCCAGGATATGTAGAACGTTCACCGTTTGCTAATAGACCAGATTTACAAGCTACTAAAGGTATTGAACTTTCAGATAATATGGGTAGTGCTAAAAAATCTCCAGCTATTAGATCTGTTAGAAGAGAAATGAAGGGTCCAGATAATATTGATAATATTCTTGGTGGATTAAAAACAAAAAGTATTAGCATGCCGCAATCAGCTCCAGTACCTAAACCAACCTCTTCACCTACTAATGAAATTTTAGATAACGAACCAGATGAAAAAGGTAGTACTATTAGTATTACTGAGCTAAAAGAAATGCAAAAAGATAATATTACTAAACCAAGTAAAAGTAAGAGAAGAAATGGTTCAAACAAAAATATTGTAAGTCTTGATATTTAGATCTCCAAAAATGTAAATATATATATTCAAAAATATATATATTTAGTATGCAACATTTAGTATGTAACATTTAGTATTTCTAACATATCGTCCGTGCGTAGAGAATTAAAATAATTTATTGTATGTTTTAAACCTTCATATAAAAATATTTTGGGTTCCCAATTTAATTTTTCTCGTGCCAAATTTATATTGGGTCTCCTTTGTTTTGGATCATCTTCAGGAAGATCTTTGTACACTATTGATGTTTTTGTATCGGGCATTAATAACTGTATTGTTACTAATAATTCATTTATTGTCATTTCTGCATTATTACCTATATTTACAGGTCCACGAAAACCATCTGTATTCATTAATTTAATTAAACCTTCTACTGTATCATCTACATAACAAAAACTTCTCGTTTGTTTACCATCACCATATACTGTTATATCTTTATCATCTATCATCTGATTTATAAAATTACTCACTACACGTCCATCATTTTTATTCATATATGGGCCATATGTATTGAATATACGTGCTATTTTTACAGTTAATTTATAACAACGCTCATATTCTATCATTAATGTTTCCGCAATTCTTTTTCCTTCATCATAACACGACCTTATTCCTATTGTATTTACATTTCCTCTATACTCTTCATGTTGTGGCGATATTATGGGATCACCATAAACTTCTGATGTTGATGTAAGTAATACTTTACTTTTTTTCTTTACCGCTAATTCCAATATATTCTTTGTACCTATATAATTTGTATCTAATGTCTTTATTGGATTACTTTGATAAAAAGGTGGGGACGCTGGACATGCTAAATGATATATTTCATCTATATCACTATCTATCATAAATATATTTTCTACATCATGTTTATAGAAACTATACTTTTTATTATTCGTTAACCTTTTGGTATTTTCTATAGAACCACTAGTTAAATTATCTACACATATTACTGTATTACCTTCATCTAATAATTTTTTACATAGATGATAACCTATAAAACCAGCACCACCAGTAACCAAAATTGTTTTTGACATAATATATTGTATAATTAAATTTTATATTTTTTACTAACACAATATAATATCAAAATTCAATTTTTCCAGTATAAGCAAAATCTTTTAATTTTATCTGAAACTTGTTTAAAAAACTCATTTCATTATTTGTGACGTATTGACAAGATAATACAACTCTTTTTTCATTTTTACATAATTTAGACGCTCTATGATATAAATAATTTCCTTCAAAACATATTGAATTATTATTAGATAATTTAATACTTTTTATTTCATTTTTATCGTTTTTTAATTGAAATTCAGTACAAGTTAAATTATTTGTTATTGGTATCAATACTGTAAAAAATCTTCCATTATAATAATTATGGTCATAATGCCAATTTACCCAATCACCTTCTTTTTCATAAATTAATAACGCACAACTGGTTGGTAAAATTAAATCTGTCGGAAATAATTTAATATTTAATTGGTTTGTCACTAATTTACATAATTCATTTTCATAATAATTAATTAAATTTGGAGCGTATTTAATTATATTTGTAGTAGATATTGTTACACCTTTTTTATTAGGTAACGCACAATTAAAAATTGTTTCTGGAAATATTTTTGGAAATGGTTCTATGTCTACTCTTTTTTGAATTTCTTTATTCGTTAGTAAATAACTTATTTCGTTTTTTATTACATCTTTTAGATATACGTTAAATTCTTTATATAAGCAAAAATTATTGTCGCATATATATTTCTTATTCATTTTACATAAGCCCCTGTTATACCCATAACATAAAATACAAATAATAAGAATAAAAACAAAAATTAAAGATAAATACAAAAAATTAATTTTTTTAATAAATTTTTTATTTAATTTCATATATATTATATAAATATTTATTGTTATCAAATATTATCAATTACTAAATGATATATTTGCCAGTTCTTTTCATAGTTTGATAATCATCTTTATTGTAAAATATATAATCTTCTATTATATTCCATAAATCTGATGGAATATTATTTTTATTTTTACGAATAATATTTAAATTCATGCGTCTAACCAATAAATTATCCCAAAAATACTTTTCATCTATGATATATTTTATTTTAAACATAGGGTGCCAATTATTTCCACATGATATAGATTCACAACATGTACATATTACATCATATCTTTTCTCTACAAACTTTTTTGTTTCATTATCAAAATTTATTTTATTGTTATAACTGTTATAATTTACATATATATTTTTTGGACTACGAAATGGGTAATCACCTGAACATATCATTTCTATGTGATAACCATTTACATTATTAATATTACAATAATAATAGAATGAAACTTTTGATTTATTATCAAATAACGTAATACGAATATTTCGTAAGTTTTCAAAACTATCTATATATATTTCTTCTGGTATAATATTTAAATTTAGTCTATATCCAAATTCATTACATATACGTTTTATCATTTAATAACTATTATTATTTATATTTAAAATTTTTTTTAAACAAATATAATATAATGAAAAAAATAGTAGGTTTTTTTGTAAATCATTTTAGTGAGAGGGGAACAGAAGTAGCAGTTTTTGATTATGCTCTATATAATCAAAAAATTTTAAATAACACATCAATCATAATATATCCAAAAAGCACTAAGATTATTGTAGAAGATGTAAAACGCAAGTTTCAAAGTTATTTTAAAATTATTGAAATAGATGATTTAGATGAAGACAAATATAAAAAGCCAATTTACGATGCATCTAGAAAAAATACACTTTGTAATGCATTGGAAAATGCTATAATCGAAAATAATATTAAATATTTATATCATCTAAAAGCAGGTCATGAAGATGGTGTCTTATCAAAAACAGCAAAAAATTTAATACATTGTGTATTTTATCCGAGTGAAAAAAATAAGCATGGTGATGTTTATTCTGTTATATCAAAATCAATTGGAAATAATAAATATCCAGTTGTACCTCATATTGTTGAACCCTTCCCTGTGTTAAAAGAAAATATGCGTACAACATATAATATACCAAATGATGCTATTGTTTTCGGAAGACATGGTGGTTTTGATACATTTAATATATCATATGTTCATGAAACAATTAAAAAAATACTTATAAATAATGATAATATTTACTTTTTATTTTTGAATACTAAACACTTTTACGAACATAAGCGATGTATTTATATAGATCATGTAATAATAGATGTAAAAGAAAAAGCTAAATTCATAAATACGTGTGATGCGATGATACATGCTCGAAAAGGAGGTGAAACATTTGGATTAGCATGTGCTGAATTTTCAATATTGAATAAACCAATTATTACGGCTATGTGTGGTGAAAAGGCTCATATAGATATATTAGGCAGTAAAGGAATATATTATAATAACGAAAAAGAGTTATATAATATATTTACTAATTTCCAAATTAATCCAGATATTGATTATAATTGTTATAAGGAGTTCAGTCCAGAAAAAGTAATGCAAATATTTGATAAACTATATTTACAATAATTTATACTTATTTAGAATTAAAATGTATAATTAAACTTAACTAAATCATCTGTATACATAAAAAATACAATCAAAACAATCAAAACAATATAAATACACCTAATATACTATAATATGAGTGAAATTCCTACAGATGCTCCTATGTTTTCTGACTGTGTTAATGGTACTACCGTAGTAGCCCGTGTTGTTAGTGTTTACGATGGTGATACTATAAAGGTTATTTTTCCATTAAATAATACATACTATAAGTGGAATTGCAGATTAATAGGTGTTGATACACCTGAATTAAGAACTACAAATACACTCGAAAAAGAACACGGATATCTTGTTAGAGATAAGCTACGTGAAAAGATTAATAATAGGATTGTTGAACTTAAATGCGAGGATCTAGATAAGTATGGAAGACTTCTTGTAACTGTAATATGTGACGATGGTTCATGCAACATCAATAAGTGGTTAATTGATAATGACTATGCGTTTGAATATGACGGTGGTACTAAGAACTCATGGGGAGACTATTTGGAAAGTAAAAAGAATGTTTAACTTTAATACAATAAAAAATTGATTTAATTTTTTATTATATGGAGATATAAAATAACATGCCACACATAGAGAACGATTGTAATGAACCTAGTTATATCCTAACAAATAACGGAATGAGAAAAATATTTACTTCATACGAAAATAAATATGGCAACAACCAACTTAAGTTTAAAGATATATACGAAGCTGAAAAATATTTCAAAAAAGAGTATGGGTGTTACGATACTTATTATGGTAGCAGAAGTACAATATATAATGGTCCTCTTATTGAATTTCATTCTACTGTTAAAGATACTAAATATGATTGTGTAAGTTTAGAAGATGAATATAATATTGAATATGTTCACAATAAAAATAGTGTAAATCTTATATTTCCAAATGAACAAATACGTATATCTGGAAGTAAATCATTTATGAATAAATTTCCGTTTGTTAAAGCATTAATCGAAGGGGATTTTAACAGAGATAACTTCATTAAGTATTCATACCTAGATGATAATTATAGTGAAAATAATGAAAAAGAAATTAATGGTTCTACCACCATTATTGTTGATAATGAATTAGAATCTATACTATTAGATAAACCATCTACAATAAGACAAAAAAAATGGGAAACTGCCAAATATTGGAAAATTGAAGATGTTGTTATTGAAAACCTAGGAGAACTTATTCATCAATACCAGAACGAAAAGTATTATAATACAAAATTTACTTGTAATTACACATAATTACACATAATATTAAACATTATTCTTATCTATAGTTGTTTCTTTTGCTATATTTCTTATTACTTTATCTATATTTTTTTGTTGTATACTTCCACCTACTTCACTTGATATTTTATGAAATTGATCTGCTTTTGGAGTATGTGGTACTTTACATTGAGGATTTTCACTAATCCATTGTCCGAATTGTTTGATATTATTTTTTGTTAATGTATCTATTGCTTTTTTCATATGTTCTCTTCCTGATTCTCCTTTTTCCCAAATATCATTATTTTTTACATAAAGTGTTTCACGCTTTACATCGGTACAGTGTATCGGTCTTTTTTCTTCCTCCATTTCATCTAAGTTTTTGATAAATATATTCGAAATTCCATCTACATATCCTAATGTTCCTTGTGATTCTAAATCTGTTAATTGTAATTTGATTTGGTTTACAAAATCTTCTATATTCATCGCATCCTTGCATTTTTCATTTAAGAATATATTCAAATTGAATTGGTTATTTGTTGTGTTATTATTTGTAGTTGTATTTCCTAACTTACCCTCTTTAATTGCTGTTGTTAATGCTGATGTTAAAATACCGACCTGTTCTGTTAATTTATCTATTTTTTGGTCTTTAATATCTTTTTCTACTGGTACTGGTACTGGTAGTGGTACAGCAACTGTTTCTATTGATGGTCCATTACATTTAGATTTATGTCTATATAATCCTGATCTCTCTTTATAAGTTTTTCCACACTCTTCACATATGTAATTTTTTGGTTGACAATTATTTTCCCCCGTTGATTTTTTCAGGTGTTTTTTTGTTTTTAAATGATTATTATAATGACTGAGACGTGACGTATTAAAGTCACAAAAATCACATCTATATTTTTGGGAATTTTTATGTTGATCATCGTTGATTTCTTCCATATATATAATCAACACACTTTTTCCTAAATAGTTTTTTAATAAAATACTTACGTAACTTTTTTGTGTAATTTCGGAACTTTTTTGTTGTATTTTGGGAATTTTGGAAATTTTTATTTATCTAGATAAATATTTTATTGTTGTTTATAAATATTACGATAAATGGTAATGATTTTTTTGTTGTTTAATTGTTGTTTTTGTTGTTTTTTGGTACTTTTTTTGAAAATGTCCAAATAAAAAAACGGGAATTTTTTTGGGTGAATTTTTGAAAATGGACATTTTTTTTGGACATTTTCACATTTTTCACTTTTGTCAACATTTTTCTTCCCAAAATATTTATTTAGTTTTACATTAATTATGGTAATATTTTGAAATTAAATGATGTAAAAAATTCATGTTATGGTAAGGAAAAAACGTTGATTTCTTTCGGTAATTTTTCAACAAAATTTCTTCCCAACCGTTTTTTTTTCCAAAAATCTCGAATTTTTGAAAAAATCGCAAAAATGTGTTTTTGCTAGAGAATGCTCTTATTTTCGATTTGATTTTTTCAACTTTGTTACTGAGAAATTTTTTCGGGAAGATTCTATTTTAAGATTTTGAAAATGGACATTTTAAAAATGTCCTTTTTTGAAAATCTGAAAAACTTTTCTCACAAATTTTTTTCAGTTCTAGACAAACATGAAAATTATTTTTTGAAATTGTGACCATTATCTAGGAAAATCGATATTTCAGTAAAATTCCCAAAAGTGGGAACTTTTTATAAATCGGGAATTTTTTTGGTGATATTTTTCAAAAATGTCCTTTTTTCAAAAATGTCCTTTTTCAAAAATGTCCTTTTTCAAAAATGTCCTTTTTCAAAAATGTCCTTTTTTTACACCGTTGTAAATATTTATTGTTATAAATGCATAGTAAAGTTAAAGTAAATTATATATTTCCCAATTTATGCTATAATATTTATTCATCGGCCTATAGCAATGATAATCACTATATTTTCCAGTAGAAATGTCATTTCTAATATTAACATCATCAATATTAAAACGATCACGGTGTAATCTATTAAACTTTGTTTTTTGTTCATTAAGACGTACAAAACAATTTGTTTTTTTATTCCACTCCATAACTTTATTATATAAAGTAATTTGGTCAATACACCATCCAGTATTATTATGTCCTTCTTTAATAGTATTTTCATTATTTATTTTTTTTATATAATTTATAATATCACTTACTGAATTAATTTTAAAAATATCTTTCCATATTGTAGGTGTTGCTACATTATAACACATCGCAATTTGTTTGTATTCAAAACTAAAATTATCTCGATAATAAATAAAGTTATTATTATCATATTCTATTATATTTTTAGTATAATAGGTATTATTCATAGGCATCATATCCATGTCTGTAATTAAAATACCATTTTTATAATTAAGAATACATGGATATAATAATCTAATAAATTGTGAAGTAAAACTGGTTAATACATTATCAATTGGTTTAAAAAGTATAATATTTTCTTTAAATTCTATAAATTTATCTGGAATAATATTAGAAATTAATATAATTTTTACATCTACATCAGGATATAATTTATTCCATGTTTTTATAAAAATAGGTATAAAGTCTATGTATAACGGATTATCATTAGTACTTGTTAATACACAATCTAATTTCATTATTTATATCATTGATAGAGAATATTTTTTGATAAACTAAAGAATAAGTTGTATGATTATATAATACTAGGACCAATTGGTCCAGATGAAACTTGGGTAAATACGCCAATGATGTAAAAATGTCATTTTCTAAATATATATAAAAATAATATTAATAGTTATAATATGAGTGATTTAAATGGTGAAGATGATGTATATAAACAAATCGAAGTACTTCGTGAAATGAAAGCATCTGGTGTTGTAATGGAAACAAATGAGGATGCTTTGAAAAAAATAGAAAAATTACAAAAATCATTACAGGTTTTTATACCGAATAAATATGGACCTCCACCATATAAAGTAGAATTGTGTATAGAATTTCCGTTATCAATGTTAGAAGATAATAATGAATTTCCATATAGTACACTAACAATTCAGTTAGCTCCTATAGAAAAAGTTCCATATACAGTATTTTATTTTTTAGAATATATGTTACCATCATTTATAGGAGGAAATTTTAAAAGAAACGCGCCACATGTATTACAAGCAAAACTTGAAATGAATAAAAATATAAAACCCTTTGCTTTTCAAGAATATAACAGAGACTATACTCATACAGAATTTACAATAGGTTTTGCAGGAAGACCAAGTAATGCAGAGCACATTTATATTTCAACAAGAGATAATACACGTAATCATGGACCGGGTTCACAAGGGTCAAAAACAGAAGCAGATTGTATATTAGGAAAATTAATAGGTAAGTATGATATTGATGTAGTAAAACGAATGAGAACTCAACCAGGAAATTCTCCAAAAAATGGTTTTGTACATGATTCATCTAATTTTATATTTATAGAGCGTATGCGACTAATTAGTGAATAGAATAAATCTATATTTATAAATTATATTATAAATATAGATAGATTACACGTGCCATTCATTATAATATTTCATTTTATTTACCTTAGTATCATGACCAATTATACCGTTAAAATGAATAATATAACAACTATTTTGAATATTATCAGAATTTTTATAAAAATAACCTCCATTTGGATATTCTTCTCTTGATAAAAATTTAATGTTGATAAATCTAGATCGATAAATGCAAGTATTCCAAAAAGCTTGGTCGTTAGAAAAAAATAAAAAGTTTCTTTTTTTGAAAAAATTATGATCAATTGAAAGTGTTTTTTCAGTTGGTCTCATGGAAAAAAATCCAGTACAGCAATCAACACCGTTATATTGAATTAAACAATCACAATCATTGTTTTCATATTGTTTCAATAAATCATCAACAAAATTTTTTTTTATAACAATATCAATATCAATATAAATATAACTCCTATTTGTTTTTAATATTTGATTACCAATATAATATCGTTGATAAACAATATCTTTAAAATTTTTATCATCAAATTTGTAAAAGTTATCTGCTTTAATAGTATTATCAAAATATTTTACAATATTACATAATCCATTTAGTTTTTCAACAATTTTATTATCTAACGCAAACAGTATAAGATTAATATTATTTTATTAGCACTAATAATTAGATTTTTTACCATATCTGATATACCATTATTTGCTACACAAAAAGTGACATTAGATTCAGCATTATTTAAAAATAAATTAATATTTTCATAGACAATAAACTTATTTTGACTCATTGTAATAAAGTATACATATTATATTTAAACTCTTTAAACTCTTTAAACTTTAAAATTATAAAAAGTTATAATATCATAATCTCTTTTTTATTATTTGAACCAATTGTTTAATTATACTATTATCTTCAATTGGTTTATTCCATTTATTTTAAATAAAAATGATTTATATTTATAATAAATTATAGATTATAAATATAATATGACTAGACAACGTCAAAAACGAAATATAAATACAGAAGAACACAGTAATGTAATTATGTGTTGTTGTATGCCATGTATAGGAGTATTTGTAGCGGGTGAAAATATATGTAAGGGGATATTCCTAGGAATATTATGGATATTATCATGTCCCTGTGTAAAAATAAAATGTATAAATCCGTGTCGAGTAACACCCAATAATGAAGTACATATAGAAGTAATAGACACTAATTGTACAACAAATACAGAATATGATAATGACGATATGATGGAAATAGTACCTTTTTCAGAAGAAACAAAAGATAATAACAATCAACCGAACAACTAATAATTAGACAGAGTTGCCATACGTTATATTTACTTTTTTCTACCAAATGTTAGTTGTTTATTAATTTCATATTTTTTTTGAATTTCATCCTTTTGTATTTTAACATCGGGTGTTACTTTTTCGGTTCCCTTCTGAATATTTTGTTCTATCCTTTTTCGTCTAAAACTACAATATGCTTTAATACTATTATACATAGGAATAGTAGTTCCAGGTACTAAATGTAGATATAGGTTTATTTCATATCTATTATATTTTTCTTCAAGAGGAACCATATCCATATTAGATTTTTTTTTAATAATCCAATTTCCATCCCATTGACTACCAAAAATAGTGTATGGTTTATCATCCATATAAAAAACACTATTTTTTGGTAAAAATGTTCTAATCATAAATGCGATATTATTTTGAATTAAATTTTCTTGTTGTGATTTAGTAAGTTGTTCATCAAAATTTTCATGTACACTAAAAGGTTCAATAGCGTTAATCAAAGATTCAGGTGAGGTGAATGATTTTCTAAGACCATCTAAATCATCATCCCAATTCTGTGAATCGAAATCTAATTCTTTAATAAAATATATTTCGTTGGGCCCTGAATAATTGTTAATGACTTGTTTGATTTTAAATGGTCCAATATTAGCTTTACCTTTAATATTAGTTTTAATCACCATTAAAAGAGTATTGGGATGCAATTTACGAGCCTCATTTAATGTTCTAGAAAGTTCTTTGCCTCCACGTTGTCGGTTTTTTTTAGTATAATATTTCCTTTTTTTAAAAATTTTATTTGATTTAGTTTTACTTCTCATAATAAATATTAATATTATAAAATAAATGTTATAATATTAAGATAAATAGTTAGTTTTTTAAGTTATGAAATTTTTCATATGCGTTTAATGTTTTTTGTTTTCCATTCATTTCCTTTGCTTTTTCTAGAATTTTAATAGAATTATTAATTTCATCATCTGTTAAAATACCATCGTTGTTAGCATCAAGCACTTTATAAAAATCTTTAAATTTATCGGGTAGAATACAGAATTTAGATTCTTCGTTAAGTACAAAATCTGCTAAAATAACAAAAATTGCAGTAATAGTTAGTGCCATATAAATATCTCTAGTACCCATCCATGCAATAGAAAAAATAAGTAATTGTCTACTAAGAATAAGTTTTAAATACGCTTCTTGTGATTTACTAAATCTTAATGTAATGAATTTTGATCCGATATTAAGTAATATCATAATAATACCAGCAAAAAATTTACTATCGTTTAGACTTAATATTCGTTCATGAAAATGATCAAAATAACCTTTCTTCATATATATTTAATATATAAAAAATAGAAAGAATTTATCTAGTATTTTCAGTTACTAAAATATTTTGAAAAGTATATAATATTTATTATAAATATATAATATTATATAATGTATGATTCAACATATTTAACGATGCTTTATTTTAAAGATAAAAACAAAAGAAAATCAAATAAAAAAATAAAAGAAGAAAAAATAATAATGTACAATAATCCCTTAAATAATAAAAAATACATTAAAAATAAGATATGTTCGAAACAAGAATCAGAAAAAGAATATAACGAGAATTCATTAACAGAATCAGAAGCAGAAACTGTGATTACGTGTGCAACACATGGTAATCCTAGATATCACCTATAACTTTAAAGGTTTCTAACGCAGGATTAGTAGGAGAAGGTTCAGAATTATCCTTAATAGTAAATGTAGGTAGAGTTTTGGATTCAACAGGTCTCATTTGTTTAGATAAGTCAGCTTTATCAAGTGAAGATGGTGTATTACTACCAGCAATATCATATTTAATAATATTTCCAATTTTTTTGTCTGATAAATTAGAAATTTGTTCTAGTACATTTTTTTCAATATTTTGCATACCTTCATATGTTAAATTGTTAATATATATTAACAAGATAGCAGCTGCACATCCAGCAACAATATTATAATCTGTGAAAAGAACAATAATAAATATTAAGAATAATTTTCCTAAAACAAAATTATTTAGAGATATCAATAATTCTGGAGTTAAAAGTGCGATTGAAAATACAATAAAGGCTAATATCGCTAAAAGTTTATTTTTCATCCTATATAAATTAATAAATATTTTAAGATGAATAAAGATAATTATTTTAATACTTTTTCTAAAGGAAATATATTAGGAATGTCTTTAGCTATGTATGCTGCCCCATTTGAAAATATGCAAGATAAAGAAGAAAATACAATAGAAAAGAAAAAGATAAAGCAACATAGAACAAATAAGAAGAAGGAAAGAGGTACGGAAACTAAAAAAAAAATAGATGAATCGATGATGTCACAAATAGGAAAAATACATGCAAATATTGAATCTAGTACAGATAATGATTTAACTGATTTTAATCCAATTGGTAGACCAGAGTCACAGGGTGTAAATAGAACAATAGAAAGAGATGTATACGAAGAAGACAAAGAAGATGATGAAGTTGATGAATTCGAATCTTTAGACAGTTCTTATGCTCAACAATATTATTCTAAATTTTTACCAGGAACAATAGAAAGTATGGAGAGTGGTAATTTAACGAGTGCTAATGTACCTTTAAATGAGAACTTGATTGAAAAGATAAATTATATGATACATTTGTTAGAAGAAAGTCAAGAACAAAAATCAGAACATGTAGTAGAAGAGCTGTTATTATATTTAGGACTAGGTGTATTTGTCATATACGTATTAGATTCATTTGTTAAAATTGGTAAATATCAAAAATAATTTACATGACAAATGGTGTAAATAATTAAAAGATTAAATTAATATATAGCAAAAAAGTTGTGAGGTGAAATAGGAGTATAAGCGAAATTGTAAAAATAAAAAGCAGAAGGAGAAACAAAAACCGGTTTTTTAGACAGAATAATTTTTTGAATGATTAAGTAATTATGAGAGATATTTTCAATAGATAAATATTTAAAATTTTGTGATTTAAATAGATGCATAATAGCAGAATGAAAGCCAGAGACAAATATAGTTTTATATTTAGTAGGATTAATGCATACAGAAGAGAAACAATCAATAATATTAAATTTTTTGTAATTAGTACATGTATCTTTAAAGCAGTAAAAGCCAACAATCTTATTATCTAAAGTACAGCAATAAATAAAATAGTTTTTAGTTTTTAAAAGTTCAATAATATTACTGTATTCAGGTATAATGTATAGATTAAATATGTCTTTTAAGTATACTTTGATAAGGTCATACAGTAAAGATAAATTAGTAGTGTTAATTTCAAATACATTAAAACCAGTAGAAATGAACTGTGGCTTTTTCCATTTCAATATGTCAAAAATATAATTGTAATAAATGGTAATGGGTACAATACCAGTTAAATCAGCTTCACGTTTAAATAACCAAACAGAAATATTTTTATTATGATGTCTAGTATTATAAACATGTGTTTGAATAAGTTGTGGAGCAATACCATCTTTCCTGTGTTTTTTATTAACACATAACCAATCAACATAATTAACATTAATATAATTACCGTCAATAAAAACATGTAAAGGTCTAGATGATATAAAGCCAACACGAGACTTGTCTTCAATAATATTATTATTATCAGTTAGAAATGTTTTTTTTTCATAAAATGAAAAGTATGAATTATCAAAATTTCCAACATAATATGGTTTAAATTTGTCGATGGTAGGTGAAAAAACAGATTTTTTACTATTCAAATAATTATTTTGAAGTATTTTTAAAGCATCAGAATAATCATTATCTTTAATATTACTAAAAGTAACAATATCAATAGTATTAGTAAATTTATTTTTCTCGGGTAGATGGTGTTCAATAATACCAGGTGGAAATATCCAATAATATAGATTATAAACATGAAAAACAGGTTGATATGCCCAAAATTTATAAGTAATTTTAATATAGGCATATGTGATAAGATAGATAAAAATTACAAAAAATAATGAAATTACAATATATGTCATTATTTTTATATGATATCATTTTTTCTGTAGAAAAACTAAATATTGATATTCATAGCCACACCCAGCCATATTTGATTTATTAATTAATGTAAAACCTACATCTTTAGCGGTGCTAAGAATTTCTTTTTGTGGTGTCATATGTAAATGGTGTTTATGTTTTCTAATGTTGCCATCTTTATATTTAAATACTTCTTCAAAGTACGCGTCTTCGGTACTATGATCAATATTAAATTGTGATTTATAATCAAAATTGTTAAATTTCACAAAGGATTGTGTGATTCTTTCCTTAGCATATTTTTGAGGACTAATTAATACAAGTGGGTTAGCAGGTGGAATAATAGGGTCAAATTTATGTTTATTAACTAAATGTAAAACGAGATATCCTTTAGGTTTTAACCAATTATAACAGTTATTAAAAAATGTTCTTTTATCTTTTATATAATAAATAGTAAAATAGTAACATGTAATATGAGTAAATGTGTGGTCATTAAATAAGACACCGTCTAATGCGTCGCCGACATAATATTTATTCTGTGGATATTTTTTTTGAGCATAACTAACCATAGCGGGTGATTTATCAATACCGATAACTTTAATATCATTTTCTCTAAATGCTTCAACATGAAAACCAGTACCTGAACCAACATCTAAAACAGATGATTTTTTGTTGGGGTTAGTAGCATAGAAAGTAGTCTCAATTTCAAATGAATTTTTATCTAAAGAAGAAAGAATTTGATCATAAATATCTGCGTAAAAAAAATCAAAAATTTCATTAATTTTGTTATACATAACAAATTTTTTGTCTTGTGAAAATGATTCAATATTAGTATAAGTTAAATGATCGTACAATTTTAGAATAACGATAGTTGAAATGATAAATATAAGTATTCTCAATAATAAAGATAATTTATTAAATTTTGAATATAAGTTCATTTGTCTTATATGTATTAATGTGATTTTTTTTATATAAATTTAGTTTAATGTCGGAATTAGAAATAAATGATGTTAGAACAGAAAAAGAATTTAAATCAATAAGTTTTTCGGGGTTTAAAAAAAGTGATGTAACGAAGGAATTGCTAAATAGTTTATTAAATAATAAAGTGGAACCAGCTTGTTATTGGAGTGCTGAATTAGTATGTTCTGGTCATTATATAGACTTGTGGAATGTATTAATAAATTTTTTGGGAAAATATATTCATTTAGCAAATCCTAAATTAGCAATATATTTGGATAAAAGAATACAGGATTTCAGAAATTTAATGACAAATGGTTATGCAGGACAAGAATTACGTTTAAGAAATAATGAAAAAATGAGAGAATTATTTGCGGAGGTATCGGCGGTATTATGTTTATCAAACAGAAAACCATGTTTAGAGAAAATACCAAAGTTAAAACATGAAGAATTTGAGATAACATCTATGACAGAGAGATTTAGAGCACCTAACGCAAGTTATGCGGAACATATTTTTAGGCGCGAAGATCCTCGTGAATTATTCCCTGCTATAAATGAGTTGTCTTATAATATTCATGCAAAAGATATAATGAGATGTTATTATTGGATAGAATGGATTTTAGAATACGAAAAAATATGTAAAACAAAAAAAGTGAAATGTAAAGTAGATAGACGTGAAAATATACCGGTAAATGAAAAAGATCAAATGGATGTAGTATGGTTAATATGGGATTTAATATTACATTATGTGAGAAATAATAATGAATTGTATAAAACATTAATAAATAGTTTGTTAAGTATATTTTGTTTAAGATATACAAACGGTGTAATATCAAAAAGAAAATTTATAATATTTTATGCATTAAGTGTTTTGACAGAAATAGTAAATTTTAAAGTAAATGCATTAACAGACAAAAAAGTAATAACAAATGTAAAAGGAAAAATAAATTTAATTTATAAAGAAATAAAAAAGAACGAAATTGCCCCAGCAACTGATTATTTATTTAACAATAATGTTGCAAAGAGTAATATAGATAAAACAATAGAAAAACTAGACATAATGAAAAATTTTTAATGTGTGATTTAGGTAAAAATAAAAATACGATTAAAATAATTAATATAATTAATATGTATATAATATATTATGAGCAGCAGTTTACCACAAGAATTATCGATATCATCCTCAAGTTCTGGGTTAGCATCGTCAGGTGAAGGATTTTTTGATACAAATAGAACATGGAAAATAGTAGGTATTATTGTATTAATAGCATTGTTGGGATTTAACATATTATTATATTTAGGAAATGCGGTAGAAGAGGCAGGATCGGTATTTAAACCATTATTACAGAAATTTGTAAGTATATTTGGTTTTACAATAACAGAAACAACTAAACAAGTAGTAGATATATCGGCAGAGGGAACAAAAGCTGGTGTAGACATAGCAGCTGGAACATTAAAAAGTGCTATAAATGTTGTTGAAGATATAGGTGAAGGAACAGGAGTAACGTTTGATTCAGATGACGTACCACCAATACAGAAAAAAAATAGTAAGAAAACAGATGTACAGGGTGCATCTATGGATAGACCTAAAAAGAATAAAGCTCAAAATTTTTGTTATGTAGGTAAAGATAGAGGAAATAGAACATGTATTCCAATATCAGATATCAGCGAATGCCAATCAGGTGATATTTTCCCAAGTGAAGACGTATGTGTTAATCCAAACTTAAGACACCATACAGGAACAACACCCGAGAGAATTGTTGGAGTACCAGAAGTTCATCCATCTCCACCTAGTTATCCATAATTATATTTTATTTATATGTAATTTTTTTATATATAAATTTTTTTAGACCTTTGCATATTTTATTGAATATAAAAAAAAAATGATTAAGTTATTAGTAATATATTATTACATAACTAATAAAAACTTTATTAAAATGATCAACGGATATATCTATGTTAGAAATCATTCATCATATGATGTTGAAAATGTATGTAAAATGGGTAAAGCAAGTAATATTCCTGAAAGAGATACACAATATGCTACTGGTGAGATTAAGAGAGGATATTTTGAAGCGGTATTTGAAGTTCCTATAAAAAAAATGGGAAATATCGAACACTTATTGCAAAATGAGTTTCGTACATTAAATGTTAAATATGATGCTGGTACTGAATTTTACAATAAACAAATTATTAATCTTATAGAACCTTATTTATTTAAACTAGGAGTAAAATATAAAAAATTATCCAACGAAGAAATTAGTAATTTGACAAGATGTAACAGAGTAAGAAATAGTATGAAAAAAATAAATATTAAATCATTTATAAATACAGTAAAATTCATGAGAACAGTTCCTTACATACCAAGAAACGACCAAAATATTATAATTGAAAAGTCGTTTATACATTTTCAACAAAATGATAAAGGTATACTTATATTAACGTGTGGTGTAGGAAAAACACTAATTTCATTATGGATTACACAAAAACTAAATTCAAAAAAGATTCTTATTGGTGTTCCTAATAAATTATTATTGAAACAATGGGAAGAAATTATTATTGCGTTATATCAAAAACAGCCGTTACTTATAGAAGGAGGAGTTGATTCTGACACAATAAAATCGTATTTAAGTAGTAATCAAGATAATTGTATCGTAATAACTACATATGCATCTTCCCATAAACTACTAACGGTCACTAAAGAACTTGATTATAAGTTTGATATGAAAATAAATGATGAGGCACATCATCTTACTAGTAACAATATTAATGAAGAAGAAAAGAAAACTTATATAAATATGTTGAAAATAGATTCAAAAAAGCAATTGTCACTAACAGCAACTCTTAAAATATTGGAAAATAAAGAAAATCAAAGAGATGAAGATATAGTTGTTTCAAATGATAATAATTACTATTTTGGAGACATAATTGATAGAAAAGGATTATTATGGGGGATTAATGAAAATATTATTTGTGATTATGTTATTCAAACCATTATAACAGATGAAGAACAACTTGAAGAACAATTATCAAGATTTTATATTACAGAAGAAAATGATAAGAGTTTGTTTTTGAGTGCGTTTGCATCTTTGAAAAGCATAAATGACGGATATTCACATCATTTATTGATATATTCAAATAACAAGGATAATTCGTTTAAATTAACTCAATATATAAAAATGCTATTAGACGAGAAATATTTTGATATATCTGATTTATATTATTCCGATTACCATAGTGAAATGAAATCAAAAGACCAAAAAGAAATAATAAATAAATTTGAAAACGCGAAGTTTGGAATAATAACTTGTGTCTATTGTTTGGGTGAAGGATGGGATTTTCCGTTATTGGATGGTGTTGTATTTGCCGAAAATATGACATCAAATATCCGTATAGTTCAATCTGCATTAAGAGCAAGTAGAAAAAACAAAAAGGATACAAATAAAAAAACTAAAATCATTTTACCAATTTTAAATAGGGATGACTGGTTAGAAAATAATGAAAATACTGATTTGAAAAAGGTAAGAGAAGTAATTTATCAAATGGGATTAGAAGATGAAACAATTAGTCAAAAAATAAAAGTGTTTAGAATTGATATCGGAAAGCAAAAACCTAAACCAAAAGAAGAAAAAGAAAAAAGAGTTGTTGATGAATTTGGTGAATACGACGACGAACTTACAAAACGTGTAATATTGAAAACAATAAAAAGAATTACACTTGGTACAACATATGAAAAAGCAGTAAAAATAATTGCTGATAAGAATATAAAAAGTAAGGAAAGTTATTATGACTTATGTGATAAAGATAATAGATTACCTAAAGACCCTAAAATTGTATTCAAAGGAAAATTTACAAACTGGATAAAATATTTAAGTATTGAACAAGTATATTATGATTTTGAAATGTGTAAAAATAAAGTTGGTGAGTATTTATCGTTGAATCCTGAATTAAAAAAACATTCTTTGGAGTTATCGATTGTAAGTAATGAATTATGCAAAATGGATGATTTATTTCCACCGAATGGATTATGGGTCGAATACTATAATGTAAATGATTTACAAGATATAATTACTATCACGAATAAGAAAAATAAAATTAATGTTGTTTTGTAAAATTTTAGGAACAGTTAAGTAAAATTTACTTTTTTATTTAATATAACAAAAAATTGATTTATTTAAATTTAAAGATAAAATATCATATACTATTATATGGCCATGTCAAAACAATATTCCTGTGATTTGTGTAAAAAGGTGTTTAATCAAAAAATTGACTTCACAAGACACCAAAATAAGAAAGCACCTTGTATAACATTAACTGAAATGCAACAAATTAGTCAAACAAAAAAAGTTAAAATGGATAATAAAACCACACTCATCTGTGTATTCAAAAATTGTTTGAATATATTGAGAGATAATGAAGGTTTAACCGGTGAAAAAGCATTAAGAACTCTGTCTTATTTCTTAATATTAAAATTACTTGAACCTCATTTTGGAGGTGAAATAAATATTGATAATTATGATTATGATTTTGAATCTTATTTTGCAGATAATGTTATAGAACAAAATAAACAACGATTATTATATATAGTTAGATTTACAAATTTATCAAATGAAAATGAAGACGATTTACCCAATTTAATGAATCATGCTTGGAATATCATATTATCAGAACATCCTACTACCAAAAATATATTCTTGAAAGGAGGCGGGTTTGATATTCAACACAAATCAACCTATAAAAAATTAATAGATAAACTTAATTCAATTGATTTGTCTAATAACGAATATGATGTTTTGGGTAATGCATATGAGGAAGTTATTCAAGATATTATGACAGGTAAAGTGTTGGGACAATTCTTTACTCAACCATTAGTTAAGAAAATGATGGTAAAATTAATCAATCCGCAAATATATCCTGACGGAAAAATAGATACTTGTGGAGACCCTACTATGGGAACTGGTGGTTTCTTGATTACCTATTTACAATATATTTTACAACAAGCAACCTCTAAAAATATTCAACCTGATTGGGATTTTATCAAAACCGAAGGATTATATGGTAAAGAATTAGAACCTGATACATATCAACTGGCGGTTTCAAATATGTTAATCTCATCAGGTCATATGTTTGAAAAACTGGATAGAGGCGATAGTATTCGTGTTCCTATAACAAGAAAGTTTGATAATATTCTTGCGAACCCACCATTTGGAATTAAGGGATTAAAATATGATGATTTTCAAAGTCCATTAAAAAGTGAATATGTTCCAATCAAAACAGATAATGCTGTTTCCTTGTTTATTCAAGCAATTATTTATATGTTAAATATTAATGGTAAATGTGCGGTTGTATTACCTGACGGACAAGATTTATTTTCAAAAACAAATACCACATTAGTTGCGATTAGAGAATATCTTATGAAAACTTGTGATTTAAAAGAAATTATATATCTACCATCAGGTATATTTACATACACATCCATTAAAACTTGTGTGTTTTACTTTGTTAAAAAGAGAGAAGGAGCTGATGTTTTGGAAACCAAAATTAAAGTATCCAAAACTCAAAAAGAAACTGGTAGAAATTACAAGTTTTCAAAAACACACCAAACAAATAAAGTCAATTTTTATGATTTCAATCCTTATGAAGATGTTAAAAATTTATTGGTTGAAGTTCCTATTGAGAAAATTGCATATAATTCATATTCACTTAATTATGCTGAATATATGAAAGATGAAACAGAAGAAGAAGAACAATATGAAGAAGGGGTTGTTGTAAAAACACTTGGAGAAGTTTGTATTTTTGATATTGGAGGAACACCTTCAAGAAGTAAAAAAGATGAATATTATGATAACGGAAATAATCTATGGGTTTCAGTAAGAGAATTGAATGGAGGTTATATTTATGACACAAAAGAAAAAATAACTGATTTAGGAGTTAAAAATAGTAGTGTAAAATTATTTGCAAAAGATACAATTTTGTTCTCATTTAAATTAAGTATTGGTAAAACTGCTATTGTTGGTAATCCATTATATACAAATGAAGCAATTGCTGGAATAATAAGTAAAAATAATGATATATTAAATAATAAATATTTATACTATTATTTAACTATTAATGACTTTTCAAAAATTGGTTCAGGATTGATTGGTAATGGTTCATTAAACAAGAAATCATTAACACAACTAAAAATCCCAATTCCTTCGCTTGAACTCCAGCAAGAAATAGTAAAATATTTAGATTTCGTATACGAAAAGGCAATCAAAACAAGTAATGAAAAGATTGAAGAGTTAAACCTACAAAATGAATATTGTTTGAATAATCAAAAAAAATTTGGCGAGAACATGGTAAAAAAATTAGGTGAAATATGTGATATTCAAAATGGTAAACGAATTGTTAAAGGAAATGTTGAAACAGGGGAATATCCTGTTTTGGGTGGAGGTGGTTTTACGTCGTTTTACACAAATGAATATTCAAGAGAAGGTAAAACTTGTAAAATAAGCAGGGAAGGTATGTCCTTACACAATTGTGTAATGTTATTGAATGAAAAATATTATTTAAATAGTCAAGCATTTACCATAACATCTAAAAATGAACTTATTATAATTAATGAATATTTATGGTATTATTTGGATAATAGTAAGGAACAAGTATTTAAATGTGGAAGAGGACCTGCACAAAAAGCGATTGATATTGATGAGTTTAAATCAATAAAAATCCCAATCCCGTCACTTAAACACCAAAAAGATATTGTTGAGTATTGTGAATATAATTATACACTTATTAAACAAATAGAAAAAGAGATTGAAAATAATAAAAAACAAGCACAACAATTTATTACATGTATTCTAAAGGAACAAGTGAAATGAGATATAGAATAACAAGTTCTGTAAATTATGAAACAAACTAAACAACATAAATAGTTGTTCAATCTAATACAATTGATAGTGTAAATGTTAATAATAATTATATTTTTTATTATTAACATTTTTATGAAGGAGGAATTTGTTTATAATTGTAATTGGTTAATGGAGCATTATCATTTATACATATTAATCCGGGTTTACCAGGTATATTTGAATTGTATGTTGGAAAACATGTTTGACTTGTAACATTATTACATATTAATGAACCACCACTAGATACAGGTAAATTTCGTGAATTCGGGTTGGTATTATACATATTTTGAAATGCGAATGTTGTTTTTCTGCCAAGAGCAACACCTCTCGATAATAGTGCAAATCTTTGATTTTTTGAAATAGAAAACGCATTTTTATGATATTTTAATATTTCAACTTTACGTCGTTCATCAAATTGTTGTTGAGTAAAAGTTGAATAATCTTGACAATTTAATGAAATACGTCCGTATTTGTTTGGGTCATAATTATTTCCTGCTCTATAATAATCACAATAATTTTCAATTCTAACACCTCTGAAATAAATAGGTTCTGGTTGAGGTTCAGGTTCGGGTTCAGCTTCGGGTTCAGGCTCAGGCTCAGGTTGTGGAGGTGCTTCAGGTTCTGGTTGAGGTTCGGGTTCGGGTTCGGGTTCAGGTTGTGGTTCAGGCTCAGGCTCAGGTTCTGGCTCGGGTTCAGGTTCGGGTTCAGGGGCTGGTTCGTTTACATCTTTGGCTGTATATCCATTAAATGTATCAGCACGTAAATAATTAACATCATATCCAACATCGTGTAACAAACCAATAGTAATTCTACTAATAGGTAATATTGTATCATATGGAATTTCTTCACCATTTGAACTAATCTCATCGCCTAATCCAGTAAAGGTATCGACTCCTGGAATGGTAATATTTTCTTCAATAAATCGGCCGGTTGTCATATCGACCGGAATAGCAGAAAATTCATTTGGTAAAAAAGGGTAAGGAACTCCAAAATATTTGTTATATTCCTTAACAGCGTATTTGAAATTATTATCTCCAACATAATATCTATAAATACCTTCATTAACAAAGTTTGAAGTATTGTTTAAAACATCTGAAAAAAATAAAGGTCTAAACGTAAGAGTATTTAAAATTTCACGGGTAAGAATATAATAATAATTGTTAAATTCAGCAAGTTTATTACAATTCAATTTAATTTCAGCAACAGATGTAATAAAAAGACCATTATTTTGATATATGTTAGTTAATTCTGATGTAGCAACAAGTTGTTCTTCTTCATCTGTAAAGTTTATAAATATAACAGTATAATCAATTAAAGTATTAGTAGGTAATTTGTTATTATTATTAATTAAACTACCTACTCTATTAAACGAATCATAAAATATTTCTTCATCTTTTGGTCCCAACGTATATGTATCCATATCAAAATTAATGATAGTCCACCTAGCAATACTATTTTGTCCTGAAAATGTATTTGACTCAGGTTCAGGTTCAGGTTCAGGTTCAGGTTCAGGTTCAGGTTCAGGTTCAGGTTCAGGTTCGGGTTCAGGTTCGGGTTCAGGTTCGGGTTCAGGTTCGGGTTCAGGTTCGGGTTCAGGTTCGGGTTCGGGTTCAGGTTCAGGTTCGGGTTCAGGTTCGGGTTCTCTATTTTGATAAAATGGATCATAGAAATCAGCATTCGTATAATCAACTGTATAACCTATATCATCTAAAAAGCCAATTGTAATTCGACTGATAGGTAATGTATAATTTAACATATTAGACCATTTTTTTTGATCAATCCATCCTGTCATTATTTCTTGGTCTAAACCTGGATATATAACACCATTAACACTTCTAGTATTACTAGAAACACCATCTTCTCTACCTTCTTCTGCGTGAACATTTGCTGTACCAGGTCCCCCATCATCTTCCACAGGTATGAATTTTAAATTCTCACCAAAATATGCTTTATATTCTCTAAGAGCATTATTATATGCGGTATCTTTATTAGTAGGAGTCCAATTAAAAGCATAAAAGTATGAATCTGAAAAAACTTGGTAAGCAAGTATTTGTTGATTTAATGCCGCCCATAATCCACCAATACCTAATGCATGGCCAATTTCATGTAATACAGTATAATAAAATGCATTATTTCCGTCTTCATAAATTTGTGTCTTTAAATAATCAACTATAGAAGTATTTAATCTAATTATAGATGTGGTAGGTATTAAGTGTCCGAGTTTAAATTCAAATTGTCTATTGTTAACTTCAGTAAAATTGACTTGAATATTACGAATAGTATCAAAAACTGAATATATTTCTGTACCTCCTAACGTATTAATATCCATAACTTCGAAGTAAAACCAAATCTGAACAGTTAAATTTAATGGAACACCTTTAATAATAGTCTGCCATTTATCGATCGCTTTTCGAATATCAATATAATCGCTAGAATTAATATCGTTTACGTTATTAATAATAATTCTATCGATTTCAGTAGCCTCAGGTTCAGGTTGAGGTTCTGGTTCAGGTTGTGGTTCAGGTTCTGGTTCAGGTTCTGGTTCAGGTTCTGGTTCAGGTGCAGCTTCTGGTTCAGGTTGTGGTTCAGGCTGTGGTTCAGGTTCAGGTTGAGGTTCAGGTTGAGGTTCTGGCTCAGGCTCAGGTTCAGGCTCAGGTTCAGGCTCAGGTTCAGGTTCAGGTTGAGGTTCAGGTTCAGGTTCAGGTTCAGGTTCTCCTTCAGGTTCAGGTTCTCCTTCAGGTTCAGGTTCAGGTTCAGGTGAACCAACAATAAGTTTATTTATGTCAAAAGGATTTATAAAATTATCAGGGTTATTATCTGTATCGTCACTATTGTTAATATTCATATTATATAAGTATAAATTAAATAATATAAATTTAAATCTATTATGCTGAATTAGCGTCACCTGAAAAATAATAACTTAATGGTGTATATTTAGGTACAGTAGCTTTATTAATAGAAGCTGTACTTGCGACAGAAGTATTTGCTCCAGCACCATTAATATCGTTAATTTCTTTAGTACCGATAGCATAATTATAATACCATAAATTAGAAATATTACCGTTAAATCCACCATTCATCGCAACATAAACATCACCATAATTTTGTTTAGGTACACCATTAAGAATAAATCTTTTTGCGATAGAACCGTTAATATAAACGTCTAAATGATGATTTCGACATGTAATAATAACATTAACCCATTTTCGATTAGGTATATTATTTACCTCAATTTCTTCTGTAAGTTGATTAAATGTATTCATTTTAACAACTAAAACATGTTGTAAATTAGTAGTGTCTTTAGGTTTTATATACAAACCGGGTGCATTACTTGGGAAATTCATTCCATCAGTATTTAGACTATCGTCACCTTTATGGAAAATATGTTTATATTGTGTAATGTCATATGTATCGGTTTCATCAATATATAACCATACAGACCAAGTAAATTCGATACCACCATCTTCATTTTTTGAGCGCATTATAGTAGTACCATGTTCGCTGGGGTCTTGTTTAATAATCATCATTTGATTAGCATCAATCATACCGTCAATTAAATGAGGAGTTGGGGATGGTCTATAAAAACTATAAATAATTTGTATACTAAAATTTAAAATTAGAATAAATGCAAAAAGAATTAATACTAAAAATGCTACATTTGAAATCATAGAATTAGAACTTAAAAAACCATTAGTTGCACCTTGTAAACTGAAATTAGTATTAGCATAATTATCACTCATGTATATATAAATAATTATAAAATAAATTATATATAAATTAATTAAATAGTAACACTTCCTTCCTCTACATTATTTTGTAATAATGTAAATCTAACATTATATTTACTAAAGTATTGACCTATTCCATAATCACCACTATAGCCTCCTCTGTAAATATTCCATGCAGTTTCAGGGTCAATAGGTGTAGTATAATATTTAAATGAAGCTGTAAATCCTGAGAATTGTTGTGTTGCTGGTGAAGGTGTAATAACAACATTAGATTTAGCATCTACATAAGGTACACCAGGTATTAAACAGCTCTTTGCCAATTTACCATTTAAGTAAATATCAACAGATTTTTGTTCGATACTAATAACAAGAGAATTCCATGATTGAATGGGTATATTATATACAGTACATGTATGTGTTAATTTACCTGAGGTTGTTGTATCATAATAACTAATATCGATATCCATTTTATTTTCATATGTTCCTAAAGTAACTTTTAATCCATCGCCACTACCGTCTTGTCGTGTCATTAAAACTTTAGTGCTTCCATAGTTTTCATTCCAATCTTTAATATAAAACCATAAGCTATAAGCGCTATTAACCGAACTATTTTGTTCTAAGTCAGATGAGTTAATTGTAGTTTCAACAGATGCTTCTTCTAAACCTGAAGTTCCTGAAGTGTTAAATACATATTTAACAAGAATAAATAATAAAACAAG